CGCGACCGCCACCCTCGGCACCGGCGCCGGCGAGTGGTTCATGCAGCTGGCGACCTTCAAGGGGATCAACGCCCCGCCGCCCGCCGCTGTGACTGCCCAGGTGTCCCGGACCTGGCTGGAGCGGTACCGCCCGAAGCTGAAGATGCAGGTACCGCTGGCCCCGCCGCCCAGCACCGTCCTGGCGTCTGACACCGATGCCAGCGGCCCGGAGGCTGATGCGGGCGAACTGGTCACCGCTTCCCTGAGCAGCTCCGACATCGGGCACGGCACCGACGCCGGGGAGACCTTGGCGGCCACGCTCAGCAGCTCCGACTCCAGTGGCCCGGAGACCGACGCAGGCGAGACGGTCAGGCTCAGCAGCTCCGACTCCAGCGGTCCGGAAACGGACGCGGGCGAGACGGTCTCTCTGAGCAGTTCCGACACCGGCCACGGCACCGACGCGGGCGAGACGGTCACGCTCAGCAGTTCCGATACGGGTCACGGCACCGACGCCGGGGAACTGGTCGCCGCCACGCTGAGCAGCTCCGAGACCGGCCACGGCACGGACGCGGGCGAGCTGGTCGGGGTTATCCCGGTCACCGCCGACTCCAGCGGCCCGGAGGCTGACGCAGGCGAGACGGTGACCGCCTCGTTCAGCAGCTCGGATACAGGGCACGGCACTGATGCGGGCGAGCTGGTCGCGGCCACGCTCAGCGACACCGACAGCGGCCACGGCACCGACACCGGGGAAACTCTCGCGGCCACGCTCAGTGACACCGACAGCGGCCACGGCACCGACACCGGGGAAACCGTCCAGCACTTCGACTTCGTCCTCGGCACCGCCCTGGTCTCCCGCACCTGGGCGGAGCGGTACCGCCCGAAGCTGAAGCTGCAGACGCCGGTCTTCTACCCCCCGCCCTTCCCGGTCGTCACCGACACCGACAGCGGCCACGGCACCGACGCCGGGGAACTGGTCACCGCTACCCTCAGCGGTTCCGACGCCGGGCACGGCACGGATGCGGGCGAACTGGTCACCGCTACGCTCGCGTCGCAGGACACCTCCGGCTCGGACGACGAGGGCACCGTCGTCGGCCTCGGGTCCACCGACGCCGGGCAAGGAACAGACGCGGGCGAGACGGTCGCGGCCACTCTGAGCAGTTCCGACACCGGCCACGGGACGGACGCCGGGGAGACTGTCTCCGCCGCGCTCAGCGACACCGACTCCGGGCACGGCACCGAGAACGTCACCTCGGCGTTCAGTGCCGACGCAGGCACTGGCACCGACGCGGGCGAGCTGGTCGCCGCTTCCTTGTCCGACAGCGATACCGGGCACGGCACCGAGAACGTCACCTCGGCGTTCAGCGCCGACGCAGGCACTGGCACCGACGCGGGCGAGTTTGTCGCGGCCACCCTGTCGGATACCGACTCGGGTCACGGCACCGAGAACGTCACCTCGGCGTTCAGTGCCGACGCGGGCCACGGCACCGATGCCGGGGAGATCCTGGTCGTCGCGCTGAGCGACAGCGACTCCCTCGCCGGGACCGACGCCGGGGAGTCGGAGCAGCACTACGACTTCGTCCTCGGCACCGCCCTGGTGTCGCCCGCCTGGCTGACCCGCTGGGGGCGCCAGCGGTACCCCCGCCAGGTGCAGGGCCTCTTCTACCCGGTCCCGGCCGTGCTGGTGTCCGACACCGAGCACGGCCTCGGCGAGGACAGCGAGATAGACAACCCGGGCGCGCTCGACTCCGAGACCGTGTCCGGGTCCGACGGGGGCGAGCAGGTCGCCGCCCACCTGGCGTCCAAGGCGTTCACCTCCGACACGGGCACCGGCACCGACGCGGGCGAGGGGCTGACCGGCACCTGGGTCATCCGCGACCGGGATGCGGGCACCGGCACCGACGCGGGCTACCTGTCGTCCGCCCAGTTCACCTCCGCCGACTCGGTGCACGGGTTCGACCAGGAGAGCAGCCAGTTCGGCCCCAACGCGAACGTCAGCGACACCGACGCCGTGTCCGGGTCCGAGAGCTTCAGTCTCGACGTGTACACCTTCCAGCCGCCGTTCCGCTGGACCGGCGGCGGGTACGCGCTGCGCCCCGGCATCATCGAGGTCGTGCCGGACCCGCCCGCGCCGCCCGCTCTGCCGCAGCGCCCGCAGTACCTCGATGTCAGCACCGCGGCAGGCCCCGCCCTGGCCGTCAGCATGGAGATCGAGGCGGCGTTAGCTGGACGTAAGATCGCGGGCGATGCTACCGTACTGTGAGCCTCAGTCGTCGTGGTGGGAGACAGGCTTTTGACAGCGCAGGCCGCTAAAAGCGTGCGCGGCAGGCATGCTGCCGTGCCCGCTGCGCGACCCCCCGGGCCGGTCACCGGGGCGCTGCGGGTCATCTCCGCCGAGCCGCGCCACCTGCTGGCCCGGGTCGCCCTGCGCACCTGGCCCGTGCTGCCCGTCCTCGCCCTGGTCCGCGCCGCCTGGCACGGGCAGGTCCTGGCCTACGCCGACACCGTGCTCGGCTACGACGCCGTCCTCGCCCTCGCCGCCTGTCTCGCGGTCACCCCCGTGATCACCGTCGCCCGGCTGCCCGTCGCGAAGCTGCGCTGGTGGTACGGCAACTGGGTGTTCGGCTGCGGCGCCCTCGGCCTGGCGCTGCACCTGACCGCGCCGCCGCCGGGGATGGCCGACCGGGCCGCCGGGACCGCCGTGGACTGGACCGGCACCCTGCTCGTCGTGCTGCTGCTGCCCATGGCGGCCACCTCCAGCACCGTCGCCCAGCGGCTGCTCGGCCCGGAGTGGAAGCGCTGGCAGCGCTGGGGCGTGTGGGCCGTCTGGGCCTGCGTCGCGGTGCATCTGGCCGCGCTGCACGCCTGGCTGGACGCCGGGGCCTACCTCGCGCTCACCCTGCCCGCCGCCGCCGTGCGCCGCCCCCGCCTGCGCAAGGGGATCAAGGAGTGGCGGGCGGCCGGGTACTCCACCGGCGGCTGGTGGGCCGTGCTGGCCGCCCTGGGCATGCTGGCCCTGGCCGGCCTCGCGGTGCTGGCGGGCGAGGAGGTGCGCGCTGCCGTCCGAGCGGCCCTCCTCGCGTAAGGCGATGTCCCGGCGCGGCGCCCAGCTCGCGGCTGCCACCGTGCTGGGGGTCGCCGTCGCCCTCGCCGTCCTGGCGATGCTGCTGCTCGGGCTCTACGAGGTCCACCGCCAGGGAGGAGCGTGGCTCGGCTACTAGATACCCGCAGGACCTTCACCGTTCCGAAGCAGGAAGAAGCAGGTTACCTTTCATGGCAAAGCACTCCCGTCCGCGTCCCCCCAGGGGGCAGCACGTCTCCTGGGTCAAGATAGGCGCACTCGCCGGGGGCGGGGCCCTCGTCCTCGCCGCCGCGGCCCTCCCCGGCCAGCTGCACCGCCCGGCCGCCTCCCCGGCCCCGCACTCCGCGCACCTGCTGGCGAACAACCCGCCCGCCGGCACCACGAACGACAGCGCGGCGGCCCTCCCCAGCCCGATGACCGCCGGCGAGCAGCAGCAGCTCAGCAACCTGCTCGCGGCCCCGCAGTGCACGCTGAACGTCCCGGCCGACCCGCTGAGCGCCGCCGGGCTGTCCCAGCCGTGGTTCCTGGAGACCGCCACCGTGCCCTGCGCCGAGAACGCCCAGACCGGGGCGTTCGTGCAGGCGACCATCCTCGATCCCGCCACCGGGGCCCTGAGCGTCTACTACCCGCTGGTGGTGCCGGACGGGCACACCCCGGCCGTGCCCATCGTCCCGGCCGCTGTCCCGCCCGGCGCGGTCGTCACCGTCTGGACCGGGTTCAACGGCAACCAGCTCAAGCTGGCCGGCCCCGGCGCGGCGTTCTTCGTCAACTTCGCCCAGCAGGCGTGGGCGAACAGCCCGCAGTTCTTCGCCGCGCTGCGCACCGCCGTCAGCGGCGGCCTGGTGCACGTCCCGCCGCTTGGCACCGCCAGCGACGGCCTGCCGTGCCCGTCCACCCGGGACTTTTCCATCGTGGACCAGGACCAGTCCGACAACGTGCCGTCGGCCGAGCTGGTCACCGCCGGGGGCGCGGTCGCCCAGGACAACGCCGTCAACCGGGCCGGCCTGCCCGGGGCCGCCGAGCTGTTCAACGGCTCGGACCAGGAGGTTGTCAACGTGGTGGACGGCGCGCTGGGCTGCAGCACCTGGAAGGTACTCAACCAGGTGGACCCGGCTGTCACCGCCCCGTCCGCCCCGCTCCAGGAGGAGCAGGCCGCCGAGTTCCAGGGCTACCCGCCCGCGCTGGTGCCGGGCCTGGACGACTTCGTGACGAACAACGGCCAGCCGCCGCCCGCGGGCCGCCCCGACCTGTTCCTGCAGAACCTGTACCGGCTCCAGGTCGGCCAGCCGGAGACCGGCAACGGCAACGACACCGCGCGGTACTGCGCGCTGCTCGGCCTGGTCGGCGAGCCCCGGCTGCAGCTCGACTACGACACCGAGTCCCGGTTCCCGGTCCCGACGTTCGTGGCCGGCACCGGCCTGAACGCCGCCCTGGCGCTGGCCAACCGGTTCAGCGTCACCTGGACCATGCTGGCCTGCCAGCGGTTCACCGGGGTGCCCAGCCCCATCCAGGTGACCCTGTCCGGGAACACCGCCGTCGCCGCTACATACAACCCCTACCGCGGTCGTATGTTCGGCCTGCAGAACATTGGCTCGTGACAAGTAAATGAGCAGTTACCCCCGGAGGAGTACGTATAACTGCCGTCTTTGGCCGGGGGTACTACTAACCGATCCGCACTGCAAATTTCCGCCGTCTTCTTCTCAGGAGAAATTCCCCGTGGAACCCGTCGGCCCGCTAGGGCCCGTCCAGGAGCAGCTGCCCGGCAGGACGGCTCACCCGGTCCCGTGCCTGTTCTGCCAGATGGGCACGTTCCGCCGGTCCATGGTGTGCCGCCTGTGCTGCGAGCAGGGCCGCACCGTCTGGGAATGGCTGCGGTCGTGACCGGCGACGGCCTGACCTGCGACTGCCCGGACCCGGCGGTCACGGCGGCTGCGAGCCGCGTAGCGGCCCTGTACGCCCGGCTGCTGGCCGCCCTGGCCCGGCGGAAGGGCGAGACCCGTGACGGACGCTGAGCGGCCCGGAGAGGCCCCCTGCGGCCCCGTGGAGCCGCTGCACCCGCTCCCGGCCGTGCTGTCCCCCTCGGGGGCCGGGCTGCTGCTCCTGTGCTGGCTGCAGCCCACGGACCGCGCGCTGGCGGGCTGGTGCCCGGCCGACGGCTGGCGGTACGCCCCCGGTTCCGGGGGCAGCCACCCGTACGCGGAGGACCTGTTCGTGCAGTGGCTGTCCTCCACCTACGGCCCGCAGCTGGAGACCCGGTCCACCGAGCGGCAGGACATGGCGGCGGTCGCCCGGGACGGCCACTGCCAGGTGAGCCGCCGGTCCGAGGCGGCCAGGACGGACCCGCACAGTGCTGACCTGTAACGTAACTAGTCAGCATACTGCACTGACTGCTGACGTCATCAGCACACATTCAGGTGCAGCCGAAGTGCTAACCGCTGACGTTACAGGTCAGCATCACACCGTAACTGCTGACGTCAGCAGTAAGCTGCCTGGTACCTACCAGTTACGTCAGCAGTGCACGGCACCACCCGCGCGTCCCGGCGAAACGGCCGGGGGAAGGTCTCCCGGCGGCTCCGGCCCGCCGGGGGTGATACACACGGAGCAGGAAGATAAAAAGGAGACGTGATGAGCGACACCCAGACAGCCCCCGGCGGAGTCCGGCTGCGGTTCGCCGACGGCACCGCCGTCGAGTGCGAGCTGGTCCGCGCCCCCGGCCGCGACCGCCAGACGAAGAAGGGCACCGTGGCCTACTGGGCCGCCCGCCCGGTGCAGGACGTCGATCCCGCGCTCACCTACCAGATCGAGTGCGACGTCCTGCCGCCCATGACCGGCTTCGCGGTCGAGGTCGGCGACGGCGGGCGCGGCCTCATCGACTGGGCGCCCCCGGCGTGAGGGGCGACGAGCCGTACAGCCTGCGCGATAGCGAGCTGTCCGTTTCCGGGAATCCGGCATACGCCGGGTCCGTGACCGCCGCGAACCTCTGCCCGCCTCCGGCGGCCAGTATCGTCATCATGGCCCGCGACAGCCGCACGGTGCTGCTGAAGGTGTTCGAGAACGGCGAGGGGAAGCTGGACGCCGAGTACGATCCGGCGAACCTCACCAAGGCCGCTCAGGGCTTCGCCGAGGCCCTGCGGGGGATCTTCTTCCGGGAGCCGTAGCAGGGCCGTGAGCGATCCCCTGGACCTGACGGCTGCCGCTGTCTGGCTGCTGTTCTACCAGCAGCCCTCCGACCGCGCCCTGGCCGGGTGGGCGCCCGTCAACGGCCCGGGCGGCCTGTCTTTCCTCTGGGAAGAGGACGATGGCGAGGCCGGGTTCGTCGAGTGGGTGGCCGAAGAGCTGCTCGGCGATTAGCAGGGCATGCTCCAGGCAGGACAGACCGCGCTCGTCCGGGTGAAGGCCGCCACCGCCGACGGGAAGGTCCAGCGCGACGGCTACGCCCTGGCCGAGTTCTGGGAGCCGGGCCGCGACCCGGAGCACGATCCTTCCCAGCGCGACCGCCCGGACCGGATCGTCGAGCTGGAGTGGGATGAGGCGCTCCGGGCCTGGTCGGGGTACGTGGACACCGCCGGCTGGGCGCCCGGCACCTGGACCGTCCGGGGCCGGGCGCAGTGCCCCACCGGCCGCGGCCCCGCCAAGGGCTGGGCCTGGGGCGCGCTGCCGCTGGCGGCGTAGCACGGGCATGAGCGAGATTCCCTTTACCCAGACCTGCCAGTTCGCGGGAGGTCGCGGTCGCAACGGCTTTGAGTGCGGCTGCCGCGCCCTGTGGCTGGTGTCGGTCGGCACCCGGCGGACGGACGCCCAGTACAGCTGCGGCCTCCACCTGTCCTCCACCTGCACCGCCCTGCTGAGCGCGGAGGACCGCCCGGAGGCCCGGCTTCACGTGGTGCCGGGATGAGGCTGTTCAGGAAGAAGCCGCCGGACCCGCCGCGCGGCGTCTGCATCGTGCGCCCCGGCCTGTGGGATGTCGAGTGCGATGTGCTGCTCGACCCCGGGCGGCGACGGCGCGACGAGGCCGGCAGCACGGTCTGGATAGCGGTGCCCCGCGAGCCGGTGGAGTTCCGCCTGGGCGAGGACCGGGTGACCGTCGCCTACCTGCCGGCCCGCACCGCTGTAGAGCTCATGCTCCCGGTCAGGGAGCAGCCGAATGGATGACGGCGAGCGCCCCGTCTGCTGCGGCCTGCCCATGCTCCGGGCGGAGCTGTTCGGCCTGGTCTTCGTATACCGCTGCGCGCGCCAGCCGGACCTGCATGCCCGCCTGTTCGAGCGGCCCGCGCTCGGCCAGCTGGTGACGGAAGACCAGCTGCACTGGGAGCCTTGACAGGGGATCACCGCAGATCTACTCTTCAGGCAGGCCCTGGAGGCCATGTCCCCCGTTTACCGTGCGTTTTCACCGGCGCGGGCGGCCTCCGCCGCTCCCGCCGTGCGGGAGGTTTCCCTTGACCGTCACGGCCTCGTCTGCCGGGCGCTACAACAAGTTCCTGGTCTCGCTGTTCGGCACCGCCTCGGTCGGCGTGACGACGTACGGCCACAACGCCAGCTGGGTGCCGCTCGCGCTCAGCGCCATCGCCGCCGCCGTCGTCTACCTGGTCCCCAACGTGCCGCCCGCGGCGGTGGCCGCTGCCGCCCCGCAGCCGCCCGCCTCTCCTTAGATACGTCAAGCGCGCCGTGTGTGGTGGGATACACGGCGCGCTCTTTCCTTGACGCAAAGGCAAAGAATTTCAGCCCCTTTAACCTTGCGAGGTCCAGTGTGCCCTGAACCGTCGTCATGTGCAAATAGTGATCTTGGTGCCGGGCCCCGGTGGCCCGGCACCGGAAGCCGGACGGTGGTGCTCGGCGGGGTTCCCGTGACCTGCGATGAGGCGCTGCGCGCCCTGGCGGTGCTGGGGTCCAACCGGGCCACCGCCATCCGCGCGGTGCTCGCCGCCGCCGGCTCCCCGCTCAAGGACTGCGATTACTGGGCGGTGGCCCGGCCCCACCTGGACTGCGCCCGGGCCGCGCTGCCCGCCCCGGACGAGACCGGCCCGTCCGGCCGCCGGGTGCACCGGCACCTGGCCAAGGATGCGTTCGCCCGCGCGGTCCGCTCCGCCGTCGCCCGGGCCTCCGCCGCCGCCGCCGCCGACGCCGTGGCCGCCGCGCTGGAGGCGATGCGCGAGGATGAGCGGTACGCCGCCGCGATGGCCAGTGATGCCGTCGAGCTGCACCGCCGCGCGCACGATGCCGCCGCCCGGGTCCGGGTCCGCGCCGCCGTCGCCGCCGCCGTGTCCGCCTGCGCCGCCAAGCCGGTCACCCTGTCCCGCTGCCAGCTGTCCGCCGCCTGCGGCACCGGCCAGTGCCCGTTCGCCGCCGAGGAGCTGCGCGGCTGCCCCGTCCCGGCTGCCCCGGGCAAGACCCCCCGCCCCCGGGCGCACGCCCTGGCCGGCCAGGGCTTCTCCGAGGCTCAGGCCGCCGTCTGGCTGGCCGCCGCCGAGCCCTGGCAGGCGTCGGTCCACGTGCGCTCGGCCGACCTGTGCGGGGCCGACGACGACATCGCCGCCTAGGCGTAGTAAGGGCATGGACAGCGAGCAGCAGCGGGAACTGGATGTACTGGCGGAGTGGGCGCGGGCTAACCTGCCCGCCGGGTACGAGATACTGCCGCCGGGGCAGGCCGCACAGCCTGCCGACGAGGAGCTGCCGAAGCGGAAGAGCTGGTTTCCCCGCGCGGGCAAGGGCTCTTCCGCTGAGCCGCCTACTCGCGAGGAGCGCGCCGGGCTGCGGGATATGGCTGCGGCAACTAACACGGAACTCGACCGCCTGAAGGAGACGCTGGCGCTGACCAGTTGTCGGCTGGCCGACGAGCAGGCCAGTAACTCCGGCCTCCGGCACAAGCTCATGCTCATGGAGGGCACCCGCCGCGCCCTGGAGGCCGTCCTGGAGACGTTCAGCGCCCGCGGCGGCTGGCACCAGTCGGTGCTGGTGCACCCGGACGACTTCGCCGCCTGGCAGAGCGCTGCGGAGGCCGTGCGCCCGAAGCCGTCCGGGTCAGTCTCCGCCTGGCGCGCGGAAGCCTAGGTGCCCCCGGCCGACCCGCGCCGCCTCACCCCGGCGCAGCGCGAAGCCGTCGCGTCCCGCGTCCGCACCGCGAACGTGCCGCACCGCGAGTTCCGCTACTTCAACTCCGCCCCGTGCGACGCCCACCGGGAGCTAGACCCGGGCTGCCGCCGGTGCGGCATCCGGCTCCGCCGCCACCAGCGCACCGGCACCGCGTGGATGTGGGTCCGGATGCGGGGCCTGCTGGGAGACTCGGTCGGCCTCGGCAAGACCGGGCAGGTGGCGGCGGTCCTCGCGCTGGCCAAGGAGACCGGCGAGCTGGGCCTGCACAACCGCGCGGTGGTCGTCTGTCGCGCCGCCGCCGTCCGCCAGTGGGCCGCCGAGCTGCGCCGCCTGCTGCCGGAGGTCCAGGTGGTCACCGGGGACGGCACCGCCGCCGAGCGGCTGCGCACCTACCTCGGCGGGTGGGAGGTCTGCGTCGTCTCCGATCGCACCCTGTCTCCCGCCGGGCGCCCCGGTCAGCGCGGCGCCCGCGACGGCGACGTGGAGCGGCTGCGCGAGTTCCCGGTCGGCATCGTCGTCTACGACGACCTGGATGCCATGCGCAACGGCAGCACCCGCACCGCCTACGCGGTCAAGCGGCTCGCCTCCACCGCCAGCCGGGTCTACGGCGTGCACGGCACCCCGCTGCAGAAGCGGCTGAAGGAGCTTTACTACTTCCTGGAGCCGGTCGGCGGCCGGGAGGTGTTCGGCTCCGCCGCCGCGTTCACCCAGCGGTACGTGGCCCGCTCCCGGCGCATCCTGTGGGTCCGGGACAAGCGCGACCCGACCGGCCGCCGCCGCAAGAAGGTCGTCATCTGGCTGGACAGCGGGGTCAAGGAGGCGTACCTGCCCGAGTTCCGCCGCCTGGTCGCCCCGATGGTGCTGCGCCGCACCGTTGCCGACCTGGACGACATGGAGCTGCCCGAAGTCCAGCCGAACACCGTCTGGCTGGACCTGCTGCCCGCCCAGGCCGAGCGGATGGCCGAGCTGAAGGCCGGCACGCTGCGGCGGCTGCGCGAGTCCGGCGAGCAGGTCACCCAGGTCGAGGCCGGGGCCGCGTTTACCCGCGCTAGGCAGATCAACTCCGGCCTCGCCGCGCTCGACGACGGTAACGACGTGTCCGTCAAGCTCGACTGGGTGATGGACATGATCACCGGGGACCTCGCGGACCAGAAGGTTGTCGTGTTCGTCTACTTCAAGCCGAACATCGCCGCGCTGTCCGCCCGGCTGGACGAGCAGGGCACCGGGCACGTGCTCATGTGGAGCACCGACTCCCAGGCCGGGGTCCGCGACGAGCGCATCCGCCGGTTCTGGGAGGACCCGGCCTGCCAGGTCCTCGTCGGCTCCCCGACCATCGAGGCCAGCCTCAATCTGCAGGTCGCTGGCAACCTCATCGCCGTGGACCAACTTTGGAATCCTCAACGAATGAACCAGCTCCTCGGCCGGGTGCAGCGGCAGGGCAGCCGCCACCAGATGGTGCTGTTCCACCAGCTTCTCATCAGGGACACGGTGGACGAGGACTTCCTGCCGCTCATGGAAAGCGAGCAGGGGGTCGCCGACTCGGTCTGGGGCGACACCGGAGAGATCTACAGCCGGGTCAGCCCGCGCAGGCTTATGCAGATGGTGGCCCGCGCATAGTTTGACTTGAGCCAAGCTGCGTACTATGCTCAAGGCAAGTTACTGCGAAAGGGAGCAGCATATGGGCAAGGTAGTTACGCCCCCGTTCAGGGGCACCGGAGACGACCCGCGCGAGATGCTGTGGGTCAACGTGGATGACCTGGTCATCGACGAGAACGTCCAGCGTGAGGTGGACGAGGCCCGGCACAAGATCTTCCACGCCGAGTGGAACTGGGATATCGCCGAGGTGCCCACCGTCTCTGCCCGCAAGGGAGGCGTCCTGGTCGTCAACGAGGGCCAGCACCGGGTGCTGCGCCTCAAGGAGACCCGTCCCGGCAGCTACACCTGGGTCGTCAAGCGCACCGGGGTCTCTACCGTCGCCGCCGAGGCCGAGACCGCGCAGGGCATCGCCCAGGGCCGCCGCGGCCACTCCGCGCTGGCCCGCTGGGACCTGCAGCTGCACGCCGGCGACCCGTACGTCGTGGCCGGGGACAAGGTACTGGCCGAAATCGGCCTGGTCATGGGGTCGAACTCCTCGGCCGCCGGCATCATGTCTGCCCGTGCGCTGACCGCCATCCTCACCGGACGCGGGCGCACCCCCGAGGAGGGCGAGGCGCTGCTGCGGACGACGCTGCTGACCCTGGCGCACGCCTGGCCGGACGACTACCAGCCGGGGGCCCGCTGGGAGGGCACCCTCATCCGCGCGGTCGGCCACCTCATCGAGGTGAACCAGGGCGTCATCGATACGAAAAAGCTCACCGCCCGGCTGTCTACCACCTCCAGCGCCGAGTCCTGGCTGAAGCGCACCCGCGAGAAGACGACGAGGGGCACCCGCTGGCGGGTGCTGGCCGAGCTGCTGGCCGACACGTACAACAAGTCCATGCGGCGCGATGACAGGAAGCTGGCTTGGTAATGACGACCGGAGAGCGGGTCACCGCCCGTCAGCGGGAGGCGATGGACGCGTGGTCGCGGTACCTGTACCGCAAGGGCTACACCACCAAGCAGATAGGGGTAGCCATGCAGCTGTCCCAGTCCAGCATCAGCAGCTCGCTGGCGCGCACCCGCATTGTCACCCGCAAACAGCCCGGCCAACAGCCCGACCCGGAGCCGGGCAGCGCGGGCGGCTGGCGCGAGCTGCAGTTCCCGCCCGGTACCGCCCTGGCCGCCGGGAACCTCAACCAGGGCGGCCTGCTCACCAGCGCCCTGCTCACCTGGCAGGGCCGCAACGCGCTCAGCGTCTTCGCCCGGAGGAGCGCGGAGGCGTCCGGTGAGGAGCTGAAGGACGGGTTCCTGGAGCTGCAGCGCACCATCGAGTACGCCCAGAAGCTGCAGCGGGTGCTGACCGACCCGGAGTTCGCCGAGGAGGTCCGGAAAGACCCGTCTTACCGGGACGACATCGGGCACCGGTTCGGGAGGCAGCCGTGAGGTACGAGACCCTGGGCCAGCTCAAGGGCGCGATCGAGCTTGGTCATCTCAGCGGACTGGTGCTGATGCTGGATAACGACAACGCCAGCGTCTACGTAGGACAGGAGTTCGAGCCTGTGTTCGAGATGCACCCGGACGAGCTGCTTGGGCAGGCGCTGGATCTGCTCGGCATCCCGCATGAGCACGTATAGCCGGGTTTGACCTGGCATAATCTCCTGTGTGGTGGGAGAACAGGACGATGAGGTACCGCTCGACCCGGAGATCAGGAAACGGGTCGAGCAGATGGCAGCGGATTTCATGCCCCAGGTGCGGGCCGAGGCCTGGAAGGTGTACCAGCGGGCGCCGCACGCCCTGGAGCTGGACGAGCTGACCGCGCTGGGCCTGCTCGGCCTGGCGCAGGCGGTCAATAAGTGGCCCGCCTACTGCAAGAAGAACGGCTACAGCCCGGCCGCGACGGAGTTCCTTATCGCGTACATCCTTCGCCGGGTCAAGGGGGCCATGCTCGATGCGCTCCGCAGCCAGGACTGGGTCACCCGGTCGGTGCGGACCCGGGCTAAGGTGCTCCGTGACTCCGGGCAGGATCTGGGCCTGGACGAGGCCGAGCTGGCCCGCCGGGCCGGGCTTACCGTCGAGGAGGTCCGCGGCACCGTCGCTGCCGTTGCCGCCCGCCCCGTGTCGCTCGATGCCGAGCCGCACGACGTGGCTGCGCAGGATGGCACCGAGAGCCAGGCGGTGGTTAGCTCCGTGCTGGAGCAGGCCGCTGGCGTTGTCGCCGCCTGCCCGCCGGCCGCCCAGGCGGTAGTAGTGCTGAGGTACTACTACGGCAAGTCCCCCGCCGAGGCGGCGGAAATTGCTGGCATCCCCGAGGAGGAAGCCGTGCGGATACTCAGGGAAACCGTTCTGGCGGTGCACAGCGCCATGGTGAAGGCGGTGTCGTGAGCCGGCTGAAGGAAACGGACTGGAAGGTCCTGGCTCAGGCTGCCGAGAGAAGGGCAACTGCCCCTCCCGATGCGGTGTTCAGCGCCCTCCTGGACCTGAAGGAAAGGCTGGACGGCGTGGCCGTTCAGTGCGAGGCCCTGGCGAACGAGGCCGCGAACCGGGGGAAGTTTGATGCCAGGCGGGAAGCCCTGAAGGCCGCCCGCATGTACGTGGACGGCCTGCCGTCCGAGCAGGCCAACCAGCGCGGCTACCGCGACAGCGCACTCAAGCCCGGCGACCGGCTGGCCCAGGAGCTGTCCGTCGCCCGTTTCCTGCTGGCCAGCGATGAGCGCTGATACGCCGGGCGGCCGGGCCGCCGAGCGCGTGTTCCAGGAGACGGGGGACTGGGATGCTGCGGCACAGGCTGCCCTGGATGCTACGGTTTCTGAAATTTTGAGTGCATCCGGGACCACTCTGGAGCAGGTTGCCGACGCCGTTATCGTCGAAATAGATCGTCGTGGCTCTGACACAGGCTGAGAAAGCTGCCGGGAAGGCGTTCCGGGCCAGCTGGGTTGCGCGGCTGGTCAGGCTGGGCGTGGAGTTCCCCGCTGCTCGCTGTCCGGCGTTTACCGTCTGGTTCCGGCACTCCTGCAGGGACCGGGGGTCGTGGGCGCTGTTCCTGCACCAGCAGTACGCGCCCAGTCCCGATGGCCTGTTCGCATTTATCTACCGGCACGGGCTCTGCCCGCACTGCGGCTTCCAGGTGCGTAGCACCGGCATGCTGGTCCTCGCCGCCGGGAGCCCGCCGGAGAAAGGGGCCGTGATCCATAATGCCGTTGACGAAATACGAGCTGTTTCTGTCAATCAAGCAGGCCATCCGGGTGCATCCTGACTGGAGCGATGAGCAGCTGGCCGAGCACCTGGATCTCCGGCAGCTGGAGAAGGACATGATCAAGACCGCACGCAAGGATCTGGAGGCAGGATGAGCGACGAGGGCAAGTTCCTGCCCATCTCCGACGCCATGGCCCGCGACCTGGATAACGGGAAGGCTGACAACCGGGCACTGGACGACTTCCTGCCCGACAGCGTGCTGCAGAGCATGAAGGACGCCCAGGACGCGCAGGGGACGGTGCACGCCGAGGATCTCGTTCCTATCAGCAAGGCCGAGGCCGCCCGCCGCACCATGTTCGATGGCGAGCACCTGCCCGCCGCCCCCGCCACCCGCCGGGTCATCCCCGCCCCGTACCGCCGCGACCGCGTTATCGGCGGCAAGCACGGCAAGAAGTGGAACGAGGTCCGGGCCAACCAAATCCTGAAGGGCGATATCATCCCGGATGTCGGCCTGGTGACCGAGGTCGAGGGCACCGTCCGCTACGAGACGCGCGGGGAGATCCTCAACAGTACTGCTCCGTACCTGTGCTCGACTGATGACACTCTCGTCGCGGTCGGTACCGACATACACGTCACCGGGGCCGGCGGCAACGAGATGACCTTCGACAGTAAGACCAACGTCCGGGTTTTCCGGTAGTAGAGGGAGAACATTCTCGGCCCGGTGGGAGGGCCTTATGGGACTCAGGGATATTCATGAGCTGGACGAGTGCCTGCGCGAGCTGGACTGGCGCGGGTACGCCGATGCCTGCCTGACACACGATTACGAAGAGTCAGTGGTGGTGCACGCGCCGGATCTAGCGGCAGCCGGTGGCTGATGCGTCGGACCACGGCAAGGTAGTTCTGGCGGCAGCTCTCCGGTCGGTCAAGGCGCTGGACTACGCGGCCCGGCACGTCACCGAGGAGCACTTCGAGGACCGCGTGCAGAAGGGACTGTTCGTCCTGGCCATGCGGTACGCCGAGCAGACCCGGGGCGAGCTGCCCCGGCGCGCGCTGGAGGATCTGCTCCGCGACCGGCCGCCCGGCACTTCGCTGCTGTACCTGGAGTACTACGACCTGGTCGCCGTGCTGCGGCCCTCCGTCCCCGACTTCAGGCACTCGGTGGCGCAGCTGCGCGAGCTGCGCCAGTCCACCGCCACGGGGGATGCCATCGCCCAGGGCAAGGAGATCCTGGTCCAGGGCGCGCGGGACGAGCAGGGCAACGAGCTGCGCGGCCACGCCGACGCCCGGGCGCACGTGCTGGCCGCGTTCGCGGACATCGAGCGGGAGGCCGCCGCCAGCCAGCACCCGGAGGGCGACACCCGGCGGGAGATGGCCCTGGTGCGCGAGCGGTACGCCAAGGCCCGGGAGCTGAAGCTGTCCGGCCGCTCCGCCGCCGTCGCCACCGGCATCCCCCGGCTCGACGCGGCGCTCAGCGGCGGGCTGGCCAACGGCGAGTTCGCCATCGTCTTCGGCTGGACCAGCTCCGGCAAGTCGCAGCTCATGGCGCACCTGGCCTGGCACGCCGCCGTCGAGCAGGGCAAGAACGTGGTGCTGTTCGCCAGCGAGACCACCCGCGATAACATGCTCATCCGCATCCTGGGGCGCCACTCCCGCAAGCCGCAGTTCGGGCTGCGGGCCGGGCTGAACACCCGCGACATCCGGGATGGCGCGCTGACCTCCGCCGAGTACGCCGCGTTCCGCGCGGTCACCGAGGACTACGAGCGCGCCGAGGGGCACGCCTACATCGTGCAGGTGCCGCGCGGGTTCACCGTGGCGTTCATCGAGTCCCGGCTGAACGCCGTCGCTCGGCAGTTCTCCCCCGACCTGTGCATCATCGACTACCTGGGCCTGGCCCGGCCCGACCGGCACCGCAAGGACCTCCGCGAGGAGCTGGGCATGATCCTGAAGGACACCGGGCAGCTCGCGGTCACCTTCAACGACGGGCGCGGCATCCCGGTCATCTCCCCCTGGCAGGTCAGCCGGGAGGGTCGGCGCGGGGCCCGCGAGCGCGGCGGGTACAGCCTGGCCGACCTGTCGGAGAGCGCCGAGGCTGCCAACACCCCGGACATCGTCTGCTCGCTGCAGGAGCCGGAGAACGATGACACCCGCGGCCGGAACGTGCCCGTCAAGCTGGAGGTGCTGAAGAACCGGGAGGGGGAGCGGTACGTCAAGATAGACATGATGGCCGACTTCGCCAACAGCTACTTTCAGGTCCGCGATGGCGCGGAGCAGGTCAACCCGCTGCTGGATGAGGAAGAGTGAAGAAGCGCAGCCTGGCCGCCGCTGCGAACGAGGTGGTCCCGTTCCCGCTCGCCGCCTCCTGGGCCGGGGTGGATTCCGGGGGCCGGTCCAAGTGCTACTGCCCGTTCCCGCAGGAGCACGACGACGGCGGGGCCGAGCCGTCGCTGCGGGTCTACCGCGACCACGGTTACTGCTTCGCCGAGCAGCGGTACCTCACCGTCACCTCGCTGCTTGCCGCCGCCTGGGAGGTGGACCCGGAGGATGCCGCCGCGAAGGCGCTGCAGCGGTACGGGTGGAAGCCGGCCGACTACGCGCACCTGTGGGAGGAAGTCTCCCGCGTCCCGGAGCCGGACCGGGAGGCCCTCGCCAAGGCCCTGGTGACCTGGTGCCGGGCGACCTGCCCGGACTGGGATGAGCGGCAGTATGGCGATGCCGTCAGCGATCGGCTGGCCCGCTGCCTCGGACTGTTGCACCTGGTCCAGACCGGGCAGGACTGCACTACCTGGCTGCAGGCGTGCAAGACCGCCCTGCGTCCTTACTTGTCTTAAACCAAGCGTCCCGGTATCCTTGGAGCCGGGGCCGCACTGTGTGCTAACGGGAGGACTGGGATAAGCGTGAAGGTCAAGATACTGAAGTTCGCCAGCTTGAAGGATCTGCCGGAGCTGGCCGGGTGGCTCACCTTCGGCGAGGCGGCGGACGCCCTCGGCTTGACCGGCGAGCGCATCCGGCAGATGGCGCAGGAGGGGAAGCTGACCACCGCGCGCCGCATCGGGCACCGCCCGGTCGGCATCGTGCGGGAATCCGAGATCCAGGCCATGATCCGTTTCCGGGAGGCGGAAGCAGATGCCCGCCAGTCAGTCGCCTCCTGACCCCCTGGACCCGTCGGTGCCCGTGCCCCCGTCTCTGGACGCTGCGCTTTTCACGTACCTGGCCCGTCACCGGCCGGGCGGTTACCTGATCATGAGGGGCGTGCTGGCCCGCGAGCAGGCCCTCACGGCCGACCTGACCTCTCCGGTCCGGGCGGTGCCCGACCCGTGAGAGCCCGTTACGGCCCCGGCTGGTGGCACCCTGAGGCGAACCCGGCCCGCGACGTCCGCGAGTTCATGCAGGAGGCTGCACAGGATTACCGCAGTGCCAGCCGTCGGGTGCCGTTCGGTGCGGTCAGCCTCGGCAGGTTCGAGTCCGCCTCCCGGCCGGGTACCTTCTACACCCAGCTGCACCACGGGGATGGGCGTATCTCCTGCGACTGCCCCGGCTACGTCAACCACGAGCACTGCTGGCACGTGGACGAGCGGCGCGAGGAGCTGGGGCCGTAGTGTGCACCGGGCGCTGCGTCTGCGGGTACACCGCGCCCGCCGGGCTGGTCGAGGCGCACCAGGTGAGCTGCCCGAACTTTGCCGCCGCTTACCGAGCCGATCCGGACAGCATCTTCAGCCCGGCTGACGAGTACGCGAGCTGGCTGGAGCACGGCAAGCCCGCCGCGAAGACCGCCGCGCACGAGCAGACCGTCGCCGATACCGACACCCGCAGGGCGGCCATGGCAACGCGGTTCGCCACGAGGGATTTCCTGGATGACTAAGCCCGAGGTGCAGTGCGTTCACTGCGCAGCGCAGGTACCGCACGTCGGTCACTGGTTTCCCGGTTGCACCTGTGCGGCCGGAGGGTGCGGCACCAGGCACCGCGACCACTGCAACCTGCACAGCCCGCCGGGGATGTACACCGACGAGCCGTGGGTGACGCTGGTGTACGACGACAGTTACCTGGAGGATAAGCGTGGACGGCAGCTGGGATGAGTACTTCGCCACCCGGAAGTGGCGGGTCGCCACGGAGAAGACCGGCACGGTGACCGACGGCCCGGCCACGGTCCGGTTCCTGCAGGGCGGGTTCACCATCGAGGGCGGCAAGTTCCACTCCCCGCTGTCGTCGGCCCGCGGGGCCAGCGGCATGCTGCTGCAGGAGGTGGCCGCCGACAGCACTGACATCCCCGGCTCCCAGATCGCGGTCGGCGTGGTTACGCTGCGCAAGGCTCGCAAGAGCGGTGCGGTCCTCCGGTGAACGAGTGCGCCAGCTGCCGCTCGAAGGGGACGACGCTGTTTTACCTGCCGGGGGCGTGGGACGGGGGCCAGTGCGAGTCGTGTGCTCGGACCCGGGCACCGCAGGCGTTCAGCCAGTACTTCGGCGTGATCCGCCACGTTTCCGATGGTGACGCCGGCTCCGGGCACGCGTCCTCCTGAAGGCTTGACTTCAGCCAAGTCGAGGACTAGGGTCTGACCCAGGTGAGTTTCAGCCCTCATCGCGGTGGTGGGAGTAAATGGGGATGGGTGATTTCGGCAAGTATGCCGCGCCCGCAGATGCGGACGAGTTTTTCCGGCAGGATGGTGCGTACGTTCAGGGCCTGGCGCGGAAGCTGCTGGGCGCTGGGGGCAACACCCAGGATGCGGAGGACGCCGCTGCCGACATAATGGAGCGGCTCCTGGTCGCGGTGAACGCCGAGGGCCGCAACGCCCTCCGGCAGTACGACTCCTCGTTCGTCAGTGCCAAGACCGGGCAGCGCGTCTCCTGGCGGGCGTTCCTGTCCGGCAAGGTGGCGCTGTACATGCGAGGCAAGCGCGAGCAGGTCTCCCGGCGTTCCGGGCGCGAGCTGCTGCTGTGCGATACGGTCGCCGGCGAGGGCGGCTCCCGCTGGGTGGAGCTGTTCGGTGGCGAGAGCTGGGATGACTACCCGTCGCTGGCCGACGATCAGTTCGTCGGCCGGATGAGGGACTACCTGGCGACCGTGCCGGACGACTGGGACGGCCCGGTCAGTCTCTTCTCGCTGTTCAGCGAGATCGCCGGGCACCTGAAGGAAGATGGTGCCGTTCCGCCGCTGAGCCGCCTCGGCCTCAGCCGGAACCAGGCCGGCCGGGCCATGCGCGAGCTGGGGCAGGCGGTGCGCGACGGGATGGCCGCTCCTGCGCAGGAGAAGTTCAACGTCGAGGGCGTGGAGCTGACCGCTGCCGAGGTGCGCGAGGCCGTCGAGCTGCTCAGGGATGCCAAGGGCAACCACGTGCACCGCCCGCTGGCCGCCCACCGTCTCCAGCTGGAGGCCCCCAAGGGCTGGTACCACTCGTTCTCCAGGGCCGAGCGCGAGCTGTACCCGGAGTGCGGGATGGACCAGCAGACGCACAAGAAGCCCGCCGACCATGTCAAGCGCGCCGTCATCCACCGGCTGGAGCGGATGCTCGCCGAGGCTGCGCCCGGCTGGAAGTACGAGGGCTCTGTCCTGGAGGGCGTGGACCGGAAGAAGGGGTATCTGCCTGCCCCGGCAGCTCCGGAACCCGATCTCACCCGTGAGGAGCTGCTGGAGGCCGAACTCTGGCACGTTAAGGGCCTGGACGCCGCAGCCGTAGATACCGTGCTCGCTGCCGTGCGCCGCCTGTACACGGAGCCATAGAAAGAGATCCCGTCATGCTCAGTCTTATCGCGTTCGTCATAGCGCTCATCGGTGCCATCCTCGCGTGGGTGGACAAGACCATCTCGGTTCAGCACCTCATCGCCCTCGTGTTCGTCGTCCTTGCCCTTGTGGCCCTTGGCGGACTTTGGACCTGGTCGCCATGGGGACCCGCTAACCGTCCGTAGGGGAGGTAAAGCCCATGCCCAGGACCCCTCATACGTGCCCGGGACCTGATTGCACGGTGCAGGTTGATGTCGTCAGGCTCATGTGCCCGGCACACTGGAAGCAGGTGCCCGGGCCGTTGCGGCGGGAAGTGTACGAATCCTGGGATTACGGGCGCGGTGCAGGCAGCTCGCGTCACCGGCGCGCTGTCCGCGCGGCAGTGGAGGCAGTATCTCCGTGAGGCTCGTCGGTCACGAGGCGCTGCGGGCTGAGCTGGAGCGCGATCTGCTTCCGGTCACCCTGCTGCTCGGCCCGTCCTCGGTCGGCAAGACCGAGCTGGCCCAGCATGCCGCCCGGCACCACCGCATGACCTCCTACGGCTACGACGGCCCCTCTGCCGCGCTCGCCCGGGAAATTGTCGGGCTGGTCCCGCGCCAGCGCCCGCAGGGCGGGAGCATCGCAGTGATCATCGGGCTGGACGGAACCACCGAGGCCGCGCAGAACATTCTGCTCAAGGTGCTGGAGGATCCGCCGCCGCACATCCGGTTCCTGCTTACCGCGTCCCGCCCGCCGCTGCCCACCGTCGTCTCCCGGGCCGTGGTGTACCGGGTCAGCCTGCTCACCGATGCGCAGGTCGCCGAGGTGCTGGAGCAGCACTGCGGTCGCAGCGAGGCGCTGCGGTGCGCCCCGCTCGGCCGCGGCCGGGTCGCTCCGGCCCTGGAGGCAGCCCGGGACAGTGATGGCGGCAGGCTTCGTTCGGTGGTCGCCGCAGCCCTGCGTGCCGCGCAGGACGGCGATGGCGCGGTGCTGGAGCTGGCGCTCCGCTTCTGGACCCCGGCCCACGCCGGGGTGCTGCGCGCCTGGGCGGAAGAGGCCGCCTCCGCCCGGTGGGTGCGGTTCTCCGCCGGGTTCGCCCCCGGCGTGACCAGCGACCAGGCCCGCCGGGTGCTGCGCGCCCTGGGGCGGTACGAGGGTGCGAGGAATGCTTCGTCGGTTGCGCTGTCCAGCGCGTTCAGGGAGGAAAGGTAAATGGCAGGGACCAACGGGTTCGGGCAGCCGAACGGGCAGGCATTGACCCAGGAGCAGCAGCTGGCTCAGCAGGCCGCGCAGATGCAGCAGCACCTGAACGGGCTCGTCGAGCAGAACAAGGCCGGGTTTGCCGAGCTGGCCCGCCGGGGCATCCAGTTCGACCCTGGCACGGTGCTCAGCGCCCGGCTCGACAGCCTTATCCAGTCGGTCGCCGAGGCATTCGGGCCGCCGGGCCAGCTGTGGGCGATCCAGGCCCGCATCTCCTTCGAGCAGCAGGTAGCAGAGCAGCAGCAGGCCGCCGGCGAGCAGGGCCGCAAGGCGCAGCTCGGCCTGGGTGCGTCGTTCACTCCCTCTATGATTCGCCAGCTGGCCGCCGAGACCGGTTTCTCCCTGAAGCCGGGGAGCTAGCCGTCGGCACTTACAGCCAGTGGGCGCGCAAGAAGCCGGTGACCCGGGTCGCCTGGGTGTGCGGGCCGGAGCCGGTGCTGCGCCATGATGTCACCGCCGCCTACGCCGAGGCGCTGCCCGGAGCCAGCCGGTGGAACCTGTGGCCTGAGAGCAACCCGTGGGATATCCTGCTGGCCGTCCCGTCCGGCCCGAGGCTGGTTACCGTATGGGGAGCGGAGAAGCTCGGCCACCTGGACCGGCTGCCGCTGCTGCTGGCCGACGAGTTCGACCGCGCGTTCACCGTGTTCGTCTCCGCTGACGACGACTTCCCGCGCACCGAGGAGCGCAGCGAGAAGCCGGACAGGCCGCGGTCCGTCCTCGCCCCGTCGCTGGCCGCCCTGCGCGACTCCCGGCACGGCCAGCTGGTCCGCTGCACCGTCCCGAAGGACCCGGAGGGGCAGGCGCAGCTCGCCGCCTCCTGGTGGCCTGGCGCCGGGCGCAACTTCGGGGCCGCCCTGCTGGAGCGGTGCGCGGGAGATATCGCCGCCGCCCGGCACGCCGCCCTGAAGGCCGGGTTCGCCGACCTGCCTCCGGAGGTGCCCGCGCTGGACCTGGTGTGCCCGCCCGCCGCCCGGTACGAGTTCGCCGACCTGATGGTGGCCGGCAACGTGAAGGCCGCCATGGCGGCTGCCGCATTTACCCCCCCGGACCAGGCCGGCCAGGTGCTCGCCCTGCTGTCGTCCCGGCTGACCGTGCTGTCCGTGCTCAGCGATGCCGCCCGCAAGGGCGTGAGCGCGCAGGACGCCGCCATCCGGCTGAAGATAGACGCGTACTCGGTGCGGCTGCTCCGGCCGTACGCTGCCGCCTACACCCCGCGCAGGACGGCCCGCTGCCGGGAGGTCCTCGCTCTGGCCGAGTCCGCCTGGAAGTCCGGGGCCCGGGACGGAATCCTGGAGGCGGTCGCCGCTCTCTGGGCGTAATAGGAGGGTGGCGGACGAAATGATGGCAGAGGCCGCGCTCAGCCTGGCGGAAGAGGCTTTTGCCCGGATGCAGGCGGAGCACCGGCTGGCTGCTGCCAAGCGGGTCGCCCAGGAGGCGATGAAACTTCTTACCCCGGAGCAGCTTGTGCAGCTGCGGGACAGGCTGGACCGGCTTGATGAACGAGCCGGTTCTGTGCAGGCGAGTCACCGGAGGGTGGGAGATGACGGCAGCTGAACTGGACGTGATAGCCGGGCTGGATGTGGAGCTGGAGGTCGTGCTCGCCGCCCCGGATGTCACCGAGGACGAGTTCCTGGGCGAGTTCGCCCGGGTCATGCACGAGTGGAACTTCGCCCCGTTCCGCCAGGGAGCGTTCCGCTTCCCGACCAGGGAAGAGGCACGCCAGGCGCTCGCCGGGTCGCGGTACAACCGGGCTGCGTAGGTGAACTCCCAGCCCGTCCCGGTCGAGCGGCACCACGGCTACACCCTCTGGTACGGGCGGCCGACCGCTTCCGGGCAGCTGTACTGCGCCGTGTCGGAGAGCGGCGACACGTGGTTCGAGGGGCCGTCGCTCACCGACCTGAAGCGCCAGATAGACGAGGCCCTGGAAGGTGCGTGAGCAGTGGCCTTCCAGCCTAGTTACGATCTCATCGGCAGCCTGGACGAGCTGAGGGAGTACGTCGCCCGGGTCACCGTCGAGTGCACCGACCCCGCTAAGCCCGATGGGCGTGCGTGCAGCGGCGACATCGAGACCGGATACCTGGGGGACTCGCGCGATAAGGCGTCGCTGCACCCGGAGGAGAACTTCATCGCCGGGGTCTCCTTCACCAACTCGCTGAAGTGGTCCCGGTACGTCCCCGTCGGGCACGATGTCGGACCCAATCTCGACCCGCGCGGCGTAGCTGAGCTGCTCTACCCGCTGTTCACCCAGGCGCGCAGCGAGTCCGGGCAGCCGCTCATGACCTTCCACGGCGGCAAGTTCGACCTGCGGGTGCTGCGCCGCTGGTTCAACGAGCAGCTCGGCACCGACCTGGACTACCAGCAGTTCCGGCTCCGCTCCGACACCATGCTGGAGTCCTACGCCCTGGCCGGCAGCCGTCTCCACGGCCTCAAGGAGCTGACCGAGGAGCAGGAGGCCCGCGACACCAGCGGCTTCTGGCACAAGCAGCTGGAGCTGGCGGAGCTGTACCCGGACAAGCTCACCGCCAAGCAGCGGAAGCAGATCCGGTTCAACGTGCTGGACCCGCGCGACCCCAAGGTGGTCCGCTACACCTGCGAGGACACCGTCTACGCGCTGGCCCACCACCGGCTCCGCTACCCGCGGCTGCAGCAGATGCTCGCCGAGAGCCAGGCCAAGGGCCAGGGGTTCATCTGGAAGCTGGAAATGGCCGTGCTGCCCGTCGTCTGCGAGATGGAGGACGAGGGCATCTGGTACGACTTCAACGGCATGCGCGAGTGGGGCCGGAAGGCGAAGGACTTCGCCGACCGCTACATGGAGGAGGTCCGCGAGGACTTCGGGGCGCTGCGAGGCGAGGCGCTGCTGCCCACGTTCAACTTCGGCTCCCCGGTCCAGCTTCGCAAGCTGCTGTACGAGGACTGCGGCATGCCGTGCACTCACTGGACCAAGGGCGGGAAGACTACCGGGCCGCAGCAGGGCACAGATGCGAAGGTCGCGCTCAAGGGACTGTCTAAGACCTACCCCGAGGTCGCCAGCTTCCTGAAGTGGAAGAAGCTCACCAAGCTGTACCGCGACTTCCTGGTCAAGTTCGAGGACGCCTACGGCTACGCCGAAGACGGCCGGGTGCACGCCTCGCTCATGCAGCACGGCGTCCCGGCCGGCCGGTTTGCCTGCAACGATCCGAACTACCAGCAGTCGCCCAAGAAGTACTTCTACACGCTGCGCGACGGTGATGAGTTCAAGTTCAACTTCCGGGACATGATCGGGGCGCCGCCGGGCTGGTACCAGCTCGGCTACGACCTGGCCCAGGCGGAGCTGCGCGCGGTCGCCGGCATGGCGCACGAGCAGAAGATGTTCTACGCCTTCGAGCACAACGTGGACGTGCACTCGGTCACCGCGTCGCTGGTGTTCGCCGTCCCGGTCGAGGAGGTCACCCCCGATCAGCGCGACGTCGGCAAGACGCTCGGCCTGGCCATGGTCTACGGGCTGTCCGAAGATGGCCTCGCCGACCGGCTCGGCATCAGCCGGGCCGAGGCGGCCGACCTGTTCGCCGCTTTCCACGCCGCCTACCCGAAGATCAAGGCGTTCACCGAGGAGTGCATCAAGACCGCGTACGACACCGGGTACGTCACCACCTGGTGGGGGCGCCAGGTCCGCATCTGGGACATCGACAGCACAGACCGCCGCAAGCGCCGCGATGCGCAGCGCACCGCCGGCAACGCCCCGGTGCAGGGGTCCGCCACCGGCGACTACATGAAAATCGCCATGGTCCGCTCCGAGGCCGCGCTGCGCAAGGCCGGGCTGAAGGACAAGGTCCGGCTCGTCATGAACATCCACGACGCCCTGGAGTGGTACGTCCGCAACGACGTGGACTTCAACGACGTGATCGCGGTGCTGGAGCCCGCGATCATCTTCCCCGTCCCCGGCTGGCCGCCCATGCTCGCCGAGTGGCACGCCGGGCGGCGCTGGGGGTCGGTCCGCACCCTGGAGAAGGGCCCGGACAGCCGGTACCGCTTCGCCGCCGGGGCCGTGAAGCCGGAAACCGACATCGACCTGTCCGAGGAGGACGAGGACGATGTGGCCCCCGCCCCGGTGCTGCCCGCCCTGGCGGAGATAAGGAGCAGGCGGGAGGAACCGGATTACGCTGGGACCCGGCAGGCACAGGAGTACGAGAACGAGCACGGGCATGATGCGCTGCCGCCCGCTCGCGAGGAGTATGAGAGCGAGCACGGGCACCCGGTGCCCCGTACGGTGATTGTGGAGCTGACCGGGCGCATGCCGCAGGAAGCGGTGCCGGAGCTGGTCCGCTACTGCCGCGTCAGGACAGGTCCGAACACGCTGGTGCTGGTGCTCCCGGACGGCGAGCGGGTCATCATGACTGGCACCTGCGGGGTGGCCCCGGCCGACCAGGCCGACCTGTCCGTGATCTGCGGCGGGGCCGTGGTCCGCTACGATGAGGCGTCGGTGGACCTGACCGCGCTCGGTGCCGGGCTGGAGCTGTAGCAGGAGCATGCGAGCACGAGCAGGGTGGAACACCAAGTGGGGCGAGCGGAAGTTCGACGTCGAGGCGGATGAGGACGACATCAAGCGCATCCTCCAGGAGAACGGCATCCCGCCATCCGAGGCTTCCGAGCTGCGGTTCGCCGAGGCGTTCGGCCTGGTGCACCACGAGACCGAGGCCTACGCCCGGCTGACCCTGCTCCAGGTCCAGCCGTTCCTGGTTGATGGCAGGCTGGACGACAAGCAGGTCGCCGCGGTCAAGGCCGAGATGAAGGCGCACCGGGACGAGAAGGACAAGATCATCAAGGCCATCATGTTCCGGGCAGCCCCGGGTGGCTGAGGTGCATCCGTTCACGTCGGACCCCACCCACGGCAGTGTTCTCTGCAACTGCGGGCATCCTCGTTATGATCCAGTTCATCACGAGCCGGAGGAGCCGCTGCCCGATCCGGCCGCAGTCTTGGTCGAGGAGTGCAAGGGCTGGCTGAAGACCGCCATGAAGTACCGCGCCGCAGCGCGGGTTCCGTCGTCGTCTGCGCCGCACACTGCTGTCTACGAGGCGATGGTGTCCGCCAGCGGGCACCTGGGCCACATCGAGACGCTGCTGTCCATGGCCATCGGCCTCAAGGGAGCCTGCGAGACCAAGGCCCGCAGGCTGGAGGCCGAGGCGGACGATGCCTGGGACGACCAGGCCATGAAGGAGAAGCGCTACGGGCGCCGGGAGTACGAGGGTGCGCAGGAACGGTACGCCTACTGGCGCCTGGCCTGCCGCGATCAGCGCAAGCGCGCCCGGGACGCCCGGGCGCTGGCCGACACCGCGTCCGACATAGAGCGGCGCATCCGGCTGCATTACTACGGCCTGGATGGTGTGCGGCAGGATCTCAGCCGCCGCTTGACCGCGCTCATGCGGCAGACCGACATGGAGAGGTTATGAACCCGCTTCACTGGGATTGGGCCTGGCAGGGTGGGCGTACGCCCATGCGCGGGCTGGGTTCAGTTATTGTCATCGCCGCAGGGCTTGTCGTCGTGGCAGGCCTGTGGCTGTACCGGAGGAAGCTGTGATCTGCTTCGTATGCCACCGGCCCATCCGCGGGGCTGAGCTGGCCGACCGCTACGAGTGGCGCAGCGTCCGGGTGGAGAGCCTGGCTACCAGTGAGCGCAGGCTGGACATACACGTTTTCGGCAAGGGCGAGCTGCCGCTCAGGCAGGCTAAGGGCCAGCTCGTGAAGCTCTCGCACGGTAAGTGCTACCACGCGCACAAGAAGCAGGAGCAGCTCGCCGAGGCGAAGTCTGCCGATCCGTCGAGTCAGCCCCGCCCGGACACGGACTGGAGGCAGCAGACCGTGATCGAGGTAGAGGACTTGATGCCAGGCCATGAAGGCGACAGAGATAATCGAGGAGCTTGAGCGCCAGGTTAACGAGTTCGGCGACGGCGAGTGCCAGCTGCCCGACCCCCTGGAGAACTGGTGGTACCCCGTTGACCGAGTCGAGCGAGAGCCTGGAGAGAACGTCTACCGGTTCGTCTGCGACCGCTGACCCCTTGCGGCCCGAAATGGACCGCTGGCAGGTGCCCTGCGCCCTTCAGCTGCGGGAGGACTACGGCCATGACTTCCGTATCGCGTGGCTGCTCGCCGCCTACTCCCGTATGGCGCTGGTAGCCAGCCTGCGCCGCCCGCTGCCGTTGATCGTACTCACCGGAGTCTGAGGTGGGTCGGCACCTGCGGGCCGGGCGCGGGGCCTCTAAGGAGCTGTACGCATGCCCGCGCTGCCACGGGACGAGGGTCGTCATCCGTGCCCGGAAGAACCGCGAGATGGGTCATGTCAAGACGATGCTCTGCGCTAAGTGCCAGCGGCCCATGCGGTTCAACCGGGTGGCGTAGTCCTGGTGATCTCCAGAATGTCAGACCCGGTGTGTATATAAGAGTTATGCGGCCTGCTACTGCGTAGCGCTCGGGCAGGCGCGCATCGGAAACGGCACGAGCAGAAGCGAGAACGGCACATGGGCAGAGTAGCGGTCGCACCCGAGAACAAGACCGGCGAAGGCACGGCCGGGTTCCCCTCAGTCAAGCTTACGGAAAAAGGCCAGAAGGCACGTTTCACAGTCATCGAAGAACCGTGGCGCGAATTCGTTCACTACATCAAGCACCCCAAGTTTCACGACGACGGCACCCCGAAGAAGGAAAAGAAGAGGCGGAAGAACGGCGACGAGTACGACGACTACGATCTGGAACTGCTGCGCACCGAGATCTGCCTGGGCGACGAGGACACGCTGAGGGAAAAGGGAATCGACGAGCGGAACTGCCCCGCCTGCGACGCGTCTGTCAAGTCAGGCGGGGACATCGCCGGCCCGGTGCAGCGGTTCGCGGTCAACGTGGTGTACTACACCCTGGCCGGGAACAGCTTCAACACCGCCAAGCCGTTCAGCGCCTCCATCAAGATGTGGAAGTTCACCGGCCGCATCTACGATGAGATCGAGGGCATCCAGCAGGAGATCGGCGACCTGCGCCGGCACGACATCACCCTGGAGTGCGAGGAGCCGAGCTGGCAGCGGAACAAGCTCGCGTTCAAGATGGACCCGGGCTACAAGGAAGCCCCGGCAGGCTACCTGAAGGAGCTGCTCGGCACGGCGGGCAACCGGGCCACCGACGCCCAGCTCAAGGACGGCTGCGGCTCGGCCGTGCCGCGCGAGCGGATGCAGGAGGACTGCGAGTTCGCGATGCGCCAGTGGCGCAAGCTGCGCAACGAGGGCCAGGTCTCCGAGGCGTTCCAGTCCAAGGCCGCCGACCTGTCCGGCGGCATCGAGGAGCTGCTCGGGGAGGAGACCCAGGATGCCGGCACGGTCCTGGACGCGATGACCGACGAGCAGAAGGCGGCGCTGGGCTCTGCGGTGGCCGACCCTTTCGCGGAGTTCCTGCCGGACTCGCCGCAGGCTGCGCCAAAGAAGGCTTCTGCCTCAACGAAAAAGCCTGCGACTCCCCGGACTGCCCGCCCTTCTGACGCGGCCGGCCTGGTAGCAGGCGTCGAGCGGGAGCAGGAGGCTGCGCAGCAGGCGGAGAAGGCCCGGAAGGTTCTTGACGACCCTTTCGGGGATGAGAGTGAGAGTGCTGCGGGTTCAGCCCCTGCCAGTGCGCCCTCCTCTACGCCGTCTCCGGAGACGGCGTCTTCTAGCGGGGACTTCGACTTCGACAACTTGCTCGACGGGGTCTGATGTCGAACCCCGCCAAGAAAAAAGGCACCTCGTGGGAGGTCTCGGTGGTCGCCTACCTGGCGCTCCGCGGCCTCCCGGCCCGGCGCAAGGTCCAGGCCGGGAGCAAGGACGAGGGAGATATCGAGGTGCCGTCGGTGCCCGGTGTCGTCATCGAGGCGAAGAACTGCAAGGGCCAGACCCTGGCCCAGTGGGTGGACGAGGCCGTGGCCGAGGCGGATAACGCCAAGGTGCCGGTCGGGGCCGTGTGGCACCGCCGCCGGCTCTCGCCCCGCCTCCAGGCCACCGACCCAGGCACCGGCTACGTCACCATGTCCGGCGAGCACTTCGTCCGCCTGCTGACCGAGCTGCGGCGGCTGCGCCTCCTGGGGGACAACAACGGCTGGGAGACCATCTGATGGCGAAGGCCGAGCTGACCCCCGAGCAGAAGATGTCCGACCTCATGGCCGGAATGGACAAGCAGTTCGGCAAGGGCGCGCTCATCCGGTTCGGCGATGACACTGATCCGGAGCCGGTGGACGTGGTCCCGAGCGGGTCTATCGCGCTGGATGAGGCGCTGAAGGTCGGCGGGTTCGCGGCCGGGCGCATCGTGGAGATCTACGGTCCTGAGTCGTCCGGCAAGACTTCCCTGGCGCTGACCGCCATGGGCAACGCGCAGCGGATGGGCAAGAAGGTCGCGCTCATCGACGCCGAGCACGCCCTGGACCCCGAGTGGGCCGACATCCTCGGGGTGAACGTGGACGACCTGTACCTGTCGCAGCCGGACAGCGGCGAGAAGGGCCTGCAGATCGCCGACAACCTGGTGTCGTCCGGGCTGTTCTCCATGGTCACCATCGACTCGGTCGCGGCCCTGGTGCCCGAGGCCGAGCTGAAGGGCGAGATCGGTGATGCGCACGTCGGGCTGCAGGCGCGCATGATGAGCCAGGCGCTGCGTATCCTGACCGGGAAGGCGCACGACTCCGGCACCACGCTCGTCTTCATCAACCAGCTGCGCGAGAAGGTCGGGGTGTTCTTCGGCAGCTCCGAGACTCAGCCGGGCGGCAAGGCACTGAAGTTCTACGCGTCGGTCCGGCTCGACGTGCGGCGCATCTCGACCATCAAGGACGGCGACCAGCCCGTCGGCAGCCGGGTGCGGGTCAAGGTGGTCAAGAACAAGCTGGGCCGCCCGTTCCAGACCGCCGAGTTCGACTTCCTGTTCGGCGTCGGCATCAGCCGCTCCGCCGAGCTGCTCGACCTGGGGGTGGAGCGCGGGGCTCTGAAGAAGTCCGGGGCCTGGTACGTCTGGGATGGGCAGAATATCGGCAACGGCAAGATTGCCGCCCGGGGCTACCTGGACGCTAACCCGGAGGGGTTTGCCGCCATCGAGAAGGCAGTCCGGGCTGCGTCTCCCGTGCTTCCTGTTGCGAAGCCGCGCGCCAGCCTGACGGGGGACGACCCGCCCCCGTGGGAGGAAGAATCCTCCTCGGATACGTAGTAGTGTCGGAAGCAGCCTCCTTCCCTTGACCTGAGCCAAGTCAGTGACTAGGCTGGAGCCAAGAACTTCTGATGCGGGAGGAACCATCATGGTCCATGCCAGTGCGGTATCGCTCGACGAAATGCGGAGCCAGCTCCTTACCCTGGACCAGGTGCGGGAGCGCCTGGCCGTCACCGAGCCGCTGAGCGAGGTCGAGTTCACCGCCGGCGACGCCGAGGTCCGCTACGAGCCGGGGTGGGCCGCCAAGACCGTCGCGGACACCGCCTACACCGGCGCGTACCTGCGGCTGCCGGGCGGCAACGAGTACCAGTTCACCAAGCAGGGCGCGCTGGAGCTGGGGGCCGTTTGCCACATGCCGCGCGGCCTGCAGGCGCAGACCCCGCCCGACGTGCTCGCCCCGTTCATCAACTGGTGGCTGGCCAACGGCGAGGACGTGGCTGCCAAGGAGCTGAAGGCGCTGTGCCAGCAGGACAAGGTCGCCGCCGTCACCCGGGGCACCGTCAACCCGTTCTCCAACCTGCGCATGCTCGACACCGTCATCGCCGGCGTCGAGAAGAAGTACGGCCAGGGCGAGGTGCTGGCTGACTACAAGTTCCACCACAACCTGGAGGCGACCGCGCTGCGGCTCATCGTCCCCGGCCAGCGGCGCGTCATCACCGGCACGTCCGTCCCGGATGATACCTGGAGCGTCGGCATCGACTACCGCAACTCGCTCACCGGGCTGAGGCAGACCTCCGTGCGCGGCTACCTGTTCCGCTGGTGGTGCACCAACGGGTGCATCGACACCATCAACGCCTCCCCCAACTTCTCCCGGCGCGGGCAGACCGAGGATGACGCCGTCGCCTGGGCTTCCGTCACCGTGGACGAGGTCCTCGCCGGCCTGGAGCCTATGCTCGACAACGTGCAGGGCCTCACCGCCCAGCCGGTCACCGGGGACGTGCGCGGCATGCTGGAGGGCCTGTTCGACGACAACGGCATCACCGTCGCCGACCGGCACCGGGTCATCGGCGAGATGGCCGAAGACGACGAGATGACCGCCTACAGCCTGCTCAACGCCGTCACCGTCACCGCCAACCTGCCCGACCTGGACTACCGCGCGGTGGACCGGCTCATGGGCATGGGCGGGCACATCGTCAGCAGCCACAGCCGCCGCTGCGACCTCGGCAAGGTGCACCGGGTGGTGGACGGCGAGCTGGTGCACGAAGATGCCTAGGCCGTGAACTTCACCGCCCTCATCGACTGCCCCTCCTGCGATACCACGCTGGAGGGGCAGTGGCACGATGACTCCATCGACATCGAGCAGATGGACGGGCCGCCCGTCGCCGACCAGGAGTGCCCGGAGTGCGGGGACGTGTTCCCGGCCGAGTACCCCGGCTGGACCACCTTCGGCGAGGCAGGCTAACGATGGTCCCTGGTATGGCGCTGAAGGCAGTCCGGCTGCCTGACCGGTGCGAGCAGTCCCGGCTGTACACCTCCGCGCACTGGCACCACGTCTGCTGGAACTGCGGGGCCGGGGTGTGCGGGGCGGGCAGCTTCGGCGGCGGCGACTGCTACAGCTGCCCGTGCGGCTGCTCGGAGACCTCGAACATGACCATCAAGACCGACAAGGACTACGACGCCGAGCTGGCGGCTACGTCCTCCTGCCCGGCCTGACCCGTACAACAGACGTGATCACCGACATCGCCATCGAGGACTACCAGGCGCTCCGCAAGGCGCAGCTGCGCCTGGGCCGGCTCACCGTCGTCACCGGCCCCACCGGCTCCGGCAAGTCCGCTGTCGTCCGGGCGCTGAAGCTGGTCGTGTTCAACGCCCGCGGCACCGCCTACATCAGGCACGGGGCGAAGTCCTGCAAGGCCATCGTGCAGGATGACAGCGGCTTGACAGCAGGGATCGTGCGCGGCGGCCGGGGCCAGGACGCCTACACCGTGAACGTGCTGGGCGAGAAGAAGACGTACACCAAGCTCGCCGGGGCGGTGCCGGAGGAGGTCAGCGCCCTGCTGGCCTTGCAGGACATCAACTTCGCCGGGCAGTTCGACCGGCCGTTCCTGCTGGCCGACTCCGGCAGCCAGGTCGCCCGGGCGCTCGGCGAGCTGACCAACGTCACCCTGGTCTTCGACGCCGCCCGCGAGGCCAACCGGCGCAAGCTGGAGATCGCCCGCGAGCTTAAGTCCTATGAGGATATGGTGCGGGCGCTGACTGCAGCCGCGCAGCCGTTCCGCACGCTGAAAGCCCGCCGGGCTGCCTTTATGGAGGCCCGTGACCGGATGGACAGCCTGGAGTACATCACCGACCAGAGAGAGCGGCTCGGGGCGCTGTGGTCCGCCTTCCGCCAGGGCATCGCCGCCCAGAGTGCCGCTGAGACCAGGCTGGCCGTGCTGAGTGCTCCGTCGGCGGAGCAGCTTGACCTCCTGGGTTCCCGGCTCGGCCGTCTCCGCAACCTGCACAGCCAGTACCAGCAGGCCGATCAGGCCGCAAGGACAACGGAGCGGCAGCAGCAGATACTCGCCGTCGAGGAAGATAAGGCGCACCGGGCGCTGCACGAGGCGCTGGTAGCCGCCGGGACCTGTCCTACCTGCGGGCAGTCAGTGGGAGAGGGAACGTCATGACAGAGCAGACCGTGGTCCAGCCGCAGAACCTGCTGCACGATGCCGCCTGGATCGCCGCCACCATGCAGGCAGGCCCGAACGGGGCCCGGTTTGATACCGCCGCGCACCTGCTGGCCGCCGCGAACCTCCCGTCCGGCGTCGAGGCCATGTACGACAGCACCGCCGTCGGGTCGGACCCCGCCGGGGCGTTCGCCTACGCCGGGTACTTCAACGGCATCTACGAGAACATGGCCGCGCTGAGGGCCCGGTTCCCCGCCGCCCAGCTGGTGTCCGTCACCCCGGACGGGGCCAAGGGGGCTATGTACACCGACATCGAGCCGGGCAACGTGACCGCCTCCAGCGTGCCCGCGTTCATCAAGGCGGGCGGCCTCGGCTTCTACGCCTCCCCCGGCGCGGCGGCCGGCTACTCGGTGCAGGACTGCATCGACGCGTGCACCGCCGCAGGGATACCGAGGACCAAGTACCGGATCTGGTCCGCGCACTGGATCGGCCGGCACATCTGCTCGCCCAGCGCCTGCGGGTACCCCCAGGCGGACGGCACCCAGTACGTCTCCACCGCCGGGTGGGACGAGTCGGCGGTGAACAGCCCCGCGTTCTTCCAGCTCCCCGCGCCCGATCCCGCCGTGCCGCAGCAGTGGCGCGGAGATGGCCGGACCGCCATGTACGAGGCCGCCGCGCTCGCGCCGGGCCAGACCGTCGCCGGCATCCTGGCCGGGACCTACGTCAAGTACGGCTGGAACGCCGCGCTCACCGACTTCATCAACGGCATGTTCGCCGGGACGATCTCCCCGGTTGCCCCTGTTCCCTCCGACGTGACCCTGTGGCTGTACGCGCCCCCGCCGCCGCCCGCCCCGGCTCCTGCTCCGCCAGCTCCTGCCCCGGCTCCGCTCGCTGCCTGGGAGACCACGCTGTACTCCAAGCTCCCCGGCATCCGGCTGGGCGACCAGGACGCCGCCGGGAACGTGACGTGGGTCCGCCAGGTGCAGCTGCTCCTCAACGTGGCGCTTCCCGCCAGCCAGGCGGTGCCGGTGGACGGGGACTTCGGGGCCGAGACCCAGACCGCGCTGGAGGCCCTGCAGGCCACCGCCGGGCTGCTGACCACCGGCTGGACCGACCCGGTGACCTGGGAGGTGCTGGTCGGCGGCTCGCCGAACGCTCAGCTGCTGACCCTGACTAAGGGTTCCGGCCTGCCTGTGGCTGCCTCTGTCAAGCGGGTGCAGGCGCTGTGCGAGGCGCACGGGCTGCAGCTCGCCATCGACGGGAACTTCGGGCAGAACACTGAGAACGCCGTCGTCGCAGTGCAGCGGGCTTACTACCCGAACGACCCGGCGCAGCAGGATGGTACCGTCGGCCCGGTCACCTGGAGCCTGCTCGCCGCGCACGCGCTGCCGTGACCGTTCCCGAGCTGCTGCGCAAGGCGGCGGCCTGCAAGACGTGCGGCAGGCCGCATGATTACCTGCCCCGCAGCGACGGCCACGGGCGCACGTGGGCGTCTCCCGAGGATGGCCACGGGTACGGTCCCTTGCTGGACCCGAACCGTATTGCCGAGATCCGCCGTATCGCGACAGGGAAGTACGAGAGCCCGTGGGTCCGGAAGGGTGTCGCGGTGCACTGGTGGACCGAGGAAATCGTAAAAGAGTCATGAGTCATCTAGACGACCTGATAGCCAGGAACTTTGAGGCCAGCCGTAGCGCTGCTGTTGTGGCAGTGGAGCAGGAGCTGGAGCGTGCTTACGCCAAGCACGGACGGGAGCCGTGGGGACTGCACGAGTTCTACGTCATCCTCAAGGAGAAGGTAGACGAGCTGTGGGATGCGATAAAAGCAGACGAGCCGACTGAGCGGGTGCTGACTGAAGCCGTTCAGGTCGCGGCTGTGTGCTTCCGCTACATGGAGACCGGAGACAGGTACCGGGGAGCGCACGGTGACTAGCCTGTGTCTCATCTCAGATATTCATCTGTCGGACAAGCCGCCCGCTAGCTGCACCGAGTCCTACACGGATGATCTCTTCGACTTGCTGGAGCAGGCCCGCGAGCTGTGCATCGAGCGCGGCTCCCCCATGGTGTGGGCCGGGGACACCTTCCACTGCAAGGCCCCCAGCCGGGTGTCCTACAGCCTGGTGCACCGGACCTGCGAGTTCATCAAGAGCTGTATTCCTCACTTCCCGGTGCTCATCCTGGCCGGTAACCACGACATGTCCAACGACCGGCTGGAGTCGGTGAGCACCAAGCAGCCCCTCGGCATGCTGTACCGCGCCGGGGCGACCGAGCTGAACGGCTGGGGCAGCCCCTTCAAGGTGTTCGGCGTGCCCTGGCTGCAGGGATACGGGCTGTGGGATGAGGAGCTGGTCAAGGTGATGGCGCGCAGCGCTCCGCTGCCGCTTCAGCCGGGCATCGATACTGCTGTTGCCGAGGCGCTGCGCCTGTACCGGGAGGTGAACATCCGCGAGCCGTACCTGGTCGTCACCCACGCGCCGCTCTACCCGCCAGGCGAGAACCTGCCCTACGAGTGGTTTCCCGGCATGCGTTGGTCCGAGCACATGGGCTACGGAGGCAATGTCTTCTACGGGCATGTGCACGAGCCGCACCGTATGTTCCAGCACGGCGGCGTGACCTTCTGCAACAACGGGGCGCTGAGCCGCGGCAGCCTGCACGAGTACAATCTGACCCGCCAGGTAGGCGTCACCTTCTGGGATCAGGACACCGGGGCGTTCGAGTTCGTCCCGCTCGATGCCAAGCCCGCCGGCGAGGTCTTCCGGCTGCAGGAGAAGCAGCAGGCCACCGACATGCAGGGCCGGCTCGACGAGTTCCTCCAGTCAGCTGGCGATGCCAGGCTGGAGATCTTGAACACCGGGTCCGTCATCGCGCACGTGAAGTCGCTAGGCCTAGGCAAGGACGTGGAGGACCTCGTGGAGGAACTGCTGACAGGAGCACAGCATGGCGACCGCTGAGTACGAGCCGTCGTACGAGAAGCGCATGACCCTTGGGCACGAGACTAGGATAGGCATCGCAGACGACGGCCTGGAGAGCCTGCGGGTGACACGTAACTACGGGTATTTCTCGATCAAGGACCGTTGCTACGAGGAAATCTGCGTCGAGGATGCGGATATCCCGAAGCTGGTCGTCGCGCTCGGCGCAACCTGCGGCGAGGGTTGCACGGGGGCCGGCTGCACCTTCTGTGAGGCCAGCCGTGCCTAAGACTCCTGATGCCGTGCTGGACGACATGGTCCGGACCGAGGCCGGGTGGTGGCTGGCCCAGCACCGTCCCGTCATCGGCTGGGACCTGGACAGCACCCTGTGCAGCACTGTCCACCGCCGCGACATGGTTCCGGCCATCAAGGCCGGAGGACCGGACGCGCCTACCTGGTGTGACTACAGCCTCCAGTGCGCCGACGACGAGCCGGTGCACGGCAGCGTCGCGCTCATGCGCGAGATGGGCTGGTACACGCACATCGCGGTGTCCGGCCGCAGCCTGCTCGCCTACGACCTGACCTGGGAGTGGGTGAAGAAGCACCAGGTGCCATTGTCCGCCGTCATTCTGCGGCCTTCGGAGGACCATTCGCCGAACGGCATCTGGAAGACCCGGGTGCTGCAGGCGCTGCGCCGGAACGGCGCCGACGTCCGGCTGTACTTCGAGGACTGGAAGGAGTCGGCGGAGCAGATTCGCTGTGAGACCGGTATCCCGGTTATCGGCATCAACCCGTTCGACGGCGAAGTCCCGGGCACCGGGCTGTAGTGTTCACCGTCGAGGATGTCAAGCGGGTGCAGGCCGACCTGGGGCTGCGCGACACCCACGTCGCGTGGGTTGACCTGGACGAGGGCTTCTCCATTGCGCATACCGACTCGGAACGTGAAAGCGGGATGGACCTGCACGACTGCAAGATCCACCTGTGGCTGGCTATGTTCAGCCGTAGTTTTCTCGTCTGCTGCTTTGACAGGCCGGGTCTTTACCAGGTGGCTGCCGCGCACGAGGTGGAGGGCCTGGCTCTGTGACCGACAGTCCGTTGAAGATAAGTTGGAGTCGGATTAGGCTGCACAGCGAATGCCCGCAGAAGGGCCACCTCATCGCGCTGGGCCGCCGGTCCAAGGTGGCGGATGGACGCGTGTTCTTCGCCGGCAACGTCGCCGACCGGTGCATGCGCCAGTGGCTGCAGGGCGACGACCCCCAGCGCGGCTGGATGACCGCGCAGGTGGACCGGATCATGGACGAGCTGGAGAAGGGCACCCAGGAGGCGGGCGACGGCATCATCCGCTGGAAGCACCTCTCCGACCGCGCCGAGGTCCGTGAGATGTGCCGGGACGCGGTGCACCAGCTGGAGGACGACCTGCGGACCCTGCTGCACCTGTACGAGCCGCCGTCCTACGACTGGGACCCGGCGCCGCGGTTCGAGGTGCCGCTCGTCATCCCGCGCCCGGACGGGAGCAAGGTGCAGATCCTTCTCCACGGAGAGATAGACCTGCTGGTCCGCCGCCGGCTTCTGCCAGGCGAGGTCCAGGTCAACGGTACCGACGAGAACGGCATGGTCGTCGAGGTCTGGGATCTGAAGACCACCAGAGATAACCAGTACTGGCGCAAGACCCTCGGCCAGCTCGTTTTCTACGAGATCGCCGTGTGGGCCATGAAGAAGGGCCGGTGGCCGGTCTGCTCCGGGCTGCTGCAGCCGCTGTGCGATGAGACCATGCCGTCCTGGCAGTTCACTGCGGACCACCGGACGCAGATGTTCCAGCGCATCGTCGCCGTGGCCAACGACATCCTGGACGGTCGCGTGGACCCTACTCCGACCCCGGCTAAGTGCCGGTACTGCGACGTCAAGCACGCCTGCCCGGTCAAGGGACGCGGGCCGAAGAGCGGCCGGGTGGCGGTAGGAGGGGCATGAGGGACATCCTGCGGGAGAACGCGGAGCGCAAGGTCGCGGACGCTGTCATCCTGGAGCGGGCCGCTGACGTGCTGCGGCGCCGTTCGAGCTGCCAGGGCCTGGTCATATGGCGGCTGTCCGCGCTCGCCCGGCATCTCCGGGCTGCGGCAGGCTGGGATGAGGCGGTGCGCCGTGACTGACCCCAGCGCGCTCGACGCGCGGGTGGCCGCGCTGAAGAAGCGCATCGTCGGCATGCAGCAGGACCGTGCCCGTGCCGAGCAGCAGCACGCCGTCGCGGCGGACCGCGCCCAGCAGGCGGAGAAGGCCCTGAAGGACGAGTTCGGGGTCACCCCCGAGGAAGTGCCCGCTCTTGCGGAGAAGCTGACAGTCGATCTGGACGCCGAGGTGCGCAGGGTGCAGGAGCTTCTGGATAAGGCGGAGGAGAAGGCGTGAACGAGGCGGACGAACCGGCTGCGGGAACCGATTACGGGGAGTTCACCTTCCGGGTCAAGCCGTACGTGCTGAAGGCCCTGGCCGCTGCCGTGGCACCGGCGGTGCCCTCCTCCGGCCAGTTCCCCGTGCTTAGCTGCTACCGGGTCCGGGTGAGCCATGCCGGGCTGGAGCTGGCCGCCACCGACATGGAGCGCATCGTCCTCGCCTCCACGGAGGCGGTGTGGACCGGCGACAGCGTGGACGAGTCAGCTTCCGCCGAGGCGTTCATCCCGGCGAAGAAGCTCCAGGCCGTGCTGAAGGAGGCGACGGAGGAGAGCATTACCGTCGCGGTGAAGAAGGATCGGGCGACCGTCACCGCCGGGAGCGCCTCCTGGGTGTTCGCCCTGCCGGACAGCGGCGAGTACCCGCAGCTGCTGGAGCCGTCCGAGCTGGGGTTCTTCCTGTACCCGGCGGAGAAGTTCCTCGCCGGGCTGAAGGCGGTACGCCATGCGGTGTGCCGCGACGCCGGCCGCCCCATGCTCACCCAGGTGGAGATCGGCGCCCCCGAAGGCTCGGACGGGTTCGAGGGCAGGCGCATCACCGCCTCCGACGGCACCCGGTTCGCCCGCGCCGAGCTGGACGAGTTCCCCCACCCCATGTGCATCCCCTCCTCGGCCCTGGACGACATCGTCCGGCTGGTGTCCGGCAGCCAGGGCGACGCCGTCGGCGTGGCCGTCACCGAGGATGCCCTGGTGTTCCGCGCCGACCACGTGGTGTTCGCCGTGGCCCGCCGCTCCACCCCGTTCCCGGACATGGACAAGCAGCTGCTCGGCCCGGCGGGGGATAACGACCAGGTACTCGCCGTGGACCGCGAGGAGCTGTCGGCTGCCGTGCGGTGCGTCCGGGTCAACGCCGACGCCGACACCGCCGCCATCGCGCTGGTCGTCGAGGGCAGCACCGTTACCGTGGTGTCCCGCGATCAGGTGGGCCACTCCGCGTCCGTGCCCGTTCAGCTGGTCACCGACTGGCCCGGCAAGGAGCGGGTGCTGTGCGTCAACCACGTGTTCCTCGCCGAGATGCTGGCCGCGCACCCTGATGTGACCTGCGCGTTCCGGCTCGGCAAGGACCTCGGCAAGCGCCGCTCCGTTATCCTTCTGGAGGGCACCGGGACCGTTCAGGTGCTCACGCAGATGGCTTCTTCGCTGGTGGGATACTAGAAATGCAGTACGGGAAGATCGTTCGTTTCGACACCGACCGGGGCTTCGGCTTCGTCTCCCCCGACAACGGCGACCGGGACGTGTTCATGCACGTCTCCGCGCTCGCCCGCGGCGGCGATGCGCGCCAGCTCCGCCCAGGCGTCCGGGTGTCCTACGAGGAGGAGCACGGCGACCGGGGGACCAAGGCCGCGCAGGTCCAGGTGCTGTCCGCCAGCCGGGAGGACGCCTGGCCGGAGTACACCGAGGCGCACCAGGACAGCTCTGCCGGGGTCCAGCCCAGCACGAGGCCGCTGTCCGAGGAGGAGTTCCGCACCCTGTGGGACGAGGGGTGCGGGGTCGCGCTGGCCCGGGCCCGCCAGCGCGGCTGGGTGGCGTAGCAGGGCTATGACGCATGAAGAGCGCGCGAAGCTGTACGGCAGCAGCCCCACCCCGGCGCAGCGGCGCAGGCTGAAGCACAAGGAGCACTCCTCCAAGGCGCACAGCCACGAGGGACTGCCGCTGATAGTTGCGGAGGACGGTACCGTCAGGCGGGCCCGGTGCTCGTGCTGTTCCCCGCAGAAGAAGGGCATCTGGATCGGCGGAGGGCAGTGATTCCTGCGCTGTCCGCGCGCCTGGCCCAGGTGCAGCGGGGCCTGGACCGGGAGGCCGGGCAGGCCGCCCAGGTGGCCCGGCAGGGCAAGGAGGCTCAGGAGCGGGTCCGCGAGCTGCGCGCCGCCCAGGAGCTGCACGAGAAGGCGTGCGCGCTGCTCACCACCATCGGCGAGGAGCGCCAGGAATCCGCCCGGCAGCAGGTCGAGGGGCTGGTCACCCGGGCGCTGCAGGTGATCTTCTCCGAGAACCTGACCTTCCACATGGTCCCGTCCGTTAAGGCGAACCGCGCCGAGGTGGACTTCGTGATCAGGAGCAGCTACGGAGATGACGTGGTCGAGACTCCAGTGCTGGATGCCCGGGGCGGAGGGATGGCTGCTGTCGTGGGATTCGTTCTACGGCTGGTCGTGCTCCTGCTCACCCCGGGAGCGCGCCGCTTTCTGGCACTGGACGAGTCATTTGCCCACGTCTCAGCGTCCTATGAGCCTCGGGTGGCCGAGTTCCTGCGTGAGGTCGCTGACAAGGCTGGAGTGCAGATCCTGCTCGTCACGCACAGCACGGCCTTCGGTGACCTGGCCGACGCACGTTACCGCCTTGTACTAGGGGCGGACGGGGTGACCGAGGTCCACGAGGGGGAGTCCGAGTGAAGTTCCGCATCAAGCTGGATCACCCGAAGAACAATCCCGAGTGGGATATTGTCCGGGACGTGGCGCGGTTCCACGGCGACGGGCTCACGCGCGGCAGCAAGTTCGTCGTGCTCCACCAGGTGGATAGCTTCGGCCTGGAGAAGCTGGAGCGCGAGCTGCGGAACCGCATCCTCGAAGTGCACCGGGAAGACCTGTAGTGCTAGACGAGGACAGGCGGCTCCTGCTGTGCATCGACTACGAGGGGCCGTGGGAACGGCTGGAGGGCTTCTTCTACGGTGTCCGCCCCCACGGCAAGGGCCTGCGCTGGGACATCCCGCAGCACCCGACCGGCTGGCGCGCGGTGCTCGGCTGGGCGGGGGACTTCTGCAACCGCAGGGACATTGCCTGGGCTACGCGGCACGTGGTGCACCGAACCAAGCCGCACCCCCGGTGGAAGCGGAAAACCGGATAGGATGTAGCCGTGGACCCTGGGCATATCCAGCGCTGGCTGGACGGCAATCTGTGGAAGCTGGACGGCCCCGAGGCATACCTGGGCGACGAGCCGGGCTCCGTCCGTAAGCCGTGGGACCAGGCGTCCGTCCGCATGCTCCTGGCGGCCTCCTGGCCGTACATGCAGGCGGCGGGGAACAACTCCACCCCGGTCGTCTACCGGTGCGTCAACGACTCTCCTGGAGCGCTCTGTGACCGTTTCTACCTGCCTGCCACCCCACGTGACTTCCGCCTGCTGGAGCGGGCGGGTCTACCTGTCTTCGGGATTGAGACCAAGCACGGCGTACAGGACTTCGACGTCTTCGCTACTTCTATTTCTTACACCGTCCTCTGGCTCAACTTCTGCCAGTACCTCCGGGTAAGTGGCATCCCGCTGCGCTGGCGCGACCGCCTGGGTGACCCGGGTGCCTACCCCATGGTCATGGCCGGCGGGCAGGCGTGGAGCCACCCCGAGTTCATGGCCCCGGTAGTGGACTGCGTCTTCCTCGGCGAGGCCGAGGACGCCCCCGGCAACCCCGGCATCTCGGTGGTCATGGAAGCCATCGCGGACATGAAGGCGGACGGCCTGTGGCGGGCCGAGCGGTCCATGTGCTACCGGATGCTGGCGGTGGAGTTCCCGTTCCTGTACTTCCCCCGCGAGGTGGAGTTCGGCTACAGGTACGAGGACCGCGGGCTGCCCGAGCCGACCAAGCTGGTGAGCGGGTGGTCCGGCCCTACGGCGCTCGGCGGCCCGGCGGTCAGGTTCAAGAAGCGGTACGTCAAGGACCTGGACAGCGCCGCCCCGCACACCCAGGCCCCGCTGCTGTACTCCGACCCGGGCATGGGCGCGGGGGACATCGAGGCAGGCAAGGGCTGCCCGGCCTGGTGCAGCTTCCCGTTGATCGGGGAGACTCAGGTTTTGTCTCGCGAGTGGGGCATCTCATCCATCGACTGGTTGCACGGGGTCGGGAAGGCTGAGGTCTGGGATGGCGCGGCTTGGGCTAGCGCTACCGTAGAGTCGCACGGGGTCCAGGCGGTGCAGCGCATCACCTTCCGTCCCGCCGACTGCGGAACGGCGAACGGAGCCTGGCGACGTAACCCCAAGGCCACGCATCGGGTTCAGGTCACAGCCACTGCGGCGCATGGCTGGGAGCTGGTAGATGGTACGGAGACGCATGCGCTACGGGCTGGAGACTTTGTGCCTGCTGCTGCTGCCTCGGTGCAGTACGACGGGTCGAGCTACGACCTCGGCCGGGTGCACGGGTTCCTGTTCGGGGACGGCCACCAGCGGAAGCTCTCTACCGGTGAACGGCGGCCTGTGCTGTCGGGTTCCTTCAAGGTGCGCCTGTTTGGCAAGGACGCCGCCGTTCGGCCTTGGTTCGAGAAGTTTTGGCAGCCTGACCAGGACGACCGGGATTCTTGGGCTGTCCGCCCTGACCTCCGGGTCAGTTCCATTCAGAACCCGGATTACGCCAAGGGTGATGTTGTGGTCTATGGGTGGGCCGCCTTCGATGTCAAGTCATGGCCTTCGCCCGCAGTTGATACCGCTTACGTAGCTGGGTTCCTGGAAGGCTGGCTTGCCGCAGATGGCACCCTGCGTGCTAAGGAGACCTCTTATGTTCTTGCTGCGCAGTACAGTGCTCAGCACCATGGCGACACGTCTCCCAGCCAGTGGCTGGAGCGACACGCTGCGCAGGGAGGCTGGGTGTACGTCGGTTGCTGTCAGAGCCGTTCCGACGTAACCAACTTCGGGCCGCGTAGCGCTCCGCTCATGCAGCACACCCTGGTCAAGCCGGAAAGGCACGGGTGGTGCGTTGAGGCCATCGAGCCGCTGGACAAGCCGCAGGAGGTCTACTGCCTGACTGTGCCGGGTTCGCACCGCTTCTCGCTGGCGGACGGCGTGTTTACGATGAACTGCCACCTCACCTACGTGGACAAGCCCTACCGCGAGCACAGCGTGGAGTACCTGATCGAGCAGGCCAGGCAGTGGCGGCTCAACATGGGATCGAACGAGTTGTCTCCTTACGGCCCCGACTTCCCCATGTACACCCGCAAGAAGGAGCTGCTCGGCGGGCTGCTGGAGCAGGTGTCCGACGAGGTGGATACCGGGGCGATGCGGGTAGATGACTTCATCGGCGACCCGGATTACTCCATGCTGCTCGCTTTCGGCGGTACCGATGCGGTCACCCTCGGCCTGGAGGGCAACAGCCAGCGGATGCGCGACCTGATCGGCAAGGGCGTCTCCGACCAGGACGTCGAGGAGGCCGTCACCCGTGCCATCCGGGCCGGCATCCGCAAGGTCAAGCTGTTCATGATCTCCAACATGCCCGGCGAGGAAGCGGGGGATGTCATGCGGATCGTCAGGCTCGGCCAGCGGCTGGCAGAGATCCGCGAGCAGCTCGGCCAGCCCGGCGTGCGGATCCAGTTCTCCTGGACGCCGCTGCTCATCGAGGCGCAGACCCCCATGCAGTGGTTCGCCCCCACCGCCCCCGACTACACCCTCCAGCAGGCCATGGCCGACCTCCGCGACCAGCGGATCGAGATGAAGCTCGGCAGCAAGGCCCAGCCGGAGAAGATCGCCCTGTTCCAGGCGTGCCAGCGGGCCAGCCGCGACGCCGGGGAGGCCATCACCGACGTGATCGAGGACCTCGCCGCCGGCTGCTGGGGCGGCGTCGCCAAGGACATGAAGGACCGGCTCAACGCCGCGCTGAAGAACCACGGGTTCCGCAACGGGCTGGACGACCTGTTCCTGGAGATGGGCGAGGACGACCTGTTCGGCTGGGAGCACATCGACACCGGCGTCTCCAAGCAGCTCATGTGGGGCGCCTACCGGCACATGGTGCAGTTCCTGGAGGGAACCGACAGCGAGAGCTACGACGAGCAGTTCGACGAGAGCTACCGCGGCAGCGAGTGGATTGCCCGCTGCGACCAGCACTGCTCCGGCAACACCTGCGGCTGCTGCGACAAGACCGACCTGAAGATCCGCCAGGGCTACCTCAAGGCGACCGACCGCGACCTGGAGGCCCGGCCGGTCCGCCCCCTCGATCAGACCACCGTCGCGTGCAAGGTCCGGTTCCGGTACGAACGGTCGGAGAAGCACCGGTTCGTGTCGAACGCGCACTGGAAGTTCGCCATCCGCCGCGCCGCCTACCGCGCCCAGGAGCACACCGAGGGGTTCCCGCCCATCGCCAAGCGGTCGGTCCGCATCGTCAGCGATGCCTACAAGTTCCGCGACCGCAGTGCCGGGACGGACTACGCCGAGTTCGGCCTCACCCGTCAGCCGCACAAGATGAACAATTTCATCGCCTGGTTCAAGGCGGAGCTGGACCCGTGGCTGGCCCTTCAGAGCTGGATGCTTTACCCCAAGGAGTCCCAGCTTCCGGCGACCCCCAAATCCTTCTGGGAGCTGGAGGTGGCGGGAGGCGAGCAGGCCCTCGCCGCCGCCCTGCGCGCCTACGATGAGGCTCCCGAGGTGCGGGTGCTGCTCAAACAGGAAAGTTTCTACTCCGGCATGAGCGCCGAGGAGGCCAACGCCAAGGATCACATCGCCGACGCCTGGCTGGTCCGCGACGCTGATCGGCTGCTGCTGCGCATGATCCTCAACGGCAAGCTCGGCCCCTACCAGGCGTACGCTCCGCTGTGCGGCAAGAAGTCCTGGGTGGATGCTATGCGCTACACCGCCCGTCGGCTCGCGTTCTTCGACGGTGCCGACCCGCTCCAGGGCAGCCTGCTGCGCCCGGTGTGCATCGGCTGCGGCACCGCCGTCCCGGCCGGGCTGCTCGGCGAGGTGTTCGATATGGACTACTGCCCCCGCTGCCGGGACGAGCTGGGAGCGTCCGGTTTCGCGGTCGGCCTCAGCAGGCTCGTATAAGGGAGGGGTTCCCCCGACCCCCTGCGGCCCGGCAGGCTCGCCCCCCTTGTGGCCTGCCGGGCCGCCCTTTTGCCCAAGGAGGATCTGTGTGTGACTCGCCGGGGTTCACCAAGCCGACGCACGGCTACGGCCAGGAGTTCGGGGATAGTCCTGCGGAGCAGGGCGAGCTGCTCGATGCAGTGCAGGAGCGCCGGCCGTCCAGGGAAGTGAACCTGCTGACCGACGACGAGCGTTACGAGGAGCTGCTGCGGGCAGATGCCGCTGCCGTTCTGGACGACGACCTGGGGGACGAGCGGGGCTGTGAAAATCCAGACCAGCTGGCGTAACCCGCCCAGCACGAACTACCGGCGCCCGACCGAGCGCAGGTTCTATGTTTGGCGCGATCGGTTCATCCTTTACGGCAAGGGCGGCTACGCTGAGAGCCACGGCTGGGGAGAGTACCCGTGGCGCTGGCTCTGCACCATGTGCGATCCGCCGTCCTACGGGTTCCGGGCCAAGAGGAACGGCTGGCAGTCCATCATGACTGTTACCCTGCCGCGTCACATGAGGGTCCGGGCTGCGCATCACCGCTGGGTGGCGGGGCACCGGTGAGGCTCGGGTCGGCCTGCACCGGCTACGCCGGCCTGGACGGGGCCGTCGAGGCCGTGTTCGGCGCCGAGCTGGCCTGGGTTGCCGACAACGACCCGGATGTGTCCCTGCTGCTCAAGCAGCGCTACCCGGACGTGCCGAACCTGGGCGACATCAGCACCGTGGAGTGGGACCAGGTCGAGCCGGTGGACATCTTCTGCGGGGGGTTCCCCTGCCAGGACGTGTCCTGCGCCGGCCAGCGGGCCGGGCTGCGCCCCGGCACCCGCAGCGGCGTGTGGACGTACATGGCTTACGCAATCGGAATTCTCCGGCCGGAACTGGTGGTAATCGAAAATGTCCGAGGGATATGCTCTGCCTCCGCCCATAGCGACGTGGAATCCTGCGAGATCTGTCTGGGAAAAAGGGCAGGACATGCTCTGCGGGCACTCGGAGCTGTTCTCGGAGACCTTTCCACCCTCGGGTACGATGCGGAATGGCAGAATGTACGCGCCTCAGATGCCGGGTCCTGCCACCGGCGGGAGCGGATCTTCATCACCGCATGGCCTGCTGCTCCCGACGCCCTCGGCGACGCTGGGCAGTAACGGCGGACTGGTCACCCCCGCCAAGGCCCGCGAGGGCGGCACCCTCATCGAGACGCTGTCCATGCTGCCCACCCCGCAGGCCAGCGACCACAAGGGCCCTACCGTGTCGGTGGGCCGGGTCCGCAGGGACGGCCGGGCGCGCACCGCAGCGGACGCGGACCTGCCCGAGGCGGTCAGTCTGCTGAAGACCCCCACCGCGCAGCTCGCCGTCAACGGCGGCAGCCAGCACCCGGATAAGCGCCGGGCCGGCGGCCACGGCCCCACTCTCGCCGACCAGGCCGAGCACGAGCTGCTGCCCACCCCGGTCGCCAGCTACAGCCAGAACACCCCGGAGAACCACCTGCGCAAGAAGCCGGGCCGCACCTCGGTCACCGACCTGCGGATCATGGTGGAGAACGACATGATGGGCACCGGGGGCAGCCTTCTCCCCACCCCGGCAGCTGCTGACGGGGAGCGGCGCAGCCTGGCGTACAAGCGCGGTAACCCGACCCTGGCCGGCGCGCTCCTGCCCACCCCGCAGGTCGCCGACGTGACCGGAGGCCACAGGAACCGCTCCGGGGCACGCAGCGGGGAGCTGCTGCTCCCTGGCCTGGCCGAGCACCTGGGCAGCGGCCCGGTGGTGGACTGGGGCAAGTACTCCCGGGCCGTCCTGCGCTGGCAGCAGGTCACCGGCCGGATGGTGCCGCACCCGCTGGAGCCGGGCAGCAAGGGCAACCGCGTGCTCGCCCCCGTCTTCGTGGAGTGGATGCTCGGCTTGCCGGAGGGCTGGGTCACCGGGGTGGACGGCCTGTCCCGCAACGCCCAGCTGAAGATCCTCGGCAACGGGGTCGTTCCGCGGCAGGCCGTGCTGGCCCTGCTCATCCTGCTGGAGAGGCTGCCGTGGAACGCTACGAACTGAACCGCGCCTGCCTGGATAGCGACTGCGGGGGCGCCGCCGAGCCGGAGGAGGAGCTGGCCGAGGGCGGCATGCTCTGCTACTGGCGCTGCACGCAGTGCGAGATGGAGTTCGGCTACGAGCTGGTGCCCGACGAGTCCGCCGCCGGCAGCTGCTCCCTGGGAATTCCGGAGGGTGTGCGGCGCAAGGCCAGCACGCCCGTACCCGATAGCCCAGCGCACGTGTTCCTGGGAACCACGATCGGCAGGAGACCGCAATGAGGCTGGCCACGAAATACCGTCCTCAGCGGTTCGCCGAGCTGGTCGGCCAGCGCGAGGTGGCGGGGGTGCTGAACCGGATGGCCCAGCGCAAGCGCGTGCCCGCCGGACTGCTGTTCTACGGGGCCTTCGGCTCGGGCAAGACCACCAGCGCCCGCATCTTCGCCGCCGCCCTCAACTGCCACGAGCCGCCTGGCCCGGCCGCCTCCTGGCCCTGCACCGCCTGCTCGTCCTGCAAGGCGGTCGCCGGCGGCACTTCCCTGGACGTGATCGAGGTGGACGCCGCCTCCAACGGCACCGTGGACAAGATCCGGAGCATCTGCGACCTGGTGCAGTACGGCGCCCCTGGCGAGTGGCGGGTCGTGATACTCGACGAGTGCCACTCCATGAGCCGTGATGCCTCCAACGCGCTGCTCAAGACGCTGGAGGAGCCGCCGCCGCGCACCGCTTTCGTGCTCGCCACCACCGAGCACGGCAAGGTGCCGGACACGATCGGGTCGCGCTGCATCCCCTTCGCGTTCGCCCGGCTGGCCCCGTCCGTCATCGCCTCCCGGCTGCGCCACGTCTGCGCCGCCGAGGACATTGTCGTCGAGGACAGCCTGCTCCTCCACCTGGCCGACCGGGCCGACGGGATCATGCGCGACGGACTCATGCTGCTCGACCAGGCTGCGTCGGTGGACATCGTCACCCTGGACGCCTGGCAGCAGCTCACCTGCGACGAGGACTTCGCCCCGGCCCTGCTCGCCGCCGCCGCGCAGGGCGACCACAAGGGGATGTACGCCGAGCTGGACCGGGCGCTGCTCACCTGCAGCGACTACCCCGCCCTTACCCGGCAGCTGGTTACCTGCCTGCGCGACGTGCTGGTGCTGTCCGCCGGGGGCACGGTTGCCGCCCAGGGCGAGGCCCTGCAGGGCCGCCTGCTGCTGGCACACAGCGTGGACTCCCGGCGCGTGGTGCGGGCGATGGGCGTGCTGTGGGACCTGCAGGTCAGGTGCCGCACCGAGGACCGCCGGGCCGGGCTGGAGCTGGCCGCTGCCGTGCTGAGCGAGAAGCTCTGCCCGCCCCTGCCGCCGACGAACGGCAACGGGAACGGCCACCACGCGCCGCTGACGGCGGCCGGACTGCTGAAAACGGAGTACTTCACCGCATGAGAATCGCTGTTACTGGCGCGTCAGGATATGTCGGCGGCTGGCTGCTCGCCGAGCTGCACCGCTGCGGCCACGAGGTCCACGCCCAGGACCTGGTCTACCCCAACACCACCGAGCCGGTCTGGGATACCTTCCGCCTGTTCGACCTGAACTGCCGCGAGGCCCGCGAGGACTGGCTGGAGGACCGCCGCCCTGATGTCGTGGTCCACCTCGCCGCGCTGTACGGCCGGGTGTGGGGCGAGGTGGACATGCACAAGACCGCAGGCATGAACGCCGGCCTCACCGGGCAGCTGGCCCGCGACTGCGCGCACTACGGCTCCCGGCTCATGTTCATGTCCTCCTCCGAGGTGTACGGCGAGTCCGCCAACAGCGGCACCGTCGGCCCCGGTTCGCAGCTTCGGCCGGTCAACATGTACGGCCTGTCCAAGAAGTGGGGCGAGGAGGCATGCCGGGTCTACGCCCCGAAGGGCCTCATGGTCGCCCGGCTGAACATGCCCTACGGTCCCGCCTACTGGCCGCCCCGGACGGCCGAGAAGCCGCACATCTCTGGCAAGCCCGGTACCGTCGGATACAACGTGCTGCACTCCATGCTCTGGGAGGCCGAGCACGGGATGGACCTGCGCGTCCACCTCGGCACCGAGCGCTGCCTCACCTGGGTCGGCGATAGCGTGCGCGGCCTGGCCGCCATCCTGGAGGCCGGCAAGGCTGGCACCTGGAACGTCTGCCGCAACGACGACCACTACCCGGTCCTGGAGCTGGCTCAGATGGCCAGAGAGCTGGCCGGGAGCAAGTCGTGCATCGTGGAGGTCCCGCCGCCGGGGCAGATTACCTTCCGCAAGTCCCTGGACGACTCGCACCTGCGGGCGCTGGGCTGGGAGCCGGAGATGGACCTGGCCGACGGGATGAAGCGCACCTACGAGTACTTCCGCAAGTTTGACCGGAACGGGGCGTGGCAGGGATGACGCCGGTCCAGTACAACGGGGTCTCCTACGAGACCAACGACCCGGTCCCGCTGCACTACTGGCTGTGGAACTTCGAGGGAGACCTCGCCTTTGACGTAGGCGCCAACCACGGCCAGTCGCTGCGGGCCATGGTGACCGCCGGGCGGTTCCGCCGGGCGGTGGCGCTGGAGCCGTCCGCCGAGGCGTGGGAGGTGCTCGTGCGGGAGTTCGGCAGCGACGGCCGGGTCACCCTCCTCCAGGGGGCTGCCGCCGAGCGCACCGGCACTCTGGAGCTGTCCGTGTGCGCGGGCGCCATCCAGGGCGGGGAGCTGCTGGCCCCGGAGCTGGTCGGGCACTCCCCGGATCTGTGGTGGAGCGGCGAGACCGGCCGTCGTACCGTCCGGTGCGTCACCCTGGATGCCCTCGCCGCGCAGTACGGGGTGCCGCAGCTGGTGAAGGTGGATACCGAGGGTGGCGAGGTCCGGGTGCTGGAGGGGGCCGGCACCCTCATGGGCCGCACCGAGTGGCTGGTCGAATGGCACTCCCCCGCGCTGCGGGACACCTGCCAGGAGATGCTGTCCGCCTACCGGCTGGAGGTCATCCCTTACCCTTACCCGGACGGGGTGCCGCCTTATGATGCTGAGCCGCAGAACGGCTGGATACGGGCGACGCTGTGAGACTGTCCGTCCTCATCCCCACCCTCGCCCGCCGGCAGCACAAGTTCCTGCACCTGCTCAGCGAGCTGCTGCCGCAGTGCCAGGCCGCCGCCGAGCAAGTTGAGGTGGTGGCCCTGCAGAACCAGGGCGAGGAGCTGCTGGAGGCGTACCGCGAGCGGCTGCTGTACGCCGCCGAGGGTGACTACCTGTGCTTCGTGGACGACGACGACAAGGTCGCCTCGTACTACGTGGCCGACATCCTGGAGGCGCTGCGCAGCGACCCGGACGTGGTCGGCTGGCGGCACATCAACCACGGCACCCCCGGCTTCTACACCGACGTGAGCATCGCCCTGCAGCCCGGCAACCGGGACTCCGGCTACCAGCGCCGGTTCACCCACATGAACCCGGTGCGGTCCAGCTTGGCGAAGCAGGGCACCTTCCTGCGCGGCGGGTACGGCTACACCGGTGAGGACATGGTGTACGTGAACAGCGTGCTGCCGCTGCTGAAGCACGAGGTGCTGCTGCGCCGCCCGGTGTACGACTACCAGTGGTCCGCCTGGGACACCACGCAGAACGGGCCGCAGCCGAAGCCTGCTCAGCCGCACGAGCGGCCGGAGATCCCCGTCCCGTGTTTCCGGTGGTGCGAGTGAGTCCCCGGCTGGTGCTGACCATCGGCACGTTCGATATCCTGCATTTCGGGCACGTGGCATTTCTCCAGCAGTGCGCGGCTCTCGGCGACCGGCTCGTCGTCGGGATTAATACCGACCGGTTCGTGCGGGAGTTCAAGCCCGCCCCGATCATGAGTGAGCGGGAGCGTATCCTGGCGCTCCATCTGCTCGGCTACGAGACCCGGCTGAACGATTCGGCCGGCAAGGAGATGGTGGCCGAATTCCATCCGGACGTGCTCGCGATCGGGACGGACTGGGCACCGGGCCGGGGGAAGGACTACCTGGCCCAGGTCGGCGTGACCCAGGACTGGCTCGATGCCCAGGGGGTCATCCTCGCCTGGGTGCCCTACCGGCAGAGCCTGTCTATCTCCACCACCGAGATCCGCCGCCGGGTGCTGGAGGCCGGCCGTGGCTGAGCGCACCGCTGTCGCCTTCACCGCCTGGAACCGCCCGGACTACCTCCGGCAGACCCTGGACGCCTGGTCCAAGGTCCGCGGTATCGAAGATGCCGTCCTCCAGTTCTGTTGCGAGCCTGGCTGCGAGGAGGTGCGGGAGCTGTGCTGGTCGGTGGACTTCGCCGAGCGGTACGTCTATGTCAACCTGAAGCAGCTCGGTGCCTCGCGCAATACCCAGCAGGCGCTGGACATCGGCTGCCGCCGGGCGGGCTACGCCGTGCTCGCCTCGGACGACTACCTGCCCTCCGATGACGCGCTGGAGCTGCACGCCTGGCACCGCGACAACTACCGCGACGACCCTACCGTCCTCGCCCTGTCCTGCTGGCGCGATACCGCCCTGGACGGCGGCCCCGCCGCTGTCTGGCGTACCCAGACCATCGGCTGGCTGCACGGCTTCCACCGGGAGAAGTGGGCGCTGCTCAGCGCTGCCTGGGCGGAGTCCCGGTACGGGGACTGGTACCAGTGGATCGATCAGGCGTGGTGCCAGCGCCGGGGTTACGACGTCCTCCGGCCCGCCCTGAGCCGGGCGCAGGACATCGGCGAGTTCGGCTACCAGCCGCAGCCCCCGCTCGATCAGGTCCAGTCGCGGTGCTTCAGCCAGCACTACCCGCCGCAGCAGTACTACGAGGTCAAGGGGCGCCGCGAGTGCGGGTACCTCAGCACGTGGATCGAGGAGACGTGAGCCTTCCCGTCATCAGTGTAATAATTCCGACAGTCGATGGCCGGGAAGATCACTTCGAGCGCTGCTGGCAGGCGTACCGTGACTGCGCCGGCGGTGCCTACGAGCTGAACCTCATCATCGAGCGCAACCACCCCACCTGCGGGGCCGCCTGGCAGGCCGGGCTGGACCGGGCCAGCACCCGTGCCCGGTACTTTCACTTCACCTGCGATGACATCGAGCCGCACCCGGGCTGGGCGCAGCCGGCCGTCGAGGCCGCCGACCTCGGCTTCTTGCCCGCCCCGCAGGTGTACGCTCCGGACGGCTACCCCCAGTCCTGCCCGCAGGTCGGCGTCGTCGGCCGGGACTGGGCTGAGGTCAGCATGACCGCGCTGCCGTTCGTGTCCCGGGCGCAGCTGGAGAAGATCGTCCCGCTGCTCACCTGTCATTATTACACAGATGACTGGTTCAGCTACCGAGGGTCACGGCAAGGCTGGCGGTCCCGGCTCCGCACCGGCTACAGCTTCACCCACCACTGGGCGCAGCACCTGCGCGGCGCGGGCATGACCGAGGGCGGGCGCATGCAGTACGACGAGCTGCTGTTCCAGCAGGCCAGGAAGATGGTCGAGGCCGGGCAGTGGACCGAGCCGTGGCCGCCCCCCGAGATTGCGAGGCCGAACGGGTGATGAGGGTCGTCTTTACCGCGTTCAGTCGGGCCAACTACATGCAGGAGGTGCTGGCCAGCTGGGCGCGGGTGCGCGGCGTCGAGAACACGCCCCTGGACTTCCACGTGGAACCGGGCTGCCCGCACATGGAACGCGTCATCGCCGAGGCGGCCCTGCCGTCCGTGACCGTGCACGTCAACAGCAGGCACCTCGGCGTGCAGGCCAACCCGTTCCACGCCGTCACCTGCGGGTTCGGGGCCTTCCCCGATTACTCGCAGCCGGACGATTTCGTCATCCTCGCCGAGGACGACATCACGGTCGGCGCGGACACCCTGGAGTACTTTGCCTGGGCGAGTGAGCGGTTCGCCGCTGACCCAGGCATCCTGGCGGTCTCTACCTACCGGCAGTACCCGCGAGACCCGCAGCAGGCCGCCGCCGTCAGCGTCGAGCAGGAGTTTCACGGCTGGGTCTGGGGCACCTGGCGCGACCGCTGGGAGCAGCTGGCCGCCGACTGGACGTTCAACTACGAGCACAACGGCTGGGACTGGCGGCTCAACGACTACTGGTGCCGGGAGCAGGGCCGGAAGGTCGTCTACCCGCACCTGGCGAGGTCCCAGCACATCGGCCAGTACGGCGGGGCGCACTGCTCACCGGCCGCCTTCGAGGACCTGCAGTCCCGCTGCTACCTGCCGGACGCGCCGCCCCAGCGGTACCTCCTGGCTGATGGGTAACACTGCCGTGGGAATCTACCTGAACCTGGGCAGCGGCACCGACCGGCTGCCGCGGTACGTCAACGTGGACATCGCCGACATCCCGGAAGTAGATGTCGTCTATGATCTGGACACCGCTCCGTGGCCCTGGGCCGACGGCAGCGTCTCCTGCATCCGCGCCTACGACATCTTCGAGCACGTGGACAAGCCCGTCCTGTTCATGCAGGAGTGCTGGCGGGTGCTGCACGAGGACGGCGTGCTCGACATCCGGGTCTCCCACTGGAAGCACCGGAACGCCTACACCGATCCGACCCACCGCCGGTTCTGCACCGAGGAGACCTTCGACTACTGGGTGCCCGGCAACCACCTGAGCGCGCGGTACGGCGCCGCCTACGGCCTCGGCGGCAAGGTGAAGTTCGCCAAGGACAACTATCGGCTGGAAGGCCAGGAGATGAACTTCGGCCTGCGCAAGCTGCCGTAACCGCGATAGGACCTGCCGTGAAGAAGCTCCAGTTCAGGTTCGACCACTTCCTGTTCGGTGTCCTCGCCGTGATATTGTTCGCGGTCATCTGGAATACCGTCTGGTCCACGACCCACCGCGCGCCCGCTGTCACCTACATCACCGTGCGCACCGGACTGGCGCTCCCGGCGAACGCCACTCCGGATAAGTACTCGTCGGCTGCGAAGATCCCGCGCTGGACCAGGGTGGACACCCCTGCCGGGTATCCGTCCCTGATGCGCGCCTGCCTCGGCACCGACGGCATGTACGTGGACCAGTTCGGCGTGATGTACGTGGTGCCGGGCGACCCGGAGTGCCACGGCATCGACCCGCCCAAGTAGGCCCGATTACCGGAAGGTGAGCGATTCCTTCCCGGCCAGCCTTGAGTGCCTGTTCAACGTGCCCGAATCGGTAGCGGATAAGGACCTGCGCGCGGCGGTTGCCCAGCTCGCCGAGACGCTCAAGGCCGATCTGCTCGCGGTCGGTGCCCCGGTCGAGGTGTTGATGGAGGCGTCCGCCGCCATCAACCAGTTCTCCAAGCACATGCAGGCGTCCCGCAAGCCGTATGGGTACCCCGAGCTGGGCGGTTACACCGACCCCGGCAGCGAGCGGGCCGCGCTGTCCTCCCTCAACAGCGCGCTCTCGGCGCTGCGCGACGCCATGCTGCGGCTGCGGGTGGTCCGGGCCAACCCGGAGCAGCTCCAGTCCGCGCTCGCCGAACGGGATCAGAAGTTTATCCGCTGCGTCCAGGCCCTGCTGCAGCAGGCGGTCAGCGTCCAGGACCCGGTGGCCGGCACCGACCTGCAGTTCTGGGTCCAGTCCACCCTGTTCCCGCACATGCAGAAGGAGGGCCTGGTCGAGTGACCGCCCTGGAGAAGGTGCTGCGGCTCGCCGCCGAGGAGGAGCAGCACGCCCACGACTTCCTCATGAGCGAGTGCCCGTGGTACGCCAAAGTCCACCACGGCGAGAATGCCGACCCGGCTAGCTGCCGCCGAGCACACGGCAGGTTGACGGTCAGCCTTACCCCGCACACCGCCGAGGCGTCCACCGTGGACAAGCCCACCGTCCCGTCGGGCGGCCCCGGGCTGTTCCACCACAAGGGCCTGCACCTGCCGCCGTACATTCAGCACCTGTGGTTCCACCTGGTCAAGCGGTACGGCAAGCACGATGCCTACCGGGTCGCCGTGGGGGTCGTGAAGAAATGGGCAGCGGGAGTCAACCCCGGCGGGTGGAAGACCAAGAGCGGCAAGGGCAAGCGGACGCACCCAGATGTCCGCGCCGCCGCGCAGCGCAACGTCGCCGAGTGGGAGAAGGATCGCACCATGGGCGGGAAGAAGAATGGCTGAGCGCGGGTTCCCCGGGGCCTCCCCCTTCCCCGGCCGGGACAAGCTGCCGCTCCCGGCCACCCCCGGTGACAAGGACTCCAGGGAGATGCTCGTCGCGCACCGCATCGACGATACGGTGCGGGCGGTGGGGCACGGGGAGGAGCGGATGTCCGCCGCGCTGAAGGCAGGCACCGCCGAGCTGCGCAAGTACCACTCGACGCACATCGCCAACCACCTGTCCGTCGCCCTGGACAACATGCACTTCCTGGTGGACGACCTCCGGCACCACTACCCGGCCGAGGCCGCCGAGCTGGAGGCGGTCCGGCAGTGCGTCGGGCTGGCCCGGTCGCTGAACAAGTCCCTCCGGATCGCGACGACCGCGCACCTCACCGAGACCGTGCTGCACGAGCTGGCGCACGCCAAGCGGCACGCCGACGAGATGCTCAAGCCGGACCCGAAGGTGGTCTGGGAGTTCAACGCCGACCACGCCCGCAAGCACCTGAAGGGCGCGCAGGAGCACATCGACAAGCTGTCCGAGCACGTAGTGGACAACTACCCGGGCGAGGGCCGCTGGGTCCGGCTGCTCAAGCAGCTGCAGGACGGGCAGCTGGTCACCGACGAGCCGGCCTGGAAGGCGCTGAAGCTGGCCGCGCCCGCCCCGCGCGGCCAGTACGGGCTGCACCAGGTGCCCAGCCAGGCTGTCTCCCCGTCCCCGCCGCTGCCGCCCCACGTGGCGCTGCCGACGCCGAAGGAGTGCACCGCGCTGGTGAAGCTGGTGCCCGACGGCATCGATGTCACGCTGTCCAACACCGTCCGGCAGGCGCTGCGCATGGCCGCGCTCAAGCTGGAGAAGAACGACGTCATCCAGGCCCTCGCCTGCCTGCGCCAGGCCCAGTCCGCGCTGTACTCGGCCAGCAAGAAGGATGCCGGGGCTGGTCGGCCCGCCGTCTACGGGGCGCAGGCGGTGCCGCCTGCCGAGCAGGGCAGCGCGCTCGCCCAGATGCTGAAGGACTACCAGGACCAGGCTAACGCCTGGCGCAAGATCGGCACCGAGGTCGCCCGGCTCATCGACCGGGTGCGGCGCCACTACTTCGCCGGGCGGGTCAACGGCTACCTGCCCAACCTCCGGATGTAGAGGGCGATTAGACAGCCGTAGCTAACGACACCGGAGGTCTCATTGTCTGCCCTGGAAAAGGTTCTGCGGCTCGCCGCCCCCGAGGGCGGCCCGGCCGACGATGCCGAGGAGCTGGTCCGTGCGGCGGCTGAGCGGCTGAACGAGCTGGTGCTGCTGCTCGCCGACACGGACGACGACGGTGATGGCGACGACGAAGATGACGACGAGGATGAGGACGACGCCAAGGGCGGCAAGAAGAAGCCGCCGTGGCTCGGCAAGAAGAAGGCCAAGGGCGCCAAGGCGGACCAGGACGCAGGCAAGAAGAAGGTCAAGGCGTCCGCGCTGGTGCAGGAGGCCATGGTCGCGCTGTCCGCGCTGCAGGGCGGCGAGCTGCTCCTGTCCCGGGTGCCCGCCCGCGAGGCAGCCGAGAGCGACTCCGAGACGTTCATGCGGCTGGCCGGCAAGGCCCCCGCCTCCCAGGCGGTCGCCATGGAGCACGGCCGGTTCAACGGCACTCACAGCCACCCGCATCGTGTTATCCGCGTCGAGGATGGCGACCACCACCACAATAACGACTCCAACCACACGACGGGCGGGGACCGCGACTGGTAGCAGGCGATTGCCTGCTGCGTGGCACAGAACTACCTAGATCTCGACCGGACGTACCGGCTGCCCGCCGGGTACACCCGCCGCTTCTCCCTGGTAGATGAGGGCATCTACTGGCACCTGTACTGCGGCGAGGAGCGCATCAACGGCGGCCTGACCGACGAGGGTGTGCGGGCGTGCTGGGAGTCCCGCCGCTGCGCCATGGCTCACTACTGGAGCGTTCCCGGCCACCGGTACGCCCCCGAGGAGGCCCCGCTCCGCCTGGCTTCGGGCGAGAGCGTGGAGTACGAGCCGCGCTGGGGGTTCGACTGGGATGACTGAGTGGGCCAACTCCGACTTCTCCGCGCTCGCCCCGCCGAAGATCACTCGCGGCGGCAGCTCCACCGACCGTGTCTTCGAGGAGTGGCCGGTCACCCTGACCGAGTTCGTCACCAGCCCGCTGTACCTGGCCAACCCCCGGCTGTCGGAGATCCAGTACGATTCGGTGCTGCACGCCGAGCGTATCTACTACCCGGAGACCTACGAGTACATCGCCGCCCACCACCCGGACCCGGTCGGCCGCGCGTTCTGGAAGACCCCGGTCCGCCAGGTCAACTTCCTGGAGCTGGAGTGGGGCAAGGGCTCTGGCAAGGACCACGTGTCCCGCATCGCGGTGCTGCGGGTCTGCTACCTGCTGCTGTGCCTGCGCTCCCCGCAGGCGTACTACGAGATGCCGCCGCAGGACTCGATCCACGTGCTCAACGTGGCGTCCAACTCCCGGCAGGCGCAGCGCGCGTTCTTCGCCCCGCTCCGCAAGGCGGTCACCCGCTCCGGCAACTGGTTCACCACCATGGGTGCGGTGGAGATCAACGAGCGCAAGGCCGGGCGCGGAAGGCCGCCCAAGCCCAAGCCCGGCGAGGAGCGCAACGCCACCGCGCTGCTGGACACCATCCGCTTCCCGAAGAACATCGAGGCGGTCTCCGGCCACTCCGACGCCGACAGCCAGGAGGGCCTCAACCTGATCCTCGGCGTCGCCGACGAGATCGACGCGTTCAAGACGGTCGGCGAGCTGGAGAAGTCCGGCGGGCGGCGCGGGGCCCGCGAGTCCACCACCACTGCCGAGGCCATCCTCATGATGCTCCAGACTTCGGCCTCCACCCGGTTCGAGACCTACAAGAACATCCGTATCTCCTGGCCCCGCTACCTGGGCAGCAAGATCCAGCAGCTGGTGGACGAGGGCAACCAGGATCTGGCGGCGCACGGCGACCAGTCCCGGCACTACGTCTCCGGCCCCTTCGCCACCTGGGAGGTCAACCCCCGGGTCAAGGGCAAGGAGCAGTTCGCCAAGGACTACCGGGACGACCCCGTCATGGCCCGGGCGCGGTACGAGTGCAAGCCCTCCTACACCGTGTCGCCCTACTTCGCCAACGAGCTGGCGCTGCGCTCCTGCGTCTACACCTCCAGCCACGACGTGCAGCCGCTGGAAGTGGACTACGTCCGGGACGGCAAAGCGTGGCGCCCGGTCTACAAGTTCAGCCCCGACCTGATTCCCATCCAGGGCGCGCGGTACGCGCTGCACGCCGACCTCGCGGTGGACGCCTGCCGGGCCGGGGTCGCCCTCGCGCACGTCAAGAGCTGGAACGACGTCACCGTGCTCGGCGCCGACGAGGGCGGGCTGGACGTGGCCCTGCACGAGTCCCGTCCCCTGGTCAAGGTGGACTTCGTCATCGGCTACGAGGCCGACAAGTCCGCCGTCCCCGCCCGGGAGATCCAGATCCGCTGGGTAGGCGACCTGGCGCTGGAGCTGCGCCGCCGCGGCTTCATCCTCGCCCTGTTCACCGCCGACCAGTGGCAGTCCACCGACCTGCTGCAGCGGCTGGCGAGCGCCGGCATCGAGACCGACAAGTTCTCCCTGGACCGCGACGAGACCGGCTGGCGCAACCTGCGCGACACGGCGTACGAGAGCCGGCTGGAGATGCCCGGCAACGAGATCATGATGCGCGAGTTGCTCACCCTGTCCCGGATGCCGAACGGGAAGATCGATCACCCGGCCGGCGGCAGCAAGGACCTGGCCGACGGCCTGTCCGGGGCGGTGTCCGGGGCGCTGCGCCTCGGCGGGCAGGAGGACGAGCAGGGACGGCGCGCGTTCCCGTCCGGCAACTACTCGTGGGGCGGGTCCGCCGACCGGTCGCTGCTGCCCATCGGCATGCCGGACATGACCTACCTGATATCGGAGGACCCTATCCCGGAGGAGGTCAAGGACCGGGAGATGGAGTACTACAGCCTGCCGGGCGGCGAGCGGGTGTACGACGTAGGAGAGGCCGGGTACCACCAGCAGTAGCTGGTATACTTGTCTCAAGACAAGGCGGTGAGGTTAGTGGCGCACGGTTACGTCGGTCCGGGTATCAACGCGTTTTGCCGCTGCTGCCGGTCCGGCCCGAAGAGCAAGTTCCTGTGCGAGACGTGCCTGCACGTGTGCAAGGCCCCGCACCTCGGTTTCGGCGGAGGACCCCGGTGCCCGGCCGGTCACGGTCTTATGCGGGATATGGGCGATAAGTGGCGCCCTGCGAAGAAGGCCCGGCGTACTGTCCCGCCGCTTCTTGCCTATCAGCGGTATCCGGGCCGGGGATACCCGAGCGACGGGGAGCTGCTGCTGGAGCGTCTCCGTGGATGACTTCGGGCGTGATCTGGGCTGTCTGCTGTACTGGCTGTTCGGAGCTGCCCTGTTCTTCGCGGTTGCCGCAGGCACCCTCGGAGGCTTGATCCTGGTGGGGGTGCTGTAGGTGGCGTGCCTGTACGGCGAGTGCATCACCGGGCTGCTCGGGTGCGACTGTGCTGCTGTCTGGATCAGGAAATGCGATCACTGCGGAGCTGATGTACGTCCGGGAATGCCGGACGGCCGTTCGTTCGGCCTGGTGCACCTGAGCGGGGCAGCGTACTGCCACCTGCTGCCAGGCGACCAGGCCGACAAGATGACAGTAGCCACTTACCAGGGGAAGACGAGCGTGCGGTATGCCTAGCTTCCGGCGGGGAATGACCATCTTGGAGCGCCGCAGGCTCCGCGAGGAGATATTGGCCCGGCAGCTCCAGAAGGCGCACCGGATAGCGGCGAACAGCAGGCTCAGCCTCACCTGCCAGGACGCCATGAAGCTCACTGGCAGTAAGCCGGAATATGCCCGTCACCTGCATGCGGCCTGCAAGGGCGAGGAGCCGCCGCAAGGCTCGGGCTGCCTCTGCCTGTGCCACGATGTCGTCACCGGCGGCGTGGAGACCGGGACCATGACCGACTTGACTTGAGGCAACCGTCCGGTAGTATGGCTGGCGGCTAGCAGCCTTGTCAGCTGCATCGGCCGTCCACAACCCCGCTGCGGGCAACCGCCTGCAGCCCGACAGCTCCCGCCGCACCCCCGGCGGGAGCTGTTTCTTGTCGAGAGGAGGGGCCGTGGTTCTTCTGCGCCATCTCACACCCCAGTCCTAGGACCGGATGTGAGAGGGGGTGAGAGGAAATGCCCCACAAGCAGGGAAAGAAGAACCGGAAGTTCAACAGGAACCGCGTCAAGTGCGCCAGGTACGCCGCCGAGCACCGGCGGACGAAGAACAACCCGGCGCGCACGCAGCGGAACCCGGAGAGGACTCCGCATGGCAGGAAGCGCTAGTACCCCAGGAGCAGCCCCGGCTCGCCGGGGCTGCTTGTTTTCCGGCACCGATTTGTCCGGTGTGACCGAGACTCCCCTGGGCAAGCTGCTGCGCCTGGCCGGCACCGCCCGCCAGACGGTGCCCGTCCGCATGTACCAGCGGGTCGAGCGGGGCCGTCCCCAGGTGGTCCGGCAGCACGTGCAGGGCCACGTCGCCGGAGGATCGGGCCTTATGCCTGCTTCGTCGCTCAAGCCGGGGAACGTCATCCAGGTCGGCCGGACCGCGTACACGGTGACCGCCATCAAGCCGTACAAGCCTACGTCGGCTGCAGCCAAGCCGAACACAGCGGGCACCAAGACTGCGGGGGCGGGCGTGAACACCGCCGGGCCCAAGTCCACCGCGAGTGCGGGCGCGGGCGTGAATACTTCCTCCACTGCCAAGTCCACCGCGAGCGCGGGCGCGGGCGTCAGCGCCGCCGCCGACCCGCAGGTCATCCTGAATGCGGCGGCGAAGGCGCAGAAGATCGCCAACAACGCCCCTGAGCTGGACCTCACCCTGCAGCAGCCGGGGGCGAAGTCCACCACCGGTGTCCTGGTGGCGACCACCCTGAAAATACAGGTGCTGCGGTAGGGATTAGCGGGGATAAGCTGCCCGCTTGGCACCGATCTACCTCGGTGTGACGACACCAGGTAGCGGCTTCGGCTCATCCGAGGGACGGCTGTCCCCTCCGGGCGGTATGGGAGTCACGTCCCAGGGGTTCGGCCAGGAGGGCTATGTCCTGGAGGACGCGCAGGCCCTGCCCCAGCCGCCGCCCGAGGCGGACAACTTCAGCGTCGGTGTCCCGTACTTTCTCCCGTTCGCCACTCCGTACCGGGATAGCTGGGAGCTATTCAGGGACGATCCAGTCACGGTCCGTCAGCTTGTCACCATGCGGCGGCGCGACGGCCAGGCCCGGGCCCTGTTCCGGCTCATCACCAAGCCGATTCTCGCCAGCCTCAAGCACTCCGACGTGATTCCCCGCGACGGGGTGGTCGGCGGCACCGAGGAAGCCCAGTTCTGCAAGGATCTGCTGTTCCTGCCGCCGTCCGCGGGCGGCATGGAGTTCAGCTTCACCCGGTTCGTCAAGCAGATGCTGCTCGCCCTGTTCTCCGGGTTCAGCGCCTGGGAAATGATTTACTGGACCCCGAAGACCGGCCCCAACAAGGGCAAGACCACGCTGCGCGCCCTGGACTGGCGCCCCGCCGAGACGCTGACCTTCCTGCTCGACGGCCAGGGCCGGTGGAACGGCTTCCGGCAGCGCACGTTCTTCCAGGGCCGCACCATCGACGTGAAGATCCCCAAGGACACCGCCGTCTACTTCGCCCACGACGAGGCCGAGCGCCCGTTCTACGGCGTGAGCATGTTCGAGAGCGCCTTCTACCACTACGACAAGAAGGAAAAGCTCTACTTCATCGCGCACCTGGCCGCGCAGCGCGCCGCCGTCGGGCTGCGGGTCGGCACCATGGTGCCCAACCCGACCCCGCAGGACAAGAACAACTTCACCCGGGCGCTGTCCCAGCTCGGCCTGGCCCAGTACATGGTCGTCCCGTCCGCCGACTGGACGGTGCAGTCCATCAACGAGACCAGTTCCCGGTTCGACTTCCTCGGCCTCATCAACCACCACAACAGCCAGATGTCCAAGTCGGTGCTGGCCCAGTGGTTCGACTCCGACTCCGGGGCGGGGGCCGGCCAGGGCGACTCCACCCTGGTGGACTTCGGCAAGCAGAACGACACCACCTTCATGATGATGCTGGAGGGCATCCTGGAGGAGATGGCCGAGGTCATTAACAACTGCATCTTCCCGCGGTTCGTGGACTGGAACTTCGGCTCCGAGAAGTACCCCGAGTTCAAGTGGGGGGCGCTCACCGCCGAGCAGAAGGCCGCGATCCAGGACACCTTCGACAAGCTGGCCGTAGCAGGGCAGAGTGCCAACGTCACCCCTGAGTTCATGCTGGAGCTGGAGCAGCGGATGAGCGAGGAGCTGGCGTTCGACATCGACTACGACAAGATCAAGGCCGACCGGGAGAAGCAGCAGAAGCTCATGCAGGACCAGGCCCAGCAGCAGATGATGGGCGGCATGCCGGTCATGGCCGGGAACACCGCCGGCAACATGGCCGCCCAGTCTCCCGCCGTGCCCTCGCCGCAGCCCGCCGCAGGCGGAGGCGGCGGGAACAGCCAGCCGGTGAGCGGGCAGGGGCCGTCGGGCGGAGGCAGCGGTGCCGGATTCCGCTGAGTGCGAGGAGCACTGCCCCCGGTGCGGCAGCGCTGACCTAGGCACCGAGGTTACAGCTTCCGGCGAGGAGTTCCTGTGCTGCAATAACTGCACCTGGAGCGAGTCGTGACCAGTCCCGCCGAGGAGGCCCTGGCCGCGCTGGCCCGCGATCTGGTCGAGGAGATCAGCGCCGGGCGGGCGCTGGAGCTGGCCGCCGACCCGGAGGCGCTGGAGCTGGCCAGCTTCCAGGTCCGGCCGTTCTCCCGGCTGCAGAAGACCAAGCAGGGCAAGGTCATCCCCGAGCACGTCAAGGCGCACACCGAGCTGCGCAGCGACCTGCCGCACCCCGGCGGCCACGACCCGCACTTCGTCCAGGGTGCCCCCGGCCACGTCATCGACGACACCAGCCAGGCCAAGTGGCTGGCCGCGCAGCAGGCGTGGGCGAAGAAGGGCCAGGCGCTGTGGGGCAGCCAGCGCTTCCACGATATCGACAAGCCGTCTGCTGAGAAGTTCGCCGGGCACGTGGACGCCGCCCACCAGCACCTGTCCGACCCGGATAGTCCCGCTCTGGCCAAGGGCTACGAGCAGCTGCACGAGGCGCACCGGACCGCCGCCGAGCAGCTGCTGCCCCGTGCGGAGACCGACCAGCAGAAGCAGTCTGTCCGCGATAGCATCTCCCACGTCCAGTCCCGGATGCGGGACATCGACAAGCAGTCCGGGGTCAGGTCCACCCGCACCCGCCGCCTCACCGGGGCCGTCCCCGAACGGGCCGCCCGCGCGGCGGAGCGGCTTCAGGAGGGCCCGCAGCACCCGGCCGTGCAGCCCGAGCCGCCTAAGCTGCCGCCGCCCCCCACGGGCGCGCAGGCGGTCCACCCGCACCTCGGCTCCCGGTTCGTCACCCCGCTGGCCGGGGACACCCTCAGCCGGCACGCGCACGCGCACGTGCCGCAGCCGCTGCCGCAGCAGGCACCCTCTCCCCAGGACTCCGCGCTGGATCAGGCCAACCGGCGGCTGGAAGGCTACGCCCAGCGCGAGGAGAGCCAGCGGCAGTCCGATCTCCGCGACCACCTCGGGGAGCTGCGCAAGGCCGAGTCCGGCGCCCGCGCCGCGCAGGCCGCCGCCCGTGCCGCTGCCGCCGGGCAGGCCGCCCCCGGCCAGTACGCGCCGCTCACCGACGAGCAGTACGCCGTGCACGCCCGCGACGTGCAGGAGAAGGTCAACGCCGCCGCCGGCAAGGGCCAGGCCACCTCCGTGCTGCACTCCCGCGACGGCGGCTACTCCTGGCTGCCGCAGCGCGCCCTGGAGCACCAGCAGATCCTCCAGGACTTCCTGGCCAGGCAGGTATCCGTGCCGTCCGAGCACCGGGCGCTGGTCATGGGCGGGCTCGGCGGGGCCGGCAAGACCACCGTGCTCAAGCAGATCCCGGACATCAGCCTGCGCGACTACGCCGTCGTCAACCCCGACGACTTCAAGGCCGAGCTGGCCCGGCGCGGGCTGGTCCCCGAGGTCGCCGGGCTGTCCCCGCTGGAAGCCTCCCCGCTGGTGCACGACGAGTCGTCCTACCTGGCCGACCAGGCCGCCCGGCTGCTGGCCGAGCGCGGCAAGAACATCGCCTGGGATATCACCATGGCCGACGAGGCCAGCGTCTCCCAGCGCCTCGCTGCCCTGGAGCAGCACGGGTACACCACTCGCGGCGTGTTCGTGGATAGCCCGGTGGAACGGGCCGTGCAGCGCGCCGCTAAGCGCTACCGGCAGGGCCTGGAAGCCTACCGGGAGGGACGCGATCCGCTCGGCGGCCGGTACGTGCCGCCCGACTTGATCCGCTCCCAGGAGGTCGTCCGCGGCATCACCCGCAACAAGCTCGTCTTCGAGGCGCTGAAGTCCCGGTTCGCCGACTGGCAGCTCTGGGACAACAACGGGACCGCGCCCAGGCTGGCGGAGAAGTCCGCGCCGTCCGTGCCCGCCGGCATCCCGTCGGTGGAGGCGCTGCTGCGCACGCTGCAGCCCGGCAGCAAGGAGGCCCGGGCGCAGGAGGCAGCCCGCGCCGCCGGGTCGGGGCCGCCCGGCACTCGGCTGGCCAGCCCCGAGGAGTTCGCGAGCACGCTCAACAAGGCATTCGAGGGCAGCCCGTACAGTGCCTTCGTCAACCACTACACCGCAGCGGACATCAGGAACGCGGGCATGACAGCTATCCTCGCAGCCGGCGGGAAGGCCGGGATACTCATCCACGACCACAAGGATGGGCGCATCGAGCCGACCGGGCTGTTCAACACCTCCGGGGATAAGGGCACCGGGCTGGCGCTGCTCAGGCTGGCCGTCAGTGAGCACGGGGCGAACTACATCGAGGCGTACGGTCCCGTGCTGCCCAAGCTGTACGCGTCGCTCGGGTTCCGGGACAAGCAGGTCTTCCCGTTCGACCCGGCGCTGGCCGCACCGGATTGGAACACGGAGAAGTTCGATCACCCGGACTACCACATCATGGAGTACGTAGGGGCTACCGAGGCGCAGGCCCGGGCAGCGGAGAAGGGGCAGGTAGCTATGACCGCCGGCACGGGGATGGACGACCTGGATCTGGATGCTGTCCGCGAGCAGGCCAGCACGGAGCCGGGGTTCAGCGAGGATGCATGGAAGGCGGCCATGGTGGTGGCCGGCATCGAGTCTCCGGGGGCACCGTGAGCGATCAGGAGAAGCGGCTGTCCGCGCTGCTCGACGACCTGGAGAACGGGCGCATCAGCCTCGCCGAAGCCTGCGCCCAGGTCCGCGGCATGAACTGGCCCCGCGCCGCCGGCAAGACCGCCTTCCAGACCAGGCTCGCCGATGCCATCGGGCAGCTGGGCGAGCTGCCGCCGCCGGGCAGCTTCGGCGAGGTGAACAGCGCCTTCCACTCCGGGCGGGTGGACTATCGGCAGTACGAGCAGCTGCACGCCGCCTACGAGGCGGCGTCGGGCGATCATCCGCAGCGTGACCCCGGAGGAGCTGAGCCGCAGCGTCCGTGAGGCGTTCGCCTACGCCGCCCGGTATATCGGGCTGCTGGTGCAGAACAACCCGCAGGGGTCCGCTTCCGCCCTGCTGACCCGCCCGGACGTGGACGCGGTGCTCCAGGAGACCCTCGATCGCGCCCGGGAGACCGCTGCCGAGGCGGTGCGCCAGGCGTGGGCTGCCGCCGGGGGGCCACCGCACGACTACCTGTCCTGGCTGGTGGACGACGTGGACCGCTCCTATGATGCGCTCGGCCGCCTGCGGGCGGAGATCCGGGCCGCTCACACCTCGGTGGAAACCCGGCACTTCCGGGCGGGCGTCACCCCGCCCCGCCAGGCCCCGGTCGCCGAGTCCGCCCGCGAGCGCGCCGCGCACGTCCGGGCTGCCGTCCTCCAGGTCGGCTTCGAGCTGGCGCTCCGCAACCGGCTGTCCCTGGAGTCCGCTGCCGTCGCCGCTCGCACCGAGAAGGAGATCGCCGACGGCACCCTGCGCGAGGAGTCCGGGGAGCGGGTGTGGAAGCAGTGGCGGTGCAGTTCCTGGCCCGCGCCGCCCGATGCCCGCACCTGCCACTGGTGCCGGGCCCTGAACGGCATGGTCGTCCCGCTGCACGGCAACTTCCCGGCCGGGGAGCCGGCCGACCTGGCCGGGCACGGGCGGCTCACCCGCCCGCCCCGGCTCTACCACGGCGTGCTGCGCGGCCCGCCCCGGCATCCCCGGTGCCGGTGCGGCGCAGTGATTGTCGCTGATCTTCCTCCGCCCCAGGCCGGGCAGGTACCATCAGGGAGCGGCCAGGGGGGCGCCAAGACTGCTGCTGCTCCCCATCAGAAAGTCTCAGGTAGCCCGGACCGGCCAGGTTCCGGCAGCCTCCTGGCCGCCTCCGATGTCCGGGAGTTGCCCGAGGACAAGTACCAGGCGCTGCTGCACTTCCTCAAGGCCGCCACCCACGAGCTGGGTCAGGCACTGTCCCGGCTGCGGAAGGTACTAGGGACGTGACCACCGTCCGGTACCGTGCCGCGAGCACCGTCTCTTACGCGAACGCGTTCATTGCGCTGGCCGAGTACGGTCGCGGCAGCCAGGCGGAGTTCGACTTCGGGCCTGATTCGCTGGAGCAGCTGCACCGCGAGGGCCTGACCGTCACCGGCCCCGATCTTGAGATGGTGACCCGGCTGCTGGAGAAGGTGCCCGGGCTGTACCTGTCGGACGAGTGAGGGGAGTACGGTGGCCCTCACGAAGCAGCAGGCCCTGACGCTCGGGCTGCTTTACCTGGCAGGCAACCCCGCCGCTGCGGCGCTGCCCGGGGCCACCATCGCCCAGCAGGCCGCAGCCACCACCGAGGCTGCCCAAGATGCCGCGCAGAAGGCTGCCGGGCTGCAGGGGCAGCACGGGCCGCCGAAGAAGGTCGCCTCCGCTCTCGGCGAGGCGTTCTACAAGGCCCCCATCGGCAGCTTGATCATCCCGCACCCGCAGCACGCTCCCTCCGAGGCGCACGGCGGCACCGCCCACTACGTCAAGGGCGCTCCGTCGCACTTCATCTACGACACCTCCGAGGCCAAGTGGGTCGCCAACCAGTGGAAGGACCCGGATAAGGCCGACAAGGACGCGCACCAGGCGGTCGAGGCCGGCACCCACAAGTGGGTCCAGTCCGGCAACCACGAGTTCGCCGTGCACAAGGACCTCGATGTGCACGTGCCGAACAGCACCGACGTGCACAACCCGGCGGCGGTCAAGGCCGCGCCCAAGGTTATCGTCAAGAAGGATCAGGACGGCAAGCCTGCCGAGCACGTCCTGTTCCACTCGGACCACCCGGCCGATTCGTCGGCCCTGCCGACCGCTAAGACCGCTCAGGAGATCCTCGCCCAGCACTGGAAGAAGCTGGACGAGGCACCGCCGCAGAAATCGGTCAGCTTTAACGGCAAGCACGCCGCCTGGGTACCCGCTGACTGGAAGGTCTACAAGGCAGTCAACGCGGATGATAAGAACCTGCACGGCAAGTGGGCTAAGGACCCGCAAGGTGCCTGGCACCTTGTGCTCCACAGCGGCGAGGTGGTTAAGGAGCCAGCCGAGCAGCATCAGGACGCCTGGCTCAAGGCTGGTGCCATTGTCCCGGACGACGACCAGGCGGAGCAGCACGCGCCGCTGCCCGTCCCTGGCGAGAGCCAGCCCGGCAAGCTTAAGGCCGAGGTTGCTGCTAAGGAGGGCCCGCCGCTCGCCGTCACCAAGGACGAGATCCAGCATGCCCTGAAAATCCTCCAGGACGACAAGTCCACCGCCGTCAAGCAGCCCCTCGCCAAGGCCGGCCACGCGCTGGCAGCGATGGACTACCACCAGGTAGCTCAGCAGGAACTGAGCAAGCACCCCGAGCTGAAGGTCGCTCCCGGCACTAAGAAGGAGCACGTCGGGCAGGTCAAGTCGGCGGTCATCCACCACCTGGCCGGGCGGGCCGCGCACCTGGCGCACACCGAGGCCGAGCAGGATGCGCTGCAGGCCGCCCAGGACAAGGTGCAGGCCGAGGCGGAGCACGCTCAGCTACTCACCCCGCACACCTTCGAGCTGGGCGGGGTCACCGCCACCGCCGAGCAGGTGCAGGATGCGGTGGACGCGCTGACCGCCGCCAAGTCCACCGCGATCAAGCAGGTGCTCAAGGCCAAGGGCAACCCCCTCGCCGAGTCCGACTACTGGGCCGTCATCCACGCCTACGAGGACCAGCACCCCGATACCGAGCACCTGCCGCAGCAGAAGGGCACCAAGCAGCAGCACTTCGGCTACGCCAAGACGGTGTTCATCGCCGCGCTGACCGAGAAGGCCGGGCTGCTCGCCAAGGCCGACGACGCCACCGGGCACACCGAGGCCGCCGAGCTGTACGACCTGGCCAAGAACGGCAACATCAAGAAGAGCTGGTACAGCACTGCGTATGGTGCCATGGCCAAGGCCGCGCAGAACGCCGCGGACTTCGGCCAGGACTACTATACGACGCCCGTGGCGGGCCAGTTCGGAGTCCAGCCGGTTGCTCCAGATGGTGTGCCGTACTACAAGGTCACCCCGCAGCTGAAGGCCACTTACCACGACATGTTCGGCGGCGAGCCGACCAGCGCCGACACGCTGCTGTGGAATGCTGTGCACATCTGGCTGGAGCCGCAGGGCGGGACCGAGGCCGCGCAGGATAAGTCCCAGGCCGCTGCGGAGCAGGCCCCCGAGCCGTCCGCCGCCGCCCGGCTGCCGGACTGGGCGACGGCGGCGCAGTGGAAGAAGAACCCGCAGTGGAAGGAGATCGACGAGAAGCTGACCGACCTTCAGCCGACAGATCTCTACAACCCGCACGAGGCGACGACCCTGGCCCAGCACCTGGCCCGGCTGCTGGTCTACACCAGCGCGCTGGATACTAAGCAGTACCTCTACAAGAACGACGCCGGCAGCTGGGAGACCACCACCTCCAAGCCGACTGAGGGCACCCTCGGTGCCCCCGGCGAGCTGTTCTACGAGGTCACCCCGGACCACCGGGTGCTCATGCACGCCCCGGGCGGCACCTTGTTCCCGCGCGAGCCGGAGTCGGTGCTGCTCTACCTGAAGCAGGGCGTCAAGCCCGCCGAGGAGCCGCCTGCTGCTCCGGAGCCGGAGGCACCCGGACTCGGGCCAGGAGGGTCTCCGGTCCCTATCCCGGCAGACGAGCCGTCGTACAAGCCCGCCGAGTCTCCCGTGCCCGCCCTCAAGGGCGGGGTGCTGGTCGGGGAGTTCCCGCCCGGCTCGGTGGTCTACGAGAAGACCGGACCCTACGGTGGCGCCTATGCCCGCGACCCGTCCGGTCAGTGGTGGTACATCCAGAGCTACAGCGGTAACACTCAGGTCAAGAAGGCTCCGTCGTACTACGTCAGCGATAAGGACCTGAACGGTAGTTCCCTGACGCCGAAGGAGCCGCCGTCCGTCGAGGAGGCTGCGCACGGCAAGGAGGTCGCCGACGCGTTGAAGACCGTCTCGTTCGGGGCCATGACCGCCGGGCAGGCGATAAGCGAGCACGGCAGCGAAAAGCTCTTCCCGACCTGGCTGCTCGCCGCCGCCTACAAGCTGGCCGAGAAGGGCAGCCAGGGCAGCGATACCGAGTACATCTCGCACGAGTACGGCAACTGGCACGGCGGGTACCTGCAGAGCAGCACCGACGAGTACTACAAGGTCAACCCGCTGACCCTGGAGGTGTCCTACCACCCGCAGGGCGGGGACCTGGCGGCCCCGTCGCCCGAGCTGCAGGACCAGCTGCTGCAGGCGGTCAAGGCGAACGTCGTGCCCGCCGCCGTCAACGTGGACGGCAAGCTGTTCGGGGCCGGGTACTGGAAGAACCCCAAGGGCAAGTCCTACCTGCACGTGCAGCCCGTCAAGGTCGGCGGCTACAACTCCGACTTCTGGAAGTACGGCACCAAGGCGTGGGGCAAGTACATCTACTTCGCCACCGACGGCAGCAGCAAGGAGCTGACTCCGGCCGCCGCCGCGAAGCAGCTGGAGAAGGCCACCCAGTACTCAAGCGTCCCGTTCCCGCAGGCGGGGCAGCCCCCGGACCAGGTCGCCTACGCCACCGTGCTGGCTCCTGCCAGTGACCTCAAACTGTGGAGCGGCGCCGGGAAGGCTCCGGAAACAGCGGGGGAGCTTGTCGTCTTCAGCGATGGCAGCGCCCAGTGGAAGTCCAACGACGGGGCCGCCCCGAATGTCGTCCCGGACTACACGGTAGACGCGCTCATGCAGTCCGGGACCGTACTCGACAAGTATGGCACCACCGTCGTCGAGCCGGGGACCAAGCCGACGGGCTACCACATCTGGGGCAGCGATATCAAGACCAGGGACGAGATTCAGGCGCTGCTCGACACGCTGAACAACAGCCCGGGACTGCAGTTCGTCCCGGAGTTCCAGAAGTTCCTGGCAGGGGACGATTTCGTCAAGTGGAACAGCTACAAGGGCTTCGGCAAGCAGTTCATGGCCGACCACCAGGGGGATACCGGGGACAAGCAGAAGGCCGCAGTCACCGGGCTGCTGACCGAGCTGCTCGCCGTGCCCGGACTGCCGGAGGGCGCGGAGGTCAGCAAGGTCGAACCAGGCGCAGTCCCGGCTAAGGCGGCCAAGGCAGAGAAGTCCGAAGGCCCCGTTTTCCTGAAGACCATGCCGGAGGGCGTCACCTCTGCCAAGGACATCTTCACCTTCACCCCGCAGGGCTGGGCGCAGCCCTACACCGGGTTCCTCCCCGACTCGGGGATGCTCGGCACCAAGACTGAGACCATCGCCAAGATCAAGGACATTTCCCAGCAGTTCGGCAAGGGCCAGGTGGTCGGCACGCACCTGTCCTCACTGTCGGCTTACGATCTCCTGCTGTGGGCCAAGGCGTGGAAGGCCGGGGACATGAAGGCTGTCTTCGAGCTGGACGCCAAGGGCGGCAAGGTCTCCCCCGCCCACCCCGGAGCCCCGGACAACACGGAAACCCACCAGGTCACCTGGTCCCCGCTCGACCCGCACCAGGTCCCGGCCAGCCAGGACATCCCCGGCACCTGGTCCTCCGCCGGGCTGGCCAACCTTCCCGCCGCAGAGGTCGCCAACTACCTGATCAAAATGGGCTTCCAGCACGCCGAGCACCTGTACCCCTACGAGCGGGAGATGGTCGTCAAGGCGCACCGCGGCCACGACCAGGCTGCGGTGGACCAGCTCACCGGCACCGCGAACGACCGGTTCGGCCAGGGCCAGTCTCCCAAGACCGAGCCGCCCGTCTGGACCGACGGCCTCCAGCCAGCCAACGCCTACGACGCGTACGTGCAGGCGAGCACCCCCGCCGACGAGTGGTCCGAGACCGCTGTGCAGGCGTTCGCCGACGACCACGAGGCCGAGGTCACCCCCTACCTCCAGCAGCTCGCCGACGAGATGGGCAACACCCTCGCCTACGTCCTGGACTACACCTTCTACAAGAAGCAGGCGATCCAGAAGTGGCTCGATAACGAGCACGTCAAGGCCGTCGCCGAGCAGTCCGTCCCGGTGTGGAAGAAGATCCCCACGGGGGATATGCCCAGCCACGGGCACGAGGTGTGGAAGGCCACCAGGACCATCCCCTACACCGGGGAGACCAGCACCTGGTACGTCAAGCCAGCGCCTCCCTCCAGCAGCGCCGGGGGCGGGCTGTTCCGGCTGGAGCAGGAGCACGCCGCCAACCGGCTCGGCAAGCTGTTCGGGTTCCGGACCGCCGAGTCCCAGCTGCTGACCGACCCCGCGTTCGGCGGCAGCCCGGTGCAGGCGCAGAAGGCCATCCCCGGCGAGCCGCTCGGCTACTACACCGACCTGCCGCCCTGGTCCGCGTTCACCCCCGCGCAGGTCGCCGACATCGCGTCCGAGCACCTGCTCGACTGGGTGCTGTCCAACGATGACAGCTCCGCCAACAACATGATCAAGACGCCGGACGGGCACATCGCCGGCATCGACAAGGGCCGCGCCTGGGGCAACATGGACTGGCCCGGCCTGGCCGGCACCAGCGCCATGGACACCATGACCCAGCTCGTCTACACCCGGCTGTACGACGGCATCCGCAACCACCAGGTCACCAAGGACGCTGCCGACCAGGCGTTCCTCCAGGTCATCCAGCAGGCGCGCAAGATTCAGAACGTGTCCGACGCCAGCGTGCAGAACATCCTGGAGCAGGGCTTCGCGCACCGCACCAAGTTCGGCTCCCTCGGGTCCAGGCAGGCGCTCATCGACGAGGTGCTGCGCCGCAAGAACAGCCTCGCAGACGACTTCACCAAGCTGTGGGCGCAGGTCTACCAGGACGCCGGGTACGCCGGGGCCTCCTCCGACTTCGGCAAGAGCAGCCCGTGGGGCGATGCCCCCGGGCACAACCCCCGCTACGGCCTGGTGGTGTTCAACGATCAGGGCCAGGTGCAGCTGCGCGAGGTCAAGAACCACTACAACAGCACCGCGTGGAGCTTCTCCAAGGGCGGGGCCGATCCGGGCGAGACCTCCCTGCAGGCCGCCGTGCGGGAGACCGCCGAGGAGATGGGCGCCAGGTACCAGCCGGTCGGCTACGTGCCCGGTGCCTTCACCGGCACCCAGTCCACCTCCTACTTCTATCTGGCCAAGGCCGAGGGCGCGGTCGCTACCCCGGAGCTGGACAACGGGGAGACCGAGCAGACGAAATGGGTGGCACTGGAGGAGGCGAAGCAGCTCCTCGCGCAGAGCGAGAGCAAGACCGTCGCCGCCCGCGACCAGGCGATCCTGGATGCCGCGCTCAAGGCATGGCAGGCGCTGCCCCCGGACAAGCCGGTGCTGAAGCAGGGCAGCGTCACCGGGCTGCCCGAGGTCCCGGTCCAGCGGCTCCCCGACGCGCACGGCGCCCCGCTGCACTCCGGGTTCAGCGAGCCGGGCCTGCTGGACCACGTCGCCGCCGCCAAGAGCCACGGCGTCCCCGCGTTCTTCGGCGGCCCCGAGCTGCGCGATATGCACGTGCTGCTCTGGCAGCAGAACGACGGCCAGGGAGCCAAGGTCACCCACGGGGAGACGTTCCTCAAGGGCACCGCCTACGACAAGGTCATCGGCTGGCTCAAGAGCCACAGCGGCAAGGACGCCGCGCCCGCCGACGACACCACCGTGAGCTACCCGGCTGACAGCTACGGCCCCGGCAAGGCCCCGTACGATTCGCCCGACCGCGGCGGCCTCGCCGGGGAAAAGAACTACTACAACACGATCATCACGGCGGCCCGCAGCGTCACCATGCACAAGACCGACGGGCAGTACAACCAGGGAAAGCTCGACGCCATGGCCGAGGTGCAGCAGAAGCTGCAGCTGGTGCAGCAGGCGGCAGAAGCCGTGGTCGGTGCCCACCCGGATAGCACCGACCCAGGGGTTCAGCAGTCCCGCAACCTGCTCGACATGGCCCAGACCTACCTGTCGCACATCGCGGCTGTGCTGGACGCCAAGGCAGGCTCGTTCGGGTTCGGCGAGGGCGATCTGCCCCGCTGGCTGCCGAAGAGCACCCCCAAGCCCGAGGTCAAGGATGAGCTGTCCGCGCTCGGCATCAAGCTGCAGGCCGGCACCGCCTCCAAGCACGACAAGGGCAGCATCGACGAGACCACCGGCGAGTTCAACCCAGGTAGCTACACCAGCGCGCACCAGGACCCCGGCAAGTTCTGGCGGATGACCCTGCCGGACGGGGAGCAGATCGAGTTCGGCGACGGCCAGGACACCGGCGTCAAGGTCTCCCACTGGGGCCGCGTCCGGTTCACCAGCAAGGACGGCAGCGCCGCGTCGCTGGAGCGCGTCCGCGCCGCCCTGCAGCTCGCCGGACTGGACATGCGCGAGGCCGAGGTGCCCGACTTCGAGCTGTTCTACTGGCGGCACCTGCTGTCCGTCATGAACGATCGGGCGGACAGCAAGGACCAGCCGGTGTGGAAGGTGCTGCAGGAGAGGCTGGGCACGGCGTACCCGGTTGTCGGCGGCGCCAAGCCGGGCAAGAACGAGCACCGGAAGATCATCGCTGCACTGGAGACGCTGGGCAAGGCCGACCCGCAGGCCGAGGTGCGGGCGTACCGCGACGCGTTCGCCACCCTGACCTCCCCCGCGCAGGTGGCGGACTGGGCCGAGCGCGGCGGCTTCTTCCCCCGGCAGAAGCACTTCGACCCTACCGCTCCGGCGGTTGTCGGCGGCAAGCCCGACTGGTACCGGTTCGACCTGGCCGCGAAGGTCAAGAGCCTGCCCATGCCCATCAGGCAGTCCAGCAGCGGCAGTGCTGCGTCCTACATCGTCAAGGCAGGCGGGTCATACGGCAAGGATGCCCTCATCCGGGTGGCCGGGACGGAGGCCGGCGGCCTCGGCAACCCGTACGAGTCCGGCGGCCCCGGCTACGTGTTCACCCGGCTCAACGTGACCGATAACCGCGCCGCCGTGTTCAGCCCGCTGACCCTGGCCCGGACCCGGAACTACTCCTACGACAACGACTACTTCGGCAACCAGATACCGTACAGCGAGGGCGGGTACAGCGCCGAGGGCGTCTACCGGCGCAAGGACGCCCACTGGAACCCGGACGTGTGGCGCAAGTACAGCGGCGGCAGCAACGAGACCATGATCTCCGACGCGCTGTCCCTGCTCGACGACGTGGAGCTGGTCCAGTCGTCCTACGCGGAAGACCGGGCCGAGCTCATCGCCTACCTCAAGAACCACGGCATCACCGAGATCCGTTACCTGCCCGTCGAGGATAGGATTGTCCAGCACATCGGCAAGGCGTCCGTGGACAAGGTCAAGGCCAACCTCGCCGCGCACCCCGAGCTGCTCGACCCGCTCGCCGAGTCCCAGGTGTACACCGGGGCCACCGAGCCGTCCGCCCAGGCCGCCGAGTCCGGCCAGGCCGCCGCGCAGCAGGCCGCCCAGGAGACGGGTGCCGCACCGCCGACGGTCAGCGAGCTGCTCGGCCAGATCACCGACCTCAACTGGGTGAAGGGCGGCGGCGAGGCGTACCCCACCTGGAAGAACGGCGATCTGCAGGTCGAGAAGGCCACGTACGGGGGCTACATGACCTACGATGGCACTGAGTACCTCGGTACCTTCGATACCCTTCAGGAAGCCAAGGATGCTGCTGTTTCTGGAGGGGAAGGTCCGCCGTTCTGATGGAACCTCCCGAGCAGGCCCGCAAGTACCAGGCGATGTTCGACCGCCTGTTCCCGCACGGCTGCATCGTCACGTCCGCCGACAGCCCGCAGGCCCACACGCTCCCGGTGCCCCGGCCGGAGGTCGTCCGGCTGCGCGGCATCGACCCGGTGGTGTTCTTCGACAGCCCCTCCGAGGGCCGCAGCTTCTCCGGCGCGGTCACCGCCTGCGCGCTGGTGCAGGAGCAGCCCTGCGCGCTGCTGAAGCTGACCCTGGACCTGGGCGGGGAGACCCCGGCGCACCGGTACATGGATATGGTGTGCAGCGGCAACGTCTCCCCCGCCCAGGCGAAGGCGCTGGCGAAGGATCGGCAGGAGTCGCTGCGGTTGTCCGCCGAGGGCCGGGTCTTCCGCGGCGACGAGGAGGACGGGTGAAGGTCGCCGTCTGGCACAGCCCGTACCATGGTCCGGCGTTCGCCGCGACGCTGCCGCTGAAGGCAGGTCAGTGGCCTGATATGGCTCGTATCCCGCAGGGAGTGCCGCCGGGAGTGGAGGGTCAGCTGCTGGATAAGGGCAGCCAGCCGACCTGGCCGCAGCACGGCGGGCGCCTGGCGGAGCGGCTGCCGTACAACGGCCGGTGGACCGTTGAGGACGTCCCGGACGGGTACGACGCGCACGCCGCTCTCTGGCACGTAAGGGAGAAGGCCGTCAGCCACGGACTTGACTCAAGCCAAGCGGATAAGTAATCTTCTTGGCATGAGCAAAGAAACTCCTGCCTTGACGGTGGGACTTGAAGAGCTGGCTACCTTGATAGCCAGAGCTGCCGGTGCTGAGCGCGACCGACGCAGCTTTTCCTACAACACGAACCTGAAGGCATATGCCGTGGTCGAGGCGAAGTTGACGGCGTTCTGCCAGGCCGCCGAGGCTATCGGCCTGTCCGACACAGCTCAGGCGTTCCGGTGGGTCGTCCAGGCCGCGCTGGACAAGTACCCCTTCCCGCCTGACCGCTGCGGCACTGTCGTGTACAAGGCGTGGAAGCACGATGTGGCCGTGTTCGTGCTCCAGCAGGAGCTAGGACTTGACTTGAGCCAAGTCTAGTCCTATACTCTTGGTATAAGCCAAGTAGGCACCGCCGGGAAGGCGGAGCGAAGGAGCCAGGTTATGTGGGTAATGCTTCCGGACGGGGCGCTGAGCATCGTCCAGCGCACCAAGGTTGATGAGAACGACGACAGGACCCTGCAGGTGCGTGCCCGCCGGGTCGAGTGGCTGGACAGCTTCCGGGTTTACTGCCCCGAGCTGGGCGAGAACATGTTCGCGGATGGCAAGGCGGACTACAGCTGGCGGGCGTACGCCCGCCCCGAGGATGTGGCCCGGGCCATGGCGCGCATCGTGCTGGGCCTCGATTACACCAACTTCAAGAACGCTGCGGCCAGCGAGCAGCACGGCCTGAAGGACCCGGTGCTGCGCAGCGGCCTGGTGACCGCCTACCACAAGGTGTGGGACGACCTCCTCGCCGCCGGCGACGGGACCAGCCTCTACGACAGCAAGTACGGCAGCGTCTGGCCGACCGGCATCGAGGCGTGCCGCCGGTGGGGCCACTGGTGGCCGGAGAAGAGCAGGAAGTGCAAGGACTGCGGCGTGCCCAACCCGTCCCCCTACCCCGAGGCAGGGCCGGAGAAGGTCTTCCCGCCCGGCTACCCGAAGAAGCAGCGCGCCCGCAAGCCGCGCAAGCAGGCGTCCGCCAAGCAGCAGCCGAAGAAGTCGCCTGCCGCGCAGCCCGCTCCCGGCAGCTACCTGGACGGCACCGGGGCCTGCGAGGGTTCGTGGGTAGCCCCCGTCGAGGGCAGCACCGAGCTGTCCGTCCCGGACAACGGGTACCAGGAGACGGGCGTGTGCCCCATGTGCGGCACCCGGCAGAAGCTCAGCGCGCTCGGCAACGAGCTGTCGCTGCACTGGGCGGACGTGGAGGCAACAGTATGAGCAGGGAGGTTGCCGACGCAGGCGAGCGCGAGGTCGTGGTCTACGCGACAGGGCTGGTCGTCTGCAGCGTCTGCGCCTCGGCGGACATGGACGCGGATGCGGTGGAGGCGGCGGTCAACGCCGTCTCCCCCACCGGGATCTCGTCGGAATGGCAGTGCAGCAGCGACCCGGTGTTCGCCACCGGCGAGCCGCAGCCCGGTCCGTGCGACAGGCTTCCGGAGACGCGCCGTCACTGGCTAATGGAGTGCTGAGGGAGACATGAACAAGCTCAGGGATCTGACCGTCGAGCAGCTGAAGGCGGAGGCACTGAAGTACGTCCTGGCCAAGGGCCGGACCGAGGGCACCTGGGAGACCGCCGTCGCGGTGGCCAAGGAGCTGGGTGCCGACGTGTACAGCGACGAGAGCCTCGGCGTCAAGCCGGGCTGGCGGTGGGAGGGAGCGGATCGGCAGAAGGCTTTCCAGGCCAGGGTCGGGCGGGTGCTCCGTCTGCTGACGCAGGAGGGTGCCCTTCGCAAGGCTGGCAAGGGCGAGTGCGCCCCCGACGGGGCCAGGCGGTTCTCCGCTGCGGTGCTCTGGTACAGCCCAGCGAAGTGGGATACCGAGGTTGCTGCGGCAGCAGTCCGCAAGCAGCTTGACGAGGCCGCCGAGCAGACGTGGCAGGATGTCCGCGACCGCCTGTGGGTCAAGGCGGAGGTCGTCATGGACGACAGGCACCGGGTCTCGCTCGGCATGTGGCTGACACTGCTGGAAAAGGCCGGGTGGTGAGTGCCGTGGAGCTGACCAAGGGCGAGCTGGAGCTGCTGCGCAGCTACGAGCAGGGGCCGTACATCTGGGACGCGGCGAGCATCGTGCCGCAGGTCTGGAGACTGGCAGAAAAGGGCCTGGTTGAGCCGGCTGACCAGACTAGTTACCGCTACCAGCTGACGGAAGCCGGGCGCAGGGCGCTCGGGGAGGCAGGGAGCCATGGCGCATAAGCTGCCGCGCGCCAAGTGCCCGTACTGCGGGCGCACGCAGGCGCTGACCAAGGATGGCAAGCTCCGCAAGCACCAGGTCAAGGACGGGGTCAGCGCCGGACGGCAGTGCGGCGGCTCCGGGCAGCGCGGTGCCTAGCCGCTACGGCCTGACCGTGGACGAGGCGCTGGCCCGGGTCATGGTCGCGGAGTGCATCCCGGACGAGGCCGAGCGCCGCAGGGAGATCCGGGAAATACTGCACGAGGTACGGTCCCTCGCCTACCACGAGGGCAGCGAAGAGGAACGGTGCCAGGGGAGCTGGTCATGACAGAGAAGACCGAGGTGCGGCCGAAGCCGTGTGCGTTCTGCCCGTACCGCCGGGACGTGCCGTCCGGCGTCTGGTCGCACGAGGAGTACGAGAAGCTGCGCGCTTACGATGGCGACATCCTGGATCAGATGCGCGCCGGGGGGCACATGCTGTTCATGTGCCACCAGGCGGACGGGCAGCTGTGCGCCGGCTGGGCCGGGCACCGCAGCCTGTCGGACGACCTGCTCGCGGTCCGGCTGCACCTGCACGAGCTGGACGCCTCGGTACTGGACTACGAGGCCCCGGTGCCGCTGTTCTCCTCCGGGGCCGAGGCCGCCGACCACGGGCAGGCGGAGCTTGAGTACCCGTCCGACGCGGCGTGCGGTGCCATCGAGAAGATTGCCAGGGTGCGCAGCGCCCGGGGGAAGCCGGTGAAGAGATGAGCGAGTCAGGGGTCCGCTACGACGCGACCGGGCGGGTGTGCCCGCACGCTCCGGGTTCCTGTGCCTGCCAGGCTGGCGAGGCCGCGAAGGTGCCGGTCGGCACCAGGGTCCGCTACCACGGCAGCGTGCGGCACCTGCGCGGCGAGTACGAGGTCATCGGGTACAGCGACCTGAGTACCCGGCACGACCTGCCCGAGGAGGCCATCGCGGAGCACTGGCCGGACGGCATTGCCTACGAGCTGTGGCCCGTCGGCGTGGAGTTCAAGTTCGGCAACCGCGACCAGGCCGTTTACTTCGTGCGCCGCGCGTCGTTCACGGTGCTGGAGGAGGCAGACCGTGCGTGAGGTGTTCAAGCCGGCCGGCCCGCCGCCCGACCCTGGCCGGGTGTTCTACACGGTGCAGCCGGATGACGTGGGCAAGACCCGCATCGAGACCACGGCCGAGGTCATCCCGGTGTTCGCGTTCCTGGGATACATCACGAAGGCGGACATCGGCCGCCGTCTCTTCCGGGTCGCCAGCTCCGCCGGCGACCGCTGGCTGTGGCAGGCCGAGAGCATGGGCCAGCGCGACAAGCGCCTGGGGGGATGGGAGGCCCCGCGTGCCTAGGTACCAGGTCACCTACCAGGGGGAGCTGACCACCACCCCGGCCGTGCGCGAGCAGGCGGCCCCCGACCCGTACACCGCCTGCCTGCTGGTCGGCCAGGTGGTCAAGACGAAGCACCCGGTCGTCGTCAAGGTGGTCGAGTTCCAGGAGCCGCGCACCGTGTACGCGACGCCGAGGCGCAGCCGCCAGGAAGCAATGCGGACAGCCGAAGAGTTTGATGCAGTCAAGGCAGAGGATCTGCGCACACTGCCGAGACTTGACTCAAGCCAAGTCAGCGAGTAAAATCAGAGACGTCCGGGGGAAGGCTCCGGAACAGGAAAAAGGGGAGAAGCAGCCCATGAGTGAGACAACCGAAGCCACGAGCGCCCTGGTCAGCGGACTGGCCCTCAGCACCGGCGTCGAGTACCGCGACCGCGACGGCCGGCGCAAGGCCGCCTTCATCGTGGCCACGCCCGAGACCATCGGCGACATGTACGATGCGCAGTCCGGGACCTCCCGGCCCGAGCCGGGCACCGTGCACCTCATGGTGTTCAGCTTCACCGGTAACCACTACATCAAGCACAACGTCCCCCTCGGCGAGGGGCCGACGACCTTCAGCGTGCGGTAGCGCAAGGCGTACGGGCGGGCGCTACCGCTGCGAGAGAAGGGCTGTCCCCGCGCAACGGGGCAGCCCTTCTTCTTGTGCAATCATGGCGAGGTGTAATCTGTAATCATGGCGAGGTGTAACCCAGGCTGCGAGTGCGGCAGGCATAAGAATGCTCGGATAACTCAGGTGCGTGTAGGTGATAGGTTCGAGCGACTTGAGGTAGTAGATCCTGCTGCAAGGTGGAGCAGTAACGGGCAGCGGTACGCCGAGTGTGTTTGTGACTGTGGAGCGGTTCTAGTTACACGCGTATCCGCTTTGGTCGCAGGACTTAGTAAGTCCTGCGGATGCTGGCGGGTGGATGTTCAGCGCGCCAGAGGTCAGACTGCGGAGAGTTTGGACAGGCTAAGGCTGTCGAATACCACCCATGGCTTGAGCAGGCATCCGCTTTATGGTGCTTGGCGGAAGATGATGTCCCGCTGCTACAACCCTTCTGCGGATGCCTACAGGAACTATGGTGCACGTGGGATAAGCGTGGCTCCGCAGTGGCATGACGTGGCGGTGTTTGTCCGCGACATCGAGGCAGAGCTAGGGCCGCGACCGCAGGGGCAGTCGCTTGATCGCGTCAACAATGATCGGGGATATGAGCCGGGTAATATGCAGTGGGCGACTGCATCGGAGCAGTTGTTGAGCAGGCGGACAATCGCTGCTCTGGAAGCGCAGGTGCGCCAGCTTACCGCCGAGAACAGTGAGCTGCGTCGGAGGCTTCAGGCAGTCCCCGATAGTCAGGTGCATGAGTGACCTTGTTATCATCCCTGCCGGCGCAGGCACTGAGTCTTATGTCGAGCTGGGCCGTCAGGGTGCGTCTGGGGCACTGTTCCGCAAGCACATCCTCAATCTCGGCCCACTGAACTTCCACGGTAAGGTCTATAACCTTGACGAGAAGTTCTGGGACGGGATGAAGCGGAACTTCGACAACCGTGTTTCTATGGTGCAGGCCCCGGTTGCCGATGCCAAGAACTCTCACACCGAAGATCCGCTGCGCAACGGCGGCGAGGTGGTGCGCCTGGAGCGCGAGGGCAACAAGGTCTACACCGTCCTGGACGTGCGCAACCCCCAGGTCGCCGAGGGCCTGCGCAACAAGACCATCATGGGCGCGAGCGCCATGCTGTCCATGGATTACGAGGACAGCCGCACCGGCCAGAAGGTCGGCCCCGCCCTGCTGCACCACTGCTTCACCAACCGCCCGCACGTGCTGGACCTGGAACCCTACCAGGAAATCGTGGCCGCCACCGTGGACTCCGCCGATATGGACTTTGATGAACCTGTCGTGCTATCTACGGAGGACCCAGTGCCGACCAGGGAAGAGCTGATTGCGGCCCTCAAGGCCGACCACGGCATTGACGTGGAGGCGCTTCAGGCTGCCGCTACCGCCCAGACGGACACCGCGTCCCTCACCGCCGCGATCACCGACGCCCTCCGCGGCTCCGGTGCCGTCGCCCTGTCCGGCGACTCGCTGGAGCAGTCCGACGTGGTCGGCGCGATCGTGGAGCTGGCGCGCAAGAACGAGACGCTGGAGCTGTCGGTCCAGACGCTGAACCGCAAGGATGCCGAGCGCACCGTGCAGTCCTACGTGGACGGCGGCCGGCTGCTGGCCAAGACGTTCAAGCGCGGCGTGAACGTGTACCTCTCCGAGGGACAGGACGGGCTGGACGAGCTGCTCGCCCCCGAGGACGCCCCCTTCATCCGCATGTCCGAGACCGCCGGCATCACCGGCGACGGCGACGGCGCGGCGAAGCACGAGTTCGACGTTGACTCCGAGACGACCCGTCTCGGCGAGATGGCCGCCAGCCTCGGCGGCCACAGCAAGCTGCGGAAGTAACCGGAACCGGACAGGCGCTGAGGAGACACCGTGGCAGCCAACGACAGCTTCGAGTTTGACTACACCCCCGGCTACACCAAGCCGACCCACGAGTTCGGTGCGACCTTCGGGGACGAGTTCCATGCCGAGGCAGTGCAGGAGCTCCTGCTGTCCATGGCAGGGTACTCCCAGCGCGGCGTCACCCTCGCAGGCGGCCAGGGCGTGCTGCCGACCGGCTGCGTGCTCGCCCAGCAGACGGCGAACGGCAAGTACTACGCCTACAGCGCCGCCGCGAGCGACGGCACCCAGACCGCCCTCGGCATCCTGCGCGATGGCCGCGACACCGGCGGCTCGTCCTCCCCGGCAGGCAAGTCGTCCACCGACTGCCAGGCCAACCTGGTCTACCGCGGCATCCTCAACGCCAACCTGATCTCCGGGACCGACACCACCTCGCTGGTCACCGGCACCGGCGGCGGCGTCGGCTCCAGCGCGACCGGGGCGTACACCCAGCTCAAGCCGCGCATCGTCCCGTTCGGCAACGGCGTCTCCGGCGGGGCGTTCCCCGGCGGCCCGATGGACGGCATGGACAAGGGCGGCACCGGCGCCAACCAGGGCGTCAACGCTTGGATCTTCTGATCCGGTAGCAGCTCAGCCCCGGCCGCTTCCTGCTTCGCGGCCGGGGCTGATCCATGCCTGCAGGGGATGCAGGCCGATTAACAGTTGCAACGAAGGCCAGCCAAGTGGCTCTGAGATATGAGCGGCGCAGGCCGGGCGTCCTCCCGAGGGCGTCGCTGTCCAAGAGCAAGTGGACACTTGACGTGTAAGGAGCGACCTCCGTGCCCGACATATCACTACTAGAGCCCATGGTGTTGAGGGGCGTGGTGGAGAAGTGGGTGACCCCCGAGTCGCTCATGATGCTCAACCGCCTGGACCAGACCCCGCACCCGTACCCCTACGCCACGTGGGACGTGATCAAGGGCTCGCGGATGGTCGCCAAGCCGAACGTCCCCAACTCCGAGGCGCACATCATCAGCCGCCTGGGCCGGAGCCAGGAGTCCGCGGCGTTCATCTACCTCCGCGAGAAGAAGGTCTTCGAGCCGACCACCCTGCGGTGGCTGCGCGAGCCGGGCGAGATTGCCCGCCTCAACGCGGAGAAGTCGGTGCTGCGGGAGATCAACGATCTCAACATGCGGTTCGATAACTTCGCCGAGTGGAGCATCTGGCAGGCCCTCGGCGGCGGCATCGCGTACAACTACGCGGATGTCCAGGCGACGGTGGACTTCAAGTTCCCCAGCTCGCACTTCGTCACCCCGGCCGCGCCCTGGGTGCAGAACACGTCCCTGACCTACCACACCGGCACCGGCGCGGCCACCGACCTGGGCAGCGCCAACGTCAACCTGGGTGCCGGCACCGGCACCGTCACCTACGCCAGCCCGTTCCAGATCATCGAGGACGTCCGCTCCTGGAAGCGCATCGTCCAGATCCACGGCCGGGTCCCCGCCCGCGAGGTCTTCGCCACCTCCGTCACCATGGCCTCCCTCATGGAAGCCTGGGTGCACGGCGGCGCCGGGTCCACCGTCAACATCCCCGCCACCATGATCAGCGACCGGATGAAGGACGAGTACTTCTCCACCGGCATCCTGTCCGGCTTCATGGGCCTCACCTGGACCACCGTCGAGCAGGTCTACGAGAACGACAGCGGGAACCTCACCTTCTTCGTCCCCGACGGCCAGCTCTACCTCGGCAACTACACCGACCAGCGCCCCCTGGAATTGCTGATCGGCCCGACCGCCGACGAGGAGGCCCCCTCCGGGTTCGCGGGCAAGTACGCCAAGACCTGGAAGGAAAAGGACCCGTCAGCTCGTCAATATTTGCTTGAGTGGCATCTGCTCCCGGTCGTGTACCGCCCGGAACAGATGTTGGTCGCGACTGGCATCGTCTCGAACGGATCTGCGGCCTCAAGTTCCTACTGGGCAGGCGGCCTGATCGACTAGGTTCAAGCCAAGCTAAGCAGAGGCCCCCGGAGCAATCCGGGGGCCTCTGCCGTATAAGGGAGTGCGTGCCGGGAGACGCGGACCCTACTGGTGGGGCACTAGACGCGCCCGGCTCCGGAGATGAGGGAGGGGCGGGGAGCACAGCTGGCCGTGGCCCTTGAAGTACAGGGCCTACGTGCACGACGGCAGAGCCGCTGCCTGTCCCTCCCGATTCTCAGGAGCATGAGCGTAAAGAACGCGCCGTCCGTGTCGAACGACGGCGGCTCCGAGAAGAAGGTCGCCGCCCCGGCGAACACCCCGGCCGATGCCACGGCCGGCTCCAACAGCGGGTCCAAGGCGAACCTGTTCGAGCAGCGGGTCGTGCAGGAAGCGGGGACGCACTAGCCATGGCCTTCCGCTACCAGTTCTCCATGTACAGCTTCCAGGACAGCTCCCGGGCCGCCGCCGCGCAGGAGTCCATGGACAGGATGTCCGCCGACGGCTGGCACATGCACACCACCATCATGAACTTCACCGAGGTCGCGGTGATGTGGGAGCGGGAAGCGGACTCCGACGGCGACGGGGCGAAGAGCCCGCGCAGCCGGCCGCGTGCCCGCAAGCCGGAGGCCGCGGACGGGTGATCGTCGCGTTCACCGTCTCCTGCCTGCGGCAGCAGTACCTGCGGGCCGCGCTGGAGTCGTGGGCGAAGGTCCGGGGGGTGCGCGAGGCCACGATGCTGTTCGCGCTGGAGCCGCCGGCGAACAACTTCCCCGCCGCCGAGTTCGCCGCGTTCGCCGCGCGCAGCTTCCCTGGCTCCTCGGTGCACGTCGCGGACGAGCGGCTGGGCTGCCTGCGCAACACCCGCCGCGCGGCGGAGCTGGCGCTGGAGCGGGAGGATTTCGCCGTCGTCGCCGAGGAGGATCTGGAGGTCGCCGACGACACCCTGGAGTACCTCGCCTGGGCCAGGGATGCCTACGCGCAGGACAAGGACGTGGCCGCGGTCTGCGCGCACACCCGGGCCAGCAGGCTCAAGGATCCCGCCGTCGTCGCCCGCGCCCCCTGGTTCAGCCCCCTGGTGTGGGGCACCTGGCGCGACCGGTGGGAGAACGTCATCGCTCCTCACTGGGGGCCGGGCGATCACGGCAACCCGGAGAGCTGGGACCTGAACCTGATGCTGCAGGTGAAGAACAGCGGCCTGGCCAGCGTGTTCCCGGCCCGGTCGCGGGTGATGCACTGCGGGCTGGCCTCCACCCAGACCTCCTGGCCGCTGTCGGAGTACTTCTATGCGCAGCACCGCTCCGGCTGTTATACTTCGCGATACGGCCCTCAAGACTACCGGGAGATCGTGTTCCCGTGCGAGCCGGGGGTACTAGTGGTATGAAGTTCATCCAGAAGCAGCGCCGCCGGAGCCGCCGCGCCGAGCCGCACGAGCAGGCGTGGCCGCTGCCCGCGCTGGACACCGCCGGGTTGGACATCGACCTGGACGAGGTGGACGAGCTGCTGGAGGAGCAGTGAGCACCGCCGCGTGGGTCCTGTCCGGCCCGCTGCCCTGCGGGGCCCGGAAGCTCGGCCCGGCGCACAGCAAGCACACCGACTGGACCGAGGTCAACATCCTCGGCCAGCACCTGCCGCAGATGTACCCCGAGGCCGAGGTGCACCCGCTGCGCCGCGAGGACTGCCCCGGCCTCGGCCTGTGCGAGGACTGCCTCGGCTTCGGGGTCCTCGGCGCGGACAGCCCCACCGCCCAGGCGTGCCCCGGCTGCTCGGGCAGCGGCCGGCCGGCCCTGCGCGTCGTGGTGAAGCGCACCGCCGAGGGCGGGATCAGTGTCGATGCCCGCCCGGTGCCGCATGCCTACACCCCGCCCGCCGACCCGGAGCAGTTCACCGCCTGGGCCATGGCCCCGGAGACCTGCCTGGCGTGTGGGCTGCCCCGCGATGGCAAGGGACCGCGCGGGCAGGCGCTGCACCCGGATGAGTGAGCAGTACAGCAGTCCGGGGCACGCGCAGGCGCTCGCGGCCAACCAGCCTCCGGTGCCGGTCATCGCCCGGAACCTCCGGTGGTACCTGCAGTGGCTGCACCACTACCGGCTGAACCCGCGCTGGTACCGCTACGCTGCCTATCCCCTGGACCTGTACGGCTACCGGGGGCTGGTCATCAGGGTCCTGGCTGGCAATGCTTACACCGTGGAGCAGTACGATGGCCGGAACCTCCGTGCCCCAGACGATCGGACCTGACATGGCGGATTACCTGGTGGACGTGGTCAAGGCGGCAAGGCGGCTGGACGGCCCGGAGGCGGCCCCTGCCGCCCCGGCGCAGCCCGGTTCGGCCGAGTGCCCGCTGGGCCACGCCAACGCCGCAGGGACCCGCTTCTGCGGCGAGTGCGGCCTGCCCCTCGGCTCCGTGGACCTCGGCCCCCGGGTGGACCTGGAGGCCGTCCGGGAGGCGGTGCAGCGCCCGCTGACCGCCCAGGAGCAGGCGGCCCGCGACCGGGAGCACGCCCAGGTGCTCGCCGCCAACCTCGCCGCCGAGCAGCAGGTCCGCGATGTCACCCAGATTGCGGACCCGAGCGAGAAGACCATCATGGTGCACTTCGTCGAGGACGGCTTCACCTGGGGCGGCAAGGTGTGGCAGGTCGGCGAGATGCTACAGATCGGCCCGAAGCACCCCAAGTGGGAGTCCGCGCTGACCTGGATCAGGCTGTCCAAGGCCGAGCAGTACGCCCGGTACGGCCGGATCTTCTTCGACTTCGGCCCCTGGCCCGGTGCCGCGCCGCCGCCGGGGGCGGAGATCCCCCTGAGCACCGCCGCGGCCAGCCGCTGGTCCCGCGGCGTCTCGGTGCCCGCGCACGCGGCCGGGGACGGCTCCCAGTCCCTGGTCCCCTGGTAGCAGGGCCATGACCGCGATCTCCGACAGCGATGCCGGCACCGCCGCCGACGCCGTGGTCACCCGTGTCCCGTTCCCGTTCTGGCTGGGCGTCATCACCGTCACCGGCGAGTCCCTGGTCGGCACCGGCGGCGAGCTGCTCGACGGCGACATCATCCTGACCCCGAGCGAGCCGGCGTACATTCCCGGCTGGGCGGTGCTGGAGGGCAGCACCGTGCTCACCGTGACCAACGGCACCGCGGTCCCGGTCACCGTTGTCTGCACCGACGCGGTGTCCCCGTCTTTCACCTACACGATCACCCAGCGGCTGAACACCCCGGACATCCTCAACCCGGTCCCGGTGACCGGGGTCTCCGTGCCGCACACCCTCGGCCCGGTCGTGGACATCTCCGCCCTGCTGTAGTCCCGATTACCAGGACATGACGGATGTCCCGGCGCACGTCCAGAAGGTGACCCACTCGTACTCGGTGTCCTATCCCGAGCACGGCCCGCGCACCTCTGATCCGCACTACGCCGACTTCCACGCCTACAAGGCGCTGCGCCGCAAGGCGGGGACGTACTACTGCGACTTCGCCAAGGCTTACCGCGGCGGTGATACCAGCGAGTGCGACAACGCCAACCCGCTGGAGTGCCATCACCGGATTATCGAGTTCGCGACGCTGAACAGCGTTGACCTGGCGCTGCTGGAGCCTGCCTACCCGGGGGTCTCCACCATGGGCGTCGGGGCGTGGGTCGAGAGCGCGGAGAACCTGGAGCTGCTCTGCGTCAAGCACCACCGCGGCAACGCGGGCGTGCACACCGCCAGCGCGAGCGATTACGCCGCCTACGAGTACGTCCGGAGGCTGCTGGGGTGATACCGGTCCCGTCCCTCGCGCAGCTGGCCGAGTTCTCCGGCCGCCCGGAGACCAGCTACACCAGCTACGCCACGTCCGCCCTGATCCAGGCGACCATCATCTTCACCACCGTCACCGAGGTCAACTACGGCAACAACTCCGACTTCGCCGCGCTCAACAGCGACGACCAGCAGCTCGCCGTGTACGGCATCCTCGCCTACGCCGACTGGACCTACCTCAAGCAGCCCTACCAGCAGATGGTCGCCAGCCCGGCCATGAGCGAGACCATCGGCGACTACACCTTCAGCAAGCCGCCGCCCATCCAGGTCCGCAACGTGCAGGCCCAGGAACTGGGCATCGGCTCGACCGGCGTCGAGCTGTGGGATACCGCCGTGCAGTACCTGTCCAAGCGCACCCGGGCCGGCGGGGTGTTCTTCGGCCAGCTCCGCTGCTTCGACCGCAGCGGCGACAGCGCCGACCGGGACATCGGCATCATGCTGCGCGAGGACCGCCGCACCGGGGAGATGGTGCTCCTCGGGCCCGGCGACTTCAACAAGGTGGACATCCCCGGCTTCGGCCCGGACGTGAATGCAGAATCGTTCCCCGGCGACCCCGGCACCGGGTAGGCCCGATGGTCAACGTCGGCAGGGGCAGTGACGTGACCTGGGGCTCTGCTCCTGCCCCAAGCGTGAGGTACCCGTGACGACTCCCTACCAGCCCTACCAGGCCGGCCTGTCCCCGGTCCGCGGCCTGTACTCCTCGGTGGTGCAGGTGCTGCGGCTGCTCCCGGTGCTGGAGGAGTCCGGCGGCATGTCCATCACCTGGAACGCGGTCCCCGACGTGGTGGACGTGGTGCTCGACCAGCCCGGCCTGCTCGCCTGCCGCATCGCCCTCGGCCGGCTGCGCCCCGGCAAGGATCAGCCGCCGCCGCTGACGGCGGGCCGCCCGCAGGACCGGTTCGGCGTCATGTACTACGACCCGGTCACCGATGCCGGCGGGGTGCCGCTGGTGAAGGCGGGCGACCGGTTCCTGTGCGTCTCCGGCCCCGTCTCCGGTACCTTCGAGATGCGCAACCCGGCCGATCAGCTCCAGTCCTACCGCGGCGCGGCGCACTGCGAGACCCAGGTCGTCGAGGTCGCGGCCCAGTCCGGTCCCGGCAGCCCGACGCCCTTCCCCGGAGGTGCCCCGTGAGGCGGTTCGCGGTCCTGTTCCTCTCCGGGATTCTCCTCGGGGCAGGAGGCGCCTGGGCGCTGGTCATGTACGAGCACGGCTGGGCGCACTTCTTCGGCATCGACACCCAGGCGTCGCAGAACTACGACTTCGTGTCCGGCGTCGGCCCCATGATCATCACCGCGCTCGGGTTCAGCGGCATGATCCTCGGCCTGTGGCACAGCCTGAACTGCCACGAGCCCGGCTGCCTGCGCATCGGGCGGCACAAGGTCAGCGGCACCCCCTGGTGCAACATCCACCACGAGAAGGCCAGGCCCGAGAAGTCCGAGCGCGAGCTGCTGGAGCAGATAGTGGCACTGCTGGGGGGGCAGGGGGGCTGATGGGCAACAGGCACCACAGGCGGGCGGCGGGCATCATGGCCGCCGCCGTGGCACTGGACATCGTTCTCGGCCTGCTGTTCGCCGCCGCCCAGCATGTCTCCGCTGCCGTGGGCCTGTACTTCGCCGTCACCACCGCCACCACGGTCGGCTACGGCGATGTCGCCCCGCACGGCTGGGCCCCGCACGCCATCGCCGTCGCCATGATGCTCACCGTCATCCCGCTGTTCGCGGCCACGTTCTCCCTCGTCACCACCGGGCTCACCTCCGGGGACATCAAGCTGCACATCGACAAGCGGCACGAGGAGCTGAAGAAGCACCTGGCGCAGCCCAGATAGCCCCGATGGGACAGGCATGGCCATCCATCGTCACCAGGAGGCGCCAGCTGACGGCGTTTCTTTCCGCGAGTACATCGACCACATCTACCGCGAGCTGCAGGGGGAGATGGACCGGCGGTTCAGTGAGCAGCGTGCCCAGGTGTCCCAGACCGCGGCTGACCTCGCCGTGCGGCTGGGCGGGATGAACGAGTTCCGGGACGCGATGGGGGATATCGCGGGGACCAAGGTAGGACGCGACCTGTTCGACCAGCATGCCGTCTCGGTCGATCTCCGGCTGCGCGCCATCGAGGACCGGCTGTCGGTCATCGAGACCGGGGCCCGGACCGAGAAGGAGATCCGCCGGAAAGACCAGGCGGTCGTGCAGCAGCGCATGCTCATCATCGGTGCGGTGATATCTGTTGTCGTCATCGTGACCGAGGTCATCATCGCCGTTATCCAGCACATCCACTAGCCCGGCAAGCCCCCGATTGGACAGGCATGGCCATCAGCTTCAGCCACGTCAGCGTCTCCTGGCAGGTGAACTCCGAGCTCTACGGCTTCCCCCACGCCGCCGGGCCGGAGCTGGACCGGCTCATCAAGGGCCCGGCCGGGGAGACCCTGCTCGCCATGGAGGCGGCGCTCGCGCTCGGCGCCGTCCTCACCGAGGCCCACGTGCACGTGATCACCGGGTACCTCAAGGGGTCCGGCATCACCCGGTCCAGCGCCGGCATCGATGACTGGGAGGGAGAGATCGACTACTCCCGCTACCCCGGCATCTACGAGCTGGCCCGCGGCCACCGCGCCACGCACAACCATCCCGAGGGAGGCCACAACTTCTTCGGCGCCTACACCGACGGCGGCGGCCCCCAGTTCGAGCGGGGCGTGCGGCAGGCGGTCTGGGACTACGTGACCGACGGCAGTGGCGGTGCCGCCCCGGCCGGCGGCCTTGCGCCGCGCTCGGGAGGCTGACATGGGTACGGGACTGACCACCGACCCGGACGACCCGGAGCTGGGTCACGGGGCCGACCGCGAGCCCAAGGGCATGAACAGCAAGTACCTGGTGCTCAGCGAGGAGGAGCGGGCCAAGGGGTTCGTCCGCCCGGTGTACCGCTCCTACCTCCACCACGACCCGGAGTGCGGCGCGGTCACCACCATGGGCCTGGCGCTGTGCGAGACGTACGCCCGGCGGCCCGGCTTCTACGGGGCCACCTACTGCTGCCGCTGCATGATGCACCGGCCGGTCGGGGCCGAGGGCGAGTTCACCTGGGTTGCCGGCGACGGCACCGACACCGGCATCCTGGTAGGGACGTTATGGCCGACGAGGAACCGCAGGAGCCCGAGCAGGAGCCCGAGCAGGAGCCGCCGCCCCGGAAGCGGCGGCGCTTCTTCCGCTGCCGCTGCGCGGCCTGCACCGCCCAGGCGGTCAGGCGCGCGGGGGACGAGTACCGTGCCTGACGATGTCGGCACCGGCGGCCGGAAGTACCTGTCCCAGTTCAGCGACGTGACCTCGCTGCTCGGCAGCTTCAGCCTGTCCGACCCGGTGGGCGGCAACCAGGGGCAGCCGTACTTGTTCGCCGGGGACATCCTGGTCAACATGAAGGGCACCAGCCAGCTGGCCGTGGTCTGCTCCGACTACGGCGGCTGGTCCGCGCCGCCCCTGGGCGGCAGCCAGCGATTCCGCCGGCTCCGGGTGGACATCTGGGCCGACCCGGTGCGCGACCAGGCCGGGGGCGTCATCCGCACCAGCTCCGACACCGCCAACCGGGCCAACGCCCTGTTCACCGCCGTCAACAACCACCTGCACCGCCGCGATGCGGACACCGTCGCCTGGGGCGACCTGGTGACCTTCGGCTGCGCGCTGCTCACCGAGCCGGACTGGACAGCCGTGCCCGACGGCGACTGGATGCTGTCCGGGAGCGCGGTCTACGCGGTGTACATCGGCGGCTGGACCGACGCGCTGTCCTAGTCCTGGCTGTGCCGCGGGTTGCGCTCCGGGTACTCGCTCAGCTTCTTCTCCGGTGCCCCGGGACCCAGCGGGTCGTCGCCCGGTGCCGGGTGCCTCGGCCGCAGCTTCGCCGCCCAGCGCCGGACCGGCTTGCGCGCCAGCTGCCAGCTCATCGTGAGGAACGCCAGCGGAGCCAGCAGCAGGCAGCTGGTGGACCCCCAGTCCAGGGCGTCGGGGGCCTTGTCGGGGGAGCCGAGGAGGTGCCAGTACACCAGCATGACGCGCAGCATCACGATGATGAAGGCGGCTGCCAGCGCCGCGAGCGTCCGGCCGTGCACGGTGTGCCACCAGGCGGTGCGGATGGTGTAGAGCACCAGGAACAGCAGGGCGGCGTAGAAGCTCAGCTGGATGAGCAGTCTCGTCTCTGCCTGCAGGGCCGAGTAGGATGCGCTGACTGCCGTCGGGGCGAGTGTCACGGCGGTGACTGCGTTGAATATCATCTGTGCTTCTCCGCCGAATCGGGATGGAACTGGTCGGTGAACGGGTCACTACGTATAGTACGCAGCACGCTTCTCGTGCGGACGTAGGTGATAAGTTCGTGCCGCAGGTCGTCCGCAGCGGGGGCGTTCATGAGGTACTCCTCCAGGCTTTCCTGGGAGGAGGTGACCGTGTCGCGGAACGACTGCCGGGCAATGATCAGCTCGGCCAGGACGTGCTCGCCCAGGTCGTCCAGGTGGCCCGGCAGGACGCCGACGGCGTCGAGCATGTCGGCCAGGGTCTCGGCGGAGACTGAGGTTTCGTAGGCGGATTCCACGCGCTTCCACCAGGCCGAGGACACCCCGGCCTTCGCTGCCGCTTCCTTCTGCGACAGCCGCGTGTGGCGCCGTGCGGTGCGCAGCAGTCCGCGCAGGGGGGCGTTGGTGGTGATGGTTCCTGTCATTCGGGTACATCTCTGTTCAAGATTCCCGCAGGGTCCGGAGGAATCTAATTCCGGAGCCGGCCGTGCTCAGCCGTGAGCGGTACCGGCTAGGCTTGAGCCTAGTTCCAACGTTGTCTTGAGTCAACTTCGGGTGATCGCCGCCTACTCAGTAGCCCTTAGTATCCCTGAACCGTTGACACTGAGGGATACTAGAGTGTAGAAACAGAGTCAACCTGACCGGGCCCCGTGGTGGGGAGCCCGGTCCGGGAAGTCTTCAGTCGCACCTGGGGAGGCTGCGATGGGATTCACCGATTCTCCAGTCATGGCGGGACCGTACGCTCACCTGAGCACACCGGACCTGCGGAGACTCGCACTGCAGGCGGAGCAGGCTCAGGTAGCCGGGCCTGTTCCCGCAGATGCCAGCACGCACCTGGTGGGCTTTTCCACGGCCCTGACCGACGCTGAGTGCAGTTACCTCAATCTCTGCGCGGAGCTGTTCGCGCGGGGCGAGTACGTGGCCGGGAGGCAGTCGTGCGAGGGGGAGCAGCTGGCAGTGGAGCCGTGAGGCAGCCGGGGTCCGTCCTCAAGGGGGCAGTCCTGCTGCTGTGCGGCTACGAGATCGCGGCCATCGCCTCGGGCAGGGTGCCGACCGTCTCCGAGCTGAGCTGCCGCTACTGGGCGGTCGAGGCCGTTCTGCTGGCGGCGTTCGCGGTGGACGTGCACTACCTGCAGCGGCAGATAGCGCGCTGGCCCGGCGAGGTGGGTCGTGCCTGAGAACTACTGCTTCAACTGCCGGCACTGGAGCGTGCTGCCCGACCGGGTCTACTGCGGCTGGTGCCTGCAGTTCTTCGGCTACCATGGCCGGCTGCCCCGCGCCGGGGAGCGGAACCTGACCGCCGTCGAGCGGCTGTTCGCCGAGATGGGCTGATCGCCGGAGAACCCGGACGATACGCGAAGGGCGCAGCATTCAACAGAGACTCCCTGGAGGAGCAAGTGCAGCAGCGCCCGCTTAAGGTCTGTAGGCAGGAGAATGGTTAGACCTCCTGACTTTAAGTGGCCTACTAGGGTGTGCGTTGGCTGCGGAGAAGAGTTTCAGCCGACAGGCTCAGTTCAGAAGCACTGCGGGCCTTCCTGTCGTCCGACTCGTAAGACGTGCTATCAGTGCACTCGTGAGAAGGATAGAGACGACTTCTATAAGTATCCAGATGGTCGTCTCATGGTGCCGTGCAAGGACTGTAGGCGCGAGTACGCGAAGGCTTCCTGGCATGCTCGTGATACTGAGCGGGTAGCCCGGGAAGCTGATGCCCGCTGGGAGCGGAAGCTGCGTCGTCAGTTCAACATAGATCCTGATGACTACTGGCGCATGTACGACGAGCAGCAAGGACGTTGTCGGATATGCAGTCGGTCCTTGCAGGAGATGGCTGAGGGCGAGCGTCGCGGTTCTAAGTTCGTGTTCATGCACTTTGCTGTTGATCACGATAGGCGCTGTTGCTCAGGCCCTACTTCCTGCGGCAAGTGTGTCCGGGGACTGTTGTGCACGAAGTGCAATGGTTCGCTGGGCTGGTACGAGCAGTTCTCCGACGAGATAGCGGCCTATCTGGCCGCGACGAAGAGGTGATGCCCAATGCTTAACCGGCCTTTGAAGGTCTGTGTTAAGGCTTTAGCCCCCTTCTCGCAGTACTCCGGATACGGCAACGACGGCTTCGGCCTGGTCCGCGCGCTGCACCGCTGGGGCTGCGACGTGTACGTCCAGCCCACCTGGCTGGATGTGCCCATCCCGGCCGACCTCATGCCGCTGTTCGGCAAGACCCTGTACGGCCCGTGGGACCTGCTCATCAACCACTGGGACCCCGACCACCTGCTCATCACCCGCGAGGCCCGGGCCAGCGCCCGGGTCGCGGTCGGCTGGTCCATGTGGGAGTTCGCCCCGCCGCCGGAGTTCCGCGAGGATGGCGTGCCCATCCTCCGCCCGTGCGCCAGGCACCTGAAGGAGAACGGCAAGAACGAGCTGGGCGTCCCCGGCTGCCGGAACTGCCGGAAGCCCCCGGCCTCCGGGCTGTACCCGCACGCCAAGCAGAAGTCCAGCTTCCGCGAGCGGCTCCGCTGGTACGATCTGGTGCTCGGCTACGACCCGGTGTCCCTCGCCTCGTTCGCGCCGTTCATCCCCAAGACCGTCAAGTCCGGCATCCTCCAGGGCGGCTACGACTCCTCGCTGTGGCGCCCGGTCGAGCGCGACTGGCACAGTGACCGGTTCCAGTTCCTCATGCACGGGGCGCTCAACGCCCGCAAGCAGCCGTGGCTCGTCATCGAGGCGTGGCACAAGCTCAAGGACGAGAAGGGCGGGGCGTTCGCCGATGCCCGCCTCGCGCTGCACACCAGCCTTCCCGGCACCCTGTTCCCTGAGCTGAACCTGCCGTTCGCGCACGCCGGCATCAAGGTGTTCGTGTCGTCCCTGGACGTGCAGGGCGTCAAGGACATGTACGCCGCCAGCCACTGCCTGCTCGCCCCCAGCCGCGGCGAGGGCAAGAACCTGCCCGCCCTGGAGTTCATGTCCACCGCCGGGGCGGTCGCGGCCACCAACTTCGGCGGCCACACCATGTGGATGGGCGGGGACTGGGCCTACCCGCTGGACTACAAGCTCGGCGCCACCTTCGGATACTGCCCGTGGGGCGCGCACGATGCCAAGGTCAGCGTGGAGCACCTCGCCGAGACCATCTGGCACATCTACACGCACCGCAGCGAGGCCAGGGATAAGGGGCAGAAGGCCGCCGAGCTGATCCCGAAGCTGTGCGACTGGTCGGTGGTGGTGGAGAACCTCTTCCGCCGCATCCGCGACGAGGTGACCAGCAACGGCGTCGGCGCGCAGGTCTACGACACCGCCATGGCCTGCCGCCGCGAGGAGGAACTCGGCCCCGTCCCGGTGCGGTAGATGGACGATCGCCAGGAGGTGACCGACGAGCAGGTCTTCCTTGTCCGCTGCCCGGACGGCTACCGCAAGGCGGACGGCACCTGCCAGCCCGGGCGGCTGCTGTTCAAGCTCCGGCAGCGCGGCGAGCGGGAGACGTACGTGCACCCGGATAATCACATCGAGCTGTACTGCGACGACTGCACCCGCAAGATGCGTAAAACAGGCAGGAGGGTGAAGCGCGTGCTGCACCGGTACGACTTCCTCGGCCTCCTGATCGAGACCCTGATAGTGGAAGAGTGAGCCCCTGTGTTCGAGTGGCTGTTCGTCGGAGCCTGCGTCGCGTTCGCCGGCTACACCATCGCCCGGTCGCTGGCCGAGGAGGCGGCCCAGCAGCGCGAGGAGGCTGCCGTGCGGGCCGCCCGGATAGCCGGGCACCGTGAGTTCTGCCTGGTGACCCGTTACCCTGTGGCCCGCCGGGAGGGCAGTGAGTTTCCCTGGTGCACCTGTGCGTGGAAGACCGCCCGGAAGGGCTGACCGCATGCTGCAGCACCTGGCAGAGGGAGCGGCCTGCACCGGGCTGCCGACCGAGATGTTCTTCATCGAGTTCACCGACCTCACCGACCGCCGCTACCGCAAGCGGGTCATCGCCGCCAAGGCGGTGTGCAGTGCGTGCCCGGTCCGGCTGGCATGCCGGGACTACGCCATCGGCTACCCGGAGGCGTATGGAATATGGGGAGGCACGACGCCGAGGGAAAGGCAGCTGCACCGCAGCAGGCGGAGTGCCACCGCTTAAAGGGAGGTCGGTCGCAAATGACCGCAGCAAGAAGGAAGTTCACCCTCGTCGGCAGCACGCCGCCGGAAATCGCCCGCCAGCGCGAGGAGTCGTTCCGCGCGTGGCTGGAGACGGCGGACACCAGCTACCTGGAGTGCCGCAACGGACGGCACATCATCCCCGGGTACAACGACCCGAGGACTAGCCTGGAGGTGCGGCGCGGTGTCTGCGTCATCGAGGCCCCGTGCGAGCGGTGCGGCGTGGTGCTGCGCAAGCTCGTCGGCGTCAAGGATGGCACGCTGATGCCGGGCGGGCGCAGCGGCTACGATTACACCCTGGTGCCCGGTTATCTGCTGCCCCCGGAAGCCTGCGACGGCGCGGCCATGAGCCGGGAGCGCCGTGCGGAAGTGCGGCTGGAGCTGCTGGAGCGCGGCTTCGCCGCCCGCGGCACGTCCCTGGCCAAGCAGCGCGCCATCGACGCGCGCCGCACCAAGAGCAAGAAGAAGTAGCCGTGGGCGGGATGCGCAGGCAGCGGCCGGACCTGCACCGCGAGGTGCTGAAGCGCGGCACCGCCGCGTACTCCCGCTACCCCACCTGGTACGCGGTGTGGCTCGGGGAGCCGCACGCCGACGGCTCGGTCCTGCTGGGCCGCACCGAGCGGCTCCCCGGATCACGCCGGTGGCGGGCGTACCCTGCCACCGGCGAGTTCCCGCAGGTGCTCACCCCGTGGAGCGACGCGGCCGGCTGGCTGCTGGAGGTCCGCGAGGGGTACGAGAAGACCACCGATACCGCGATGGCGGAGGAGCACGGGGTTGTCGGCATCAGCCTGGCGCACTGCGCTGTCCTGGGCAGCGGCAGCCCTCTGCCGGCGGAGGCCGGGCAGTGGCTCGCCTGCCTCCCGGGAGTTGACGGCGAGTTCGGCGGAGAGCTGCCGGGTGGTTAGTGCCGAGCGGCGTGAGAGCCGTTACCTGGATACCGCCGTGGACTGGTACGAGCGGCGGTCGTACGACGAGTGCCCGAGGCTGCGCTACTGCAGCGTCTCCTAGCGTCTGCCGCCGCTGCCTGCAGGCCGACTACAACGTGGCGTACGTGATGGGCATGATGCTGGAGGTGTCCGGCCTGTGAGCAAGCCCGCCCGTCTCCGGGCGTTCCCGCAGGAGTGGTTCACCCCGACCGCCGAGGCCCGCGAGGCACTGTGCATGATCGCGGAGGGGTTCTGCCCGTTCTTCGTCACCGGGCCGGGCCGGGCGCAGTGGCCGCTGGACCTGGAGGGCCGGTGCCCGGACTGCGGGGCGCGCTGGGACCTGGTGCGGAACCGCGATGGTGAACCGGTCGGGTTCAGCGCCACCTGGGGGCAGCGTCCGTACACGTCCCTGCTGGCCGCGTACCCGTTCAGGCAGGACAGCATTTCCGGCTACGCGGTCGGAGATATCAAGTGCTGGTTCGGCTACGGCCGGCCGGAGTGACGATTTCCCCGGACATGCCCGCGCCGACCTGGGGCCTGGTCTACTGGCCTGCGTACCTGCTCGTCTCGCTCAGCCTGTTCCTGCCCGTCGAGGTGTTCGCGCTCGCTGCGGGCCAGGCGAAGAACACGCTCAGCGACTACTGCTGGCACGAGCTGGGCGTGACCCGGGCGCTGGAGGTCAGCGGGCACGGTGCCGCCTGGTGGGCGTCGCTCGTTCTCTGGGGGTTCTTCGTGGCAGCGATCACCATGCACATCTGGTACCGGTCCTGGTAAGCCGTGGGCAGACGTATCGAGGTCTACCTGGCTGCGGGAGACATGTTCGGCTTCCTGCAGGTGCTGGACCCGGAGGCCGGCCGCGTCGCCCGCACCCGGGCCAGGCCGAAGGGGTGCCGGGCCGCGAAGGTGCGGTGCCTGCGCTGCGGCACCGTGAAGCTGGTGGCCATCGTGAACCTGACCCGCCGCGATTACCCCACCGTCAGCTGCGGGTGCTGGCGCAGGACGGGGGCGGGCTTCGCCGGCCGTACCAGTGACTAGCGGCCCCGGGAAAGGCCCACGCGGCGGTGGATGGCCCCTGCCGGCGACGACCTCACCGGGGCCGCTCAACAGACGATCTGAGGGTCAGGCCGGAAGGCCCGGCCCTCATTCGCGTCTGGAGCCTGCGTGGTCACCTTCCGCCACGGGTGGAACCCAACCCCCCGCGAGCTGCCCCGGCCGCGGTTCGACACCGCGCTGCGCGCCGTCGCCCCGCCCGACTCGGCCGACTGGTACAGCCAGGTCCCGGTCATCGGGATGCACCTTAATGATTTGTACGGGTGCTGCACTTGCAGTTGCGATGCGAACATCGTCCAGGGCATCACCTTCTACGGGCAGGGCACCGAGGCTGTCGTCCCCGATGTCGTGGTCGAGCAGGCGTACGAGCAGTCCGGGTTCAGCCCTAACGCCGGCCCGCCCGGGAACAACCCGACCGACCAGGGATGGATGATCTCCAGCGCCCTCGCCCTGCTCAAGGCCCAGGGGATGGGCGGCCACCGGGTCGCCGCCTACGGGCAGCTGGCCGGCCTCGCCAACCACAACAGCGTCATGGTCTGCGTCGCCGAGTTCGGCTACCTGTCGGCCGGGCTGGGCCTGCCGCAGTCCGCCATGGATCAGTTCAACGCCGGGCACGAGTGGGATGTGGTGGCGAACGACGGCGGGATTCTCGGCGGGCACTGCGTCTGCGTGTGCGGATACAACGCCAACGGCCCCGTCATCTGGACCTGGGACCGCCCCGTCCAGGTGACCTGGCCGTTCTGGGATAGGTACTTCTCCGAGGCGTGGCCGGTAGTGTCGCAGGATTGGGTGAGCGCTGCCTCCCAGAACGACCCGGAGGGCGTGAGCCTGGCCGTGCTCGGCGCCGAGTTCCAGTCGGCCGTCGGGCAGAACCCGTTCCCCTCCACCGTGCCGCCGCCCCCGGTGCCGTTCCCGTCCCCGCCCCCCGCGCCGGAGCCTCCGGTGCCCCCTGCGCCTCCTGTACCTCCTGCGCACCATCATCGCCGGCGCAGCGTGCTGGCCCGGCTGCTCGAATGGCTCCGCGGCTGACTCCCCGATTAGCAAAAGGGAACATCCTGCCGCAAAAGGGGAGCGCATTGGATCCTACGACCATCCAGTGGCTGCTCAACTTCGGGGCGCTCGGGCTCGTGTTCGTCCTGATGGTGTCGGGGATGCTGGTGCCCGGCTGGGTCTACCGCAACCTCAAGGATGCGAACGACAAGCTCCAGGATGCGCTGACCCTGGAGCGGGAGCGCAACCAGGGGCTCCAGCAGGTGGCGACGACCGGGGCGCAGGCCATGCAGGCGCTGACCCAGCTGGCCGAGGAGCACCGGGCCAGCCGTGCCGGCGACGCGTACGGCGATCTCACGAAGGACCGCCAGCGGGCCGTCGTGCCGGAGGAGGGTGCCGCCTCATGAGGATCCCGTGGCTGTGGCGCCTCGCTTCGCATGCCCGCGACCAGCAGCAGCACGCCGAGACCGAGGTGGCCCGCTCCCAGGCGGCGCTGGCGGAGACCGAGCAGCGCCTGGCGCACCCGCTTCTCCGGGCCAACCAGCGCAACCACTACTCAGATATCATCCGGGACGCGCTGCAGCTCGGGTACGACAAGACGGAAGGGAACGGCAGGAAGCTATGATGGCATCGCACGCCCCGGTCCACGACACGGTGACCGCCTACGCGATGGTCCCGTCGTGGATGCTCACGGCGGTCAGCGATGTGACCCTGGCCGCCACTGCCGCGTTCCTGCTGTTCGTCGTCCAGTACACCCTCACCTCCCCGTGGTGGAAGGACCGGGTGGGCACCACCATCGTCCTCAAGGACATCGTGCTGCTCTGCATCCTGGTCCCCGGCTCGCTCCTGGTGTTCTTCCCGCACCTCATCACCCCGGTCACCTCCGCGTGGATCGACATCTTCGTCCTCGGCGGGGCCGCCGCCGTCATGTGCTGGCGCTGCGTCGTGTGGTGGCTGGAGAAGAAGCCCGCGTTCGTGCAGCGCTGGCTGGACCGGCGCTCCGCCGATTAGACCTGGCAGGACTGTGTTAGCCGAGAAAGGACCGGCCAGTGACTGCTGCTAATGCCCTCTATTTCGAGGGCTTCTCCTTGAGCCACGCCGCGATCCTGACCCAGGGCACCGGCGCCGAGAACGCCAGCATCTACGGGGTGCGCAACGGCTCAATCGCCACCGACCAGGGCAACTTCGAGAACACCGGCGACGACGTGGTGCTTTCTGAGCACTTCTGGATCAACTTCGCCAACATCACCATTGAAGAAGGCTACGTCCCCTTCGCCACGATCGCCCTGATCACCGGCACCCAGGTGGCCTCGTCCGGCGGCACGCCGAACGACTACTACGGTGTCGCGCTGTGGACGCTGAACTCCATGAACCAGCCGACGCAGCCGCTGGCGCTGCGGGTGCCGTCGAAGGACTCAGGCGGCGCGATCCGCACGCTGGACTTCGTGCTGTACAAGTGCCAGTTCCAGCCCTTCAACTTCACGGGACCCTCGTACAAGACGGGACTTTCCGTATCAATCTCCGCAAGGGCGCTGTTCTCGTCCACGAACGAGCAGGGCAGCTCGTTCACCGGCACCGACACCAGCAACCGGCTCGGCCGCCTGGTCTCCTACCCGGGCAACAACACCGGTGCCTTCACCGCCGCCGAAATCGGCCAGTTCGGTTCCGGCGCGGTCATCTAGTCCTGACAGCGTGAGGGAGGGAGCCTGCGGGCTCCCTTTCTTCGTTCCGGTGCCGATCTACCGGGCCGTAGAGCGCAGCTAGCGCCGTCCGCCAAGCACAGAGTCCCCGGGAGGGCCAGTGGCAGCAGAGTCCGAGCTGGACAGAATCGATCCGGAAGCAGTCACCGTCAAGCTGGAGTCGGGGTTCCCCGTCGAGGTGGTGCGGCTGAAGACCCGGCAGATGTTCCGGCTGCTCCGCATCCTCACCCGCGGTGCCGGACCCGCCATCGCCCAGCTCGATTTCAACGAGGACCAGGCCGCGTTCGGGCAGAAGCTGCTCGGCCTGCTGCTGGTCTCCGTCCCCGACGCCGAGCAGGAGACCGTCGCGTTCCTGCAGTCCATGTGCAAGCCCGCCGGGCTGAGCGAGAAGAAGCCGCAGCACATCACCAAGCAGGAGTCCGAGCACAACCAGGAGCTGTGGGACCGGTTCAACGAGGAGCTGTTTAACCCGGAGGTCGGGGACACCCTCGCGCTGTTCGAGGTGATTGTCGCGAACGAGGCACCCGAGCTGCAGTCCCTGGGAAAAAAGCTCCGGGCCCTGTGGACGGTGGCGAAGAAGGCCACCGGGATGGGCCAGGCGGAGACGGCACCCGAAGCCCAGGATCTTCACTTGCCGGAGCCTACGCCAGCCTCTTCGACCTCCTCAGCGCCGAGTACGGATGGAGCGACGAGTACCTCCTCGATCTCCCCGTCTGCCGGCTCCGGCAGTGCGCGGAAGCGGCGGGCACCCGCCGCCGTCTAGAGCAGAAGGAGCGGGCCAGCCTGGCCGAGTGGCAGGCCAAGACCGTCTCGCTGTTCGTCGCCGCGCAGGCGGGCCTGGGGCTGGTGGACTGGGGCAGGAAGGAGAACCCCTTGCTGGAGGCGGTGCGGGCGATTTCCATAGACGGAACCGGCAGCGTCCGGAAGCTGACCCCGGAGGAGCGGGAGCTGGAGGAGATGCGCGGCCCGGTGGTCGCGGCAGATTACCGCGACGACCCGCGGCTGAACCCGCCCCCCGACCCGGGGCTGGACAAGCTGGTGCAGTACGGGCCGGAGGCGGACGACGTGCTCCCGGCGTGGGTGTTCCAGGGAGACACGGAGGCGGCGGCCCGGAAGAACGCGCAGGGCTCCTACGAGGCCCTGCGGAGCGGCTGGACGGACGGGCACGGGAAGCAGTCGTTCGACATCAAGACGGTCGGCTGAGTGGAGGAGGGAGGTGAGCCGGGGTGAATTCCACCCTGTTGCAGTATTCCCTGGCGGCTGAGTTATGGCCGGAGAGGAATACTGGTTACCTCCTGAGTTGTCCTTTATAAAGCAATTGCCGATTTCGGCGACCTCATGCGCAAGGCAGCCGAGGCTAAGGCTGCCCTGGAGGCACTGGGAAAGGCCGGAGGCGACGCCGCTAAGGCGCAGACTGCCGAGTACCAGAAGCTGGTAGACGCTCACAAGGATGAGATCAGCAAGCTCACCGAGGAGCGGACTGCACTTGACTCGCTGGCGGCGGCATCCAAGGACTACAGCGACACCTCAATCGAGTCGCTGAAGCTGCAGAAGAATTCGATTGAGGCCCTTGCTGCTTCTTACAAGAGCTACCACAGTTCTGTTCTTGACGGACTTAAAGAAGAAGTGTCGGCCGTTGACCTGGCCAGTGAGTCCTATAAGCGGTACAAGGATACTATTTCTTCGTTTACCGTCCGGGACGAGACGGTAAACAAGGTCACGGCGACCGACGAGGCGTACCGGAATGTCACCAGCACGCTGGAGAAGCTGGACCGGGCTGTTGTTGACGAGATATCGGACGAGCAGCGGCTTATCTCCGTCCGCAAGGAAGAAATAAGTGTACTAAAGGATGAGACCGCCGCCGTTAACACGACGTCGGATGCTTACAAGCGGTACAACGAGCAGTCGCTGTTCGGCGGACGGTCGGACATGGGCACGCACCTGGCCGACATGCGCAAGGAGCTGGAGTACGAGACGCTGCTGAACCGGCAGCGCTGGCTCATGTTCACCACGCCCCAGCAGGCTTACGCGTGGCGCCAGACCGAGTACACCCAGAAGCTCCTCATGAACCGTGCCGAGTGGGCCGGGTACTTCACCGCCGACCAGTACCTGCAGTACCTGCAGAAGCAGACCGCCCTGTACCGTGACTTCAACGCCGAGCTGGAGCGCCGGGCGGCGCTGTACAAGTCCAACACCGACGCCGCCCTCGCCTACTACAACGCGATCGAGGGTACCCACAAGTCCGTTACCCAGCTGGGCGAGGAGGGCAGCGTCGCCGGGGCGCAGGCCCTGAACTCCGCCCTGGCCGGGGTGCCGACCTCGGTTACCACCGAGCTGAAGGCCGACCCGGAGCAGGGCCTGGCCGACGTCGCGCTGTGGAAGTCCGTGCTCCACAGCATCCCCGAGCACATCACCACGTCGCTTATCGCGGTCGGCAAGACCCCGGAGAACGAGAACGTCACCATCAACGCGGTCTTCAACGACCGGGCGTCCAAGGATGACCTCGCCGCGCTGCTGGCCCAGCTGCGGTCCGTTCCCGCCGAGGTGACCGTCCGGGTGGTCTTCGACGACGAGAAGGCCAAGGCCGATCTCACCGCCCTGATAGCCCAGCTGGAGGCGCTCCCGGATAGCGTCACCGTGAACGCCGTCTTCAGCGCGGCAGCGGCCGAGGGAGACCTGGAGATCTGGCTCCGCGACCTGGGCATCGTCCCCGAGGTGCTCGACACCACCGCCCGGTTCACCGACGACCAGGCCAAGGCCCAGCTGGAAGCCTGGATTGCCAAGCTGAACGAGGTTCCCGATTACGCCAAGACCGCCGTCCAGCTGACGGGCATCAACAAGGCCATCGCCGAGTGGATGGCGTTCCAGGCCCGCCTTCACGCCAACGATCACGTCACCGAGCTGGTCACCGAGGAACTGGTCACGGCCGGCCACGCCGGGGGCGGCGGCGGGCCTCCGCCGGACATCCCGGTCCCCACCCCGGCGGATGACGACGACTGGGCGAAGTTCATCGCTCTGGTCCAGTCCGGCCAGCTGTCCATGGCCCGGTTCATCCCGGTGGTGAAGCAGGCCGACGCCGCCCTGGCCGAGCAAGCCGCCGCCCTGGCCAAGGCCGCGCCCAACCCGGCGGATGATGCCGCCTGGACCCGGTTCGTCGGCTCCGTGCAGTCCGGCGAGCTGTCCATGGCCCGGTTCATCCCTGTTGTCCGGCAGGCTGAGGCCGTGCTGTCCACGCTGGGCAGTGACGTGGACAAGTCGGCACCCAACCCTAACGACGATGCCGCCTGGACCCGGCTGGGCGGGGCCGTGCACGGTGCCGCCGACGAGATTCACCAGGCGGGCGACTCCTTCGACTACGAGGCCGCGCGGGCCTCCAACGCCGCCAAGTTCACCAGTGATTCCGCCGGCATCCAGGCCGCCGCCGCCAGGAAGCTGGCCGACGCGTTCCTGGCCACCGGCATGTCGGCCGACGAGGCGTCCGCCAAGCTGGCGAAGATGGGCCAGGCCACCACCGACCTGGGCAACCGCCAGCTGTACACCCAGGCCGCGCTGCTGGCCGCGGGAAAGGCCGCCCAGACGGCCGGCACCGACGCCGACGATTCGGCCAAGGGGTTCAACGCCAACGCCGCCGCTGCCATGGCCGACGCCGCCGCGCTGAAGCAGGTCGGCAGTGCCGCGAACGACGTGGACTGGACCCGGTTCGTCGGCTCCGTGCAGTCCGGCGAGCTGTCCATGGCCCGGTTCATCCCGGTGGTGCAGCAGGCCGATGCCGCGCTGAACGCGAACGGTGCTGCGCTGGAGTCCAACGCCGCGCAGTACGAGCACTGGTTCGGCCTCCAGGCCCAGGGGCCGCCGACGGCGGCGCAGTTCGCCAAGAGCATGGTCGCCGAGGCGCTGGCCGCGCAGCAGGCCGGGGACGCCGTCAGCGGGGCCTCCGGCAGCTACGACAAGCTCGGCCAGTCCACGATGAGCGCTGCCGAAGCGGCCAAGAACGCGGCAGCCGCCGCCCTCCTCGTCAAGAACGCGCAGGATGGCGCCACGCAGTCCGTAGACCAGGGCGGCGCCTCCGTAGCCAAGACCACCGGCCTGGTCAACCTCGCCATCGCCGCCTGGGGCGGCTGGACCAAGGACCTGACCCTGTTCGGCGGGGCGTTCAAGAGCATCCCGTTCGCCGCCACCATCAGCGTGTGGGCCGTCGCCCTGCACACCCTGATCGACTTCTTCATCGTCCTGGTGCCCGCGGTCATCGCCGCCGGCACCGCCCTCGGCGCGTTCGGCGTCGCCGCCGAGCCGTCCGTCCTGGACCTGCTCGCGCACGTCCAGGGGCTGCACACCGCGCTGGACGCCCTCGGCACCGGCGCGGACGTGCTCGGCACCGATCACATCGGCCCGCTGAGCACCAAGATGGGCACGCTCGACTCGACCATGAAGCCCATGCCGGTGACCATCCGGTCCATCCAGGCGGCCATGGCCCCGACCGTGGTCACCATGTACGGGGCCGCCATCGACGCCCTGACCCAGAAGACCGCGCCCATCAAGGCGTTCGGCCAGACGTTCACCAGCGTCCTCGGCCTGATGCAGGGGGTTGCCCAGAAGACCGGCACCTTCATCACCGACACCTTCATCAAGGTAGATCAGGCGCTCACTTCCCACTCGGGGCAGCTGTCCGGTCTCATCGAGACCGCCGTCAACGACCTGAAGATCCTCGGCTCCATCGGCGGTTCCATCCTCAAGATCGGGGCCGAGTTCCTCCAGGCCGGGCAGATGACCCACGTCTCCGAGCTGCTCTTCGAGGGACTCGCCTACGCCTTCTCGCTGCTGGCCAAGGCCATGAACGCCATGGGCCCGCAGGTGATTGCCTTCGGCATCGCCGTCTTCGCCGTCGTCCACTACGGCGGGCTGCTCTCCACCGCCCTCATCGACCTGACCCGGTACACGGGCACCCTCATCACCCAGTTCGGCGGCCTGGTCGCCAAGATCACGGGCGGCAGCAACGTCTTCGGCGGGCTCGCCAGCTCGGTCGGCGCGTCCAACGCCAAGCTGATCCAGATGGGGCAGCTCACCCCGGAACTGGAGAACATCGGCACCCTGTTCGCCAAGGGCGACAGCGCCGCCCTGGCCATGGCCGGGAACCTGGGCCTGACCTACGACCAGATGGTCAAGGTCACGTCGCAGAACAGCGATGTCCAGGCCCTGGCCGACGCGTTCGGGCTGACCGACAAGCAGGCTGCCGCCGCGGCCATCTCCGTCGCGGCATCCGGCAAGAGCGCCGAGGGCCTGGCGGCCGACCTGGGGAAGATTACCCCGGAGACCCAGGCCGCGATGTCCGGGCTGGGCGGCGTGGAGAAGGCCACCGCCTCCATGGCCCTGGTCGGCGGCGCGAACGTGAGCCAGCTGGAGTCGGGCGTCGCCAAGCTGGGCGGCGCTGCCAAGGACGCCGAGCCGGAGGCGGCCGGGCTCGGCGGCACCATCCAGAAGATCGGTGGGGCGCTGGCCGGCATCTCGGCCGGGGCCTGGCTCGCCATCGCCGGTGCCGTCGGCGGCGCGGCCTACGAGTTCTACCAGTTCAACAAGGCCAGCGGCGCGATCCCGGCCGAGATCTCCGCCATGAACACCCAGCTGAACAACCTCAACGCCGCCCAGGGGTTCAGTCAGCTCCAGACCGACATGCAGAAGCTCGGCACGCAGTACGGCGTGCTGCGGCAGGAGCTCAACCAGCCGGTCAACCAGACGGGAGCCGGGGGTGCCGTCAGCTTCTGGGGCGACATCACCTCGGGGCACTTCCAGAGCGCCATCACCGACCTGTTCGGGTCGTTCCAGCAGCTGAAGGCGCAGAGCGGCGCCGCTTACGCGGCCCTGGTCGCGGATAACGACCGGTGGGACGCCGCCATCCAGACGGTCTCGTACAGCATGAAGAAGTTCGGGGTGACCGGCGACCAGGCGTTCGCCCTGATGGACCTGGCCGGGGTCAAGGTCACCGACAGCATGTCGGTCCAGATAAGCAAGGTCAACGCGCTGGTCACCGGCTGGACCAACATGGGGGTCGCCGGCTACCAGGTCTCGACTCACATGAACCAGGTCGGCAACTCCATCGACGCCGTCGCCCTGGCCAGCGAGACCACCAACAGCCAGATCACCACCCTCACCGGCGACTTCACCCAGTTCTACACCATGGTCACCGGCGGCGAGACCAAGCTGGAGACGTTCCTGACGGGCATCAACACCGTCAGCACGAACGCCAAGGCGGCCGGCGCGTCCATGACCGGGCTGAACGCCAACAGCCTCACGCTGCGCCAGTCCTGGGAGCAGAACGCCACTGCGGCGCAGGGACTCTACAGCCAGCTCCAGCTGCAGAACGCCGCCGCCGGCAACACCGCCGCGTCCTACGGCTCCCTGCAGCACGCCGGGCAGGACATGGTCAACGTGCTGCTGGCCCAGGGCGACGGCTCGAAGGAGGCGACCAACGCCGCCTACGCCCTGGCGCAGCAGATGGGCTACACCGGGGCGGACACCTACGCGGCCCTGGTGAAGTGGTCGGGCGGCAACCAGCAGGCGTCCAAGACGACGGCGGACCTCAACAAGCAGGTCGGGTACCTGGAGACCTCGTCGTCCAACCTGCAGCAGGACACCATCAACCTGGCTGCCGCCGTCAACACCGACCTCAACCAGGCGATCGGCGCGGCGCTGGTCAACATGCCGGGCATGACCAAGGCCGTCGCGAACTTCGAGACGACCATCCACTCGGCCCAGGATCAGCTCAAGCAGGGGATCATCTCCCCCCAGGACATCACCGGTGCCAACGCCATCGCCAACGCGCTGATTGCCGTGTACGGGACCACCCCGACGGGGATGGCCCAGGCCAAGGCCGAGTTCCTGACCACCCTGAGCGCGATGGGCGTGGCCCGGCAGACTGCGCTGACCCTCTGGTCGGATAACGTCGTCGCGGCCAACAAGCAGGTCATCAAGCCCCAGGTGGACTGGGCCGGAATCGACGAGCTGGCCGCGCACACGGGCGTGTCCATCCAGAAGATAACTGCGATCAACAAGCTGCGGATTGCCCCGACCACCAGCGTGACCGCCATCGACGCCATGCTGGCGAAGATAGGGCTCCTTCCGCCGCAGGTCGCCGCTATCAACCAGCTCATTATGCACGTCCCGGTCAGCACGACCGCCATCGACGCCTACCTCAACACCCTGAAGCTCACTCCCAAGCAGATATCCGCCGTCAACGCGCTGGTTATCAAGCCGGGCGCCAACCTTACCGACATCAACAAGCTGCTCAGCCAGCTGCACCTGACCCCGGCCGCCATTTCCAAGATCGATGCAATGGTCATCGCGCCGCCGGTCGGGGCGCAGGCCTTCGACAACTACTACGTCAAGCTCGGCCTGACCCCGGCCCAGATCACCGCCATCAACAAGTTCACGATCGGGCCGAAGACCGACTTCCACGTCTACGATGCCTGGCTGTCGAGCCTCGGGATATCGCAGAAGAACATCGCCGCCATCAACAAGCTGATCATCGGGCCGGGGACCAACTTCACCGCCTGGAACACGTTCTTCAAGCAGATCGGGCTGACCCCGGCCCAGATACAGGCGGTGGACAAGCTCCAGCTGACGCCCAAGACCGACCTGACCCAGCTGGATAAAATGCTGTCCGACCTGAAGCTGACCCCGACGGAAATCGGGAAAATCAATGCTCAGGTTATCAACCCGAATATGACCCCGTTCCAGAACGACTTGAACACCGTTCTCCATGACCTCGGTCTTCCCCAGGGCATAATCGATAAAATCAACCAGATGCAGATTAAGCCGGGTGCTAATTTGCAGTCGGTTAACAAGCTGCTGAGCAACCTGGGTCTTACCACAGCGCAAATCAAGATTATCGACGGGCTGGTCGTCGGGGCAAGCACCGTTACGTTCCAGGACAACCTGCAAAAGACTTACGACAAGCTGAACCTCAACAAGCAGCAGATTGATTTCCTCAACTCGCTGAACATCAGTCCCAAGACCGACCTGACGCAGCTGGACACCCTGCTCCACTCGCTGGGCTTCAGCAACCAGGCAATCGCCACCATCAACAAGACCATCATCACGCCGCAGGCCAACACCAACCCGCTCACCCAGGCGTTCTCGAAGGCCGGCGCGCAGGCGGCGGCCAACTTCGCGGCCAGCTTCAACACGCTCTTCGGCTCCATCCCGGCCGGGGCGGGGAGCAGCCTCCCCGGCCTCCCCGGCGGCGGCCCTCCCCCGCCGGTCAAGAAGGCGGCGGGCGGCCACGTCCCCGGCCAGGGCCAGGGCGACACCGTGCCCGCGATGCTCACCCCCGGCGAGTTCGTCCTGCAGAAGCCCGCCGCCGACGCGCTGAAGGCGCAGCACGGCCCCGGCGTGCTGGACCAGCTCAACCAGGCGCACAAGGGGACGACGGCGCAGCTCACCCCGGCCCAGATGGCCGCCCAGCAGGCGAAGAAGCAGGGTCCGCAGCCCGCAGCCGCGGGCACCGTCAAGGGCGGCGTGCAGCACTTCGCGGGCGGCGGCCTCGTCGGGGAGTTCCAGACCGCCCTCGGGCAGATTGCGAACCTGTGGAAGGTCGCCGCCACCCTCATGGGGGTGGAGTTCAACACGGCGTTCGGCGGCGTGCTCAAGGCGGACGTCGCGGCGGACTCCACCATCCTGGCCGGCATGTGGACCAAGGCCGGCACCTCGCTCAACGCCGACCTGACGACCCCGGTCAAGAACCTCCTGACCGGGCAGCTCCCCGGCTGGGTCAAGGCCGCGCAGGCCTCGGTCGCCGCCCTGTGGACCGCTTCCGGCTCGGCCCTGACCAAGAACGTCGCAGATCCGGCGAAGACCTTCTTCGCCAGCCAGCTCCCCGGCTGGGCCAAGACCGCGCAGAGCTCGGTGACCGCCGCCTGGGCCGGGTCGCAGAGCGCGTTCGCCAAGGATGTCAGCGCCCCCGCCCAGACCTTCTTTACCTCCAGTCTCAAGGGGTGGGCGGGAACGGCGGGCACCGAGGTCAGCACCGCCTGGTCTGGCTCGCAGGCCGCGTTCACCAAGGATGTCGTCACCCCGGCGCAGACGTTCTTTACCAGCAGCCTCAAGGGCTGGACCGGCAGCGCGGGCACCGAGGTCAGCGCCGCCTGGTCGAGTTCCCAGGGGGCGTTCACCAAGGACGTCGTCACCCCCGTCCAGACGTTCTTTACCTCCAGCCTCAAGAGCTGGAGCAGCAGCGCCAGCTCTGAGATGACCACCATGTGGTCCGGTTCGCAGAGCGCGTTTGCCAAGGACGTCGTTACCCCGGCCCAGACGTTCTTTACTTCCAGCCTCAAGGGGTGGACCGGCAGCGCCGCCAGCGAGATGAGCACGCTCTGGTCCGGCGCGCAGAGCAGCTTCAACAAGGATGTCGTTACCCCGGTCCAGACCTTCTTCACCTCCAGCCTCAAGGGCTGGAGCGGCTCGGCCACGACCGAGATGAACACGCTCTGGAGCGGCTCGGGAACCAGTTTCGCCAAGGACGTCGCCACGCCCGTGCAGACGTTCTTTACCAGCAGCCTCAAGGGGTGGGCGGGCAGCGCCACCACCGAGATGAGCACGCTGTGGACGGGGGCGGGAACCAGCTTCGCCAAGGATGTCGTCACCCCCGTCCAGACCTTCTTCACTTCCACCCTGGCCGGCTACCTGAGCAAGGCGGGCGCGCTCTGGTCCTCTACCTGGTCCACCGCCGCCAGCACCTTCCAGAAGGCGGTCGAGACCCCGCTCGGGCTGTTCTTCACCGTCACCATGTCCGGGTACCTGAACAAGGCCGTCTCGCTGTGGAACACCTCCTGGTCCAACGCCGCCGGCGACTTCCAGAAGGCCGTGATCACCCCGCTCGGGCTGTTCTTCACCGTCACCATCGCCGGGTACTTCAGCAAGACGGCTGCGCTGTGGACCTCTACCTGGTCCAACGCCGCCGCCGACTTCCAGAAGGCCGTGGAGACCCCGCTCGGGCTGTTCTTCACCGTCACCATGAACAGCTACCTCACCAAGATGGTCTCGACCTGGGGCACCGCCTGGGCCTCGGCCATGCTGGTGTTCGTGGGTCAGGTCGAGACCCCGATGAATACCTATTTCAACAGCACCCTGCCCGCTGCCGTCACCAAGGCAGGCACCGCGATTACCACCGCGCTGGGGAACGCCGCCCAGGGTGCCGAGACCGCCATCACCAACGACATCGACACCGGCATCAAGAACGCGTCTGGCAACGTCACCGTCACCGTCAAGGCATCCGGCGGCCCCATCGGGGCCAGCCGCCAGGCGCAGCACGGCTCCGTCGCCGGGGCCGGGGAGCACGACAGCGTGCACGCCATGCTCATGCCTGGCGAGTTCGTGGTCCGCAAGTCCGCCCGGATGGCGCTGGAGCAGCAGTACGGCCCCGGCTACCTGCACCGCCTGAACCAGGCCGACTCCTGGCTCGGGGCCGGCAGCCGGGGCATCGCGGCCAGTCAGCAGTGGGCCGGCGGCGGCGCGGTCGGCGGCGACGGGTCCAGCATGATGGTGCCCCTGATGGTGCCCGGGCTGGCCTCCGGCGGCGCCGCCTTCGCCGTCAACCTGAACCTGAACACCGCCGCGCTCACGGCGGCCATCTCCGCCGCCCAGGCCGCCAAGGCCGCCGCGGCGGCGGCAGCGGCCGGCGGGGCCACCGGGTCCGACCTGGCCAACGCCAAGGAGGGCTACAGCTACCTGCTGGCCAACCTGTTCGGCGGCCACAAGGTCGCCGCCGCCGGCGCGGTGGCGTCCATTGACGGCGAGTCGGGCTGGAACCCGGCCGCGTCCGGTTCCGGCGGGCGCGGCCTGATCGGCTGGACCCCGCCTTCCGCCATCTCCGACGCCGACTTCAGCGGCGGCATGAAGACCCAGCTTCCGGCCATCATCGCCTTCGTCAACTCCAGCGGGGACCAGGCCACGATCACCACGATGGAGGGGGAGACCTCGCTCAACTCGGCCGCCCAGGACTGGGATACCGGGGTGGAGCGGGCCGGGGTCAACGACGTGCACCCGGCCGGCCTGGCGATGGCCGCGTCCATCGCCGGCATCCCCAACAACGCCGCCGGCGGCTTGATCATCCCCGGCCTGGCCAGCGGCGGGATCGCCAGCACCGTCCCCGCCCCGGCCACCAAGCAGCCGCCCCCGCCCCCCGTCACCCCGCCCCCCGTCAACCCCAAGCCGTCCCCGCCCGGCACGACCGCGCCGAAGCCCGGCTACGCCACCCCCGCCGGGGCGCCGCGCACCTCGCCCGGCCCGGTCACCGTGACCAACAAGGGCTACGCCGTCACCTGGAAGTTCCCGCCCGTCGGCGGGGCCACCGCCTACTGGCTGACGGTGACCGCCGGCCCGACCGACGGGCTGTGGCAGGGCTTCGTGTCGTCGCCCGTCACCCTCGCGTTCGACGGCCACAAGATCGTCAGCTGGCAGCTGCAGGCACTGAACGGCCGCGGCTGGGGGCCGCCGAGCGCCGTGCACGCCTACACCCTGACCGGGGTGACCGGGTCCTCCTCGGCCGGCCGGGAACCGCAGACCTTCCCCGGCCACGTGGCCGTGTCCAACGCGGGCGACCAGGTCACCTGGAAGTGGCCGCCGGTCTCCGGCGCCACCGACTACATGCTGGCCGTGGACGACGTGCACGGCGGCAAGATCTGGCAGGGCCACGTCCACTCCCCCACCACCCTGGGCATCTACGGGGACCGCACCGCCGTGGACTGGCAGATGCAGGCAGGCAACGCCGGCGGCTGGGGCCCGGTCAGCCCGCTGACCAAGTACGCGTTCGGCAGCAGCAGCGGGGGCGGCGGCACCCCCGCCCCCGCCGGTCCCGTCGGCACCACCTACCCCGTCACGGTCGCGCCGCAGAACCTCACCCCCGAGGTGATTCTCGGCGGCCCCGGCACGCCCGTCTCCCCCGGCGACGGCGGGCTCGGCTTCGCCGGGGGCGGGCTGGTGACGCCCACCCTGCGGGACGTGGCCGGCCGGTTCTCCATCGTGGTGCCCGGCACCAACGGCTACATGCCGGTGGCCCTGCCCGACGCGTTCGGCCGGGGGATGGACCGCAGCACCCGCAAGGCCGAGCCGTCCCGGTCGCTGTCCGAGGCCGGGGCCGCGCAGTCGCGGGTCGGCGTCAACGTCACCGGCGATGTCAACATTATTAATCCGGTCCCCGAGAAGCCTTCTGATTCCATCACCCGGGCGAGCAACAAGCTTGCCTACCTCAGCGGAAGGGGGTGAGCTGAGTGCCCGTCTACAACCCGCCGAGCCAGACCGCCTGGTCCAACCCGGCCGAGCTGTGGTACTTCAACGGGACCCCGCTGCAGGACCCCCACGGGGCCTGGAACATCAGCACGATGGGAGGAAGCCGGTTCGGCCTCCCGGTGCTGCGCGGCCAGAACATCGCCGTCCCGTACCGGGCCGGCCAGTCCTACTCCCCGAAGTTCCCCGATGCGCGCACCGTCACCCTGACCATGTGGGCCGACGGGCAGGGCTTCGGCGGCAGCAGCGGCAGCTACCCCTCGGGCAACGACCCCCGGCTCGCGTTCAACTCCAACATCCAGCAGCTGCGCGCGCTGTTCTTCTCCCGCGGCGCCTCCGGGTCGGTGCAGGGGCAGCTGAAGCGCAACTGGTACTTCAAGCAGGGCGGCACCGCGACCCTGGTCACCTCCACCGCCATGGCGGAGATTGCCGGGTCCATGGACCTGACCATGAACGGGCGCACCAACGCCGCGTTCAGCGTGGACCTGCTGCTGGCCGACCCCTACTTCTACGGGACGCAGCAGTCGCAGAGCGTTGTCACGTCCGGGAGCATCACCGCGCTCGGCGAGGGCGTCGTCGGCGAGGGCTGGCCCAGTGCCGTCAACGCCTTCAACGTCCAGGTCAGCGCCCCCTGCACCGTCACCAACGTCACGGCGGGCTGCTCCTTCACCGTCGCGTCCGGGCCGTTCTTCCCGGTCACGGTGGACATACTCAACCAGACCGTGATCGACGCCGGCTCGGCCAACCAGGTCCGCTACTTCTCGCACGCCGGCTCGCGGCTGTGGATGGCGCTGGTGAGCGGCAGCAACGCCATCACGGTGTCGGCCGGCACCGCCACGTTCAACTGGTGTGATGCGTACTCGTAGGCCCGGCAGGCCCGATTACTCCTCCAGAGTCCCGGAGAGGACCATGAGGAGGCCGCTGCCGTGAGCCAGGCATACTACTACAGCAATACCGCAGTCCCGGGCGTCGTCGGCAACACGGGCGGGATCACCAACTCCGGCACCTCCCTGTACCTGGCCGCTACGCCGACCAACTACCCCGGCTCGTTCCCCTTCAAGCTGGTCATTGACCAGGGGCTGTCCACCGAGGAGATTGTCAAGGTCACCGCCGGCAACGGCACCTCCGGCACCCCGTGGACCATCGTCCGTGCCTGGGACGGAACTCTCGGGCAGGCGCACAGTACCAGCGCCGTGGTTGCGCACTACATCACCGCCGAGGACGTGACCCTCTCCCGGCAGCACGAGGCGCTGTCCGGGTCCGCGTCCGGTGCCCATGGGCTGCCTGCCGGGGCGTGGGCCACCGCCATCGTCGCCGCGCTCGATGAGAACGTGCTGGCCAACTCGACCACATCGTCAGTCAACTGGTCCGCGATCCCCGGCACCTACAGCCACCTCATGATCATGGCGCAGGGCAAGTTCACCGAGACCTCGCTGCAGTCCGACGACATCACCGTCACCGTCAACGGGTCCACCGCCGCCGTGTACTCCTACGTCGAGCAGTTCGTCACCAACGTGTCCGGGGCCGGCACCGGGACGCTGGTCAGCGGGACCAACAGCGGCTACGCGATGACCGGCTGGCCTATGCTGCGGCTGGCCGCGAGCGAGTCCGGGGCCGCGTCCAACGCAGGCGGCGGCTGGGCGCTCATCCCCAACTACACCTCCGCCACCTTCGACAAGTCGTTCACCTCCAATTCCGGGGCCGGAGACGGGTCCTCCGCGTTCGTGGACATGCGGACCCGCAGCGGCTGGTTCCACCCCGCCTCCGCCGCCGCGATCACCTCGCTCACCCTCACGGCACCGGGTGGGCTGTACTTCCAGGCCGGGACGGTACTGTCGCTTTACGGGGTCAGCTAAGTGGCCCGCCGCACCGTCAGCGACAGCGACACGGCTGTCGGCACCGAGGGATTCGCCCGGCTGCACACCGGGCGGGACCACATCCCGTACCCCGCCGCCCCGCCGCCGCTCCCGCACCCCGAGCCGGGGCCGCAGCAGCGCAACAAGGTGCCGACCGGGGCGGTGATGCGGCGTGCCCATTAAGTCCCTGATTCCCGAGGCATTCGGCACCTGCGTCCTGAAGCCCGGCACCCCCGGAGCTCCCGGCGGCCCGCTGGGCCCGCCCCCGCCCACCCCAGGCACCGGCTGGGAGATGCGCGTCATCAGCGCCGTGGACTACAGCACCGTGCTGTGCTGGGTGCCGCACCGGCTGTGGAACAGCAACACCTTCTCCGTCATGCTCAACAGCGAGGCGGAGGGCACCCAGGGGTCCGGTACCCTCGTGCTGGCCCTGGACGACCCGTGGTGGAAGACCACCACCGTCACCGACTCGGCCGGCACCCACCCCGCGCACTACCTGTTCGACGCCGAGCACTGCTGGCAGGTGTGGCAGGACGGCGTGCTGCGGTTCGAGTGGCTCGGGGAGACCGTCACCGAGCAGCTCGTCCAGCAGGGCGAGCAGCGGCTGGCTACCACCACCGGACCCGATACCAGCGCGATGCTCGGCTGGGCGTCGGCCATGCCGACCGGCTTCCCCATCAGCATCGTCTACAAGACCGACGCGCTGGTGGACAGCTTCGACGAGGTAGACGTCAACGGGAACTACGTCATCGACACCGGGCTGTGGAACGCCATCAGCGGGCCGGTGTCCATCAACCCCGCCGGGTCGGTGCAGCTCAAGGCCACCAGCGGCGGCACCGTGCTCGGCTCCACCGCCTGGGACCTGACCCAGTCGGTGTTCTCCGCCCAGGTGACGCCCATCATCAGCCCCGATGCGCTGAACAAGGTGCTCAACGGCAGCCAGGTCACCCAGATGTACCTGGAGGACACCTCCGGCTCCGGCTACTACGTGATGATGGGGCTGAGCGGCAGCAGCTTCTACGCGCAGTACAAGGGCCCCAACGCCACCATCGCCCACACCATCGCCTCCGCCGCGCAGTACACGTCCGTGCAGGGCTCCACCAGCAACTACAGCAACTGGCAGATCACCGAGGCCGGCGGCGTCTTCAGCTTCTGGACCAGCCCCGACGGGCAGACCTGGACCAAGGTGTGGACGGTCACCGCCGAGTGGACGCCCAGCTCCGTCGGGGCGTACTTCGCCGCCGCCTACGGCGGCACCACCACCGAGTACGCCACCGTCACCAGCATCAACTCCGCCGAGGTGGTCAGCTCGCTCGGCGGCCCCGTCTACCTGAACACCCCCGTCATGAGCACGTGGCTGCAGACCCTGGCCGCCGCCAAGGCCCGCGGCACCATCCCCTGGGTCGGCACCAAGGCGACCACCGCCCACGACAGCTACGGCAGCCCGTGGACCGACAGCGTCTCGGTGCAGATCCAGAACGGCACCACCCTGTACGCGCTGCTGCAGGGGCAGGCCGCCACCATCGACGCGGATTGGATGATGACCCCCGGGTTCGAGCTGCTGATCGGCATCCCGGCCCCCGTCACCCCCAACCAAACCAACGTCACCCTCGGCTACGACCGCAGCGCCTACGTGCGGTTCTACGAGGCCGGCGGGGAGACCGCCAAGCAGCGGCAGCGCGCCCGCAACCAGATAGCCAACCTGGTCGCCGCCATCAACGCCGACGGGCGCACCATCGTCGCCAGCGATTCCACCTCCATCAGCGAGTGGAAGCAGCGCGAGGCGTGGGTGCAGGCCGCCGCCCAGGTGACCGAGCTGGATCTGGAGGTCGTCGCCGAGGCCGCCGTCGAGGCCAACGCCGACGAGATCCTCACCTGGACCCTGCAGATCACCCCGAACCAGCCGGGCCGCACCGTCTTCCGCGACTTCAACGTCGGGGACTGGGTCGGCCTGGAGCGCCCGGACTACACCGCCGTGGACGCGGTGCGGGTGGTCGGCATCACCGTCAGCATCGACTCCAACGGCGTCGAGACGCACGAGCTGGTGCTCGTCTCCTACCTGCAGTGGCTGCAGCAGCGGCTCACCTACATCCAGACCAAGATGGGCGGCGGGTTCGTCGCCGCCCCCGGCACCACGGCGGTCGCGGACAACGCCAGCTCCAACGTCACCCCGACCGTGTTCACCGAGACCTACGGCTACCTGGGCACCTCCGGGGGCACCGGCGCCCCGATGGTGTACAACTCGCTGACCGGCCAGTGGGTGCCCGCCGGGTCGGTGGACCCGGTCTCCGGGGAGGTCGTCAACCTGGGCATCGGCGGGTTCGGCGGGGCCACCGTGGTCGGCCCCGGCGGGGTGTCCGTCAGCGCGGCGGCCAGCAGCCCCGGCCCGCTCAACGCAAACTACGCGTTCCCGGGCGGCTCCTCCTCGGGCTGGGCGGCGCAGAACGGCACCCTGGCGGTGGTCCCGGCCGGCTCCGCCCCGGCGGGCGTCCCCGCCGCCTACGCCGCCTTCCTGAACCCCTCCGGGCCGGCGGCCAACGTCTACCTCACCACGCAGGTGTCGGCGGGGGTCCCGACCGTCTCCGGGCTGGTGCCGGGCACCGCCTACGGCGTCACCGCCTACGTCTACCTCGCCGCCCAGTCCGATATGCGCGTCACCAGCCGGGTGGACTGGTACAACGCGCACGGCCAGTTCCTCAGCACCGTCACGGTGCCCGGCACCGTCGCGGCGTCCGCCTGGCAGCAGCTCACCCTCGGGGTCACCGCCCCGGCCGGGGCCACCCAGGGCAACCTGTTCATCGGGCCGTACACCGCCGTGGTCGGCAACCCGCTGTGCGTCACCGACTTCTACATCTACAACTCCGCGTTCGGCAGCAGCTCCACGGCGACCGGCGGCACCACCGTGGTCGGCCCCGGCGGCACCGCCATCATGGACGGGTCTGGCACCACCAGGATCATCTCCGGCACGCAGGGCGACGGCAGCATTACCACCCGCAGCTACAACTCGCCGCCGCCGCTCGCTCCCGACCCGCCGCTGGTCTCCAGCACCCTCCTCGGCGTCAACGTCGCCTGGGACGGGTTGCTCGGCGGCACCGGCTTCGGGCTCGGCAGCGAGCCGATGCTCGATTTCCTGCACGTCCAGGTGCACGCCTCCACCACCAGCGGGTTCACCCCGTCCGCCGCCACGCTGCAGGCCACCCTGTCCCGGCCCGGCAACATCACCATCATGCAGCTGAACTCCGGGACCGCCTACTACATCGTGCTGCTGGCGGAGAACGACGCCGGCATCCTGTCCCCGCCCAGCGCGCAGCAGGCCGGCAGCCCGACCAGCGTCACGCAGAACATCCCCGCCGGGTCCATCGGCCAGGGCCAGCTGTCGTTCACCGTCGCCAACGCCACCTTCTCCAGCTTCGCGCCGGGCAGCCCGCACCTCAACGACCTGTGGTACGACGGGTCCAACGGCAACGAGCTGAAGCAGTGGAACGGTGCCGCCTGGGTGCCCTACCAGTTCGGCACCAACGCGATTGCGGCGCTGTCCGTCACCGCGTCGCAGATCGCCGCGAACACCATCACCGCGTCGCAGATCGCCGCGAACACCATCACCGCCGGGCAGATTGCCGCCCGGACCATCAGCGCCGACCTGCTGGCGGTCGGCAACCTGGTCAACCAGAACGTCTACTTCGCCGGCGGGGACACCACCGGGTGGGACTCCTACGGCAGCACCATCTCCGGCACCACCAGCCCGCCCGCCGGCGCCCCGTTCCCGTCCGCCGTCGAGATCGTCACCGACGGCACCTCCGCCGGGCCGTCCTTCTACGGCACCGCGAAGTTCCCGGTCACCGCCGGGCAGTACTACCTGGTCACCGCGTGGGTGTTCACCGCGATGACCTCCGTCGGGGTCGGCATCGACTGGTACGACGCCACCGGTGCCTCGCTCGGTGCCGGAAGCACCACCAACACCGTCACCGCCAGCGCGTGGACGCAGATCAGCACCCTTTCCCTGGCCCCTGCCGGGACCGTCTCCGGGCTGGTCTTCTGCACCCTGCCGTCCGTCCCGCCCAACGGCACCGTGCTGTACGCCACCGAGGTGCGCCTCTTCAGCCCGGTCAACGGCGGGATCATCGAGGCCGGCACCATCGAGGGCGCCAGCATCGTTGCCGGGTCCGTTACCGCTGACCGGCTGGTGTCCGGCATCGTGGTGGCTGGCATCATCGATGCCACCACGGTCACCGCCGCCACGTTCAGCGGCTCCACCTTCGTGGGCACCAACTGGCTGGAGAACGCCGCCGGGGAGTTCTTCTACAGCAGCACCCCCGCCGCCGGCGACCTGGCTATCTCCATTACCCCCACCTCGGGCACCGATCCGCACACCAACCCCTACCTGAACGGCATCACCGCGTACGGGTACACCCCGCCCGGCGGCACCGGGCCGGCCACCGCGCAGCTGTCGTCCACCGCCTTCGACCCGGTCTTCAACATGATCACCGGGGCCGGCAGCGAGAACGCCTCCGGCCAGGTGGTCAGCCACACGGTCAACCCCAACACGGCGACCGAGTACATGCAGACCATCCTCCGCGGCCCGGCGTCCACCTACGACAGCACCGCGATGACGGTCACCCTGAGCAGCGCGACCGCCAACGGCGCGAACCCCGGCATCGGCACCCTGACCAGCGGCGGCTCTGCGGTGCTGTCGTGGACCGCCGGGGGCGTCAGCGTCACCGGGGGCATCGGCGCCGCGGCCATCCACACCAGCGGCATCGGCGAGTTCGACAACGGCGTGCAGGTAGATTCCACGACGGTGATCAACGGCTCCGCCCAGTTCGCCGTCGGGGTGTTCGCCACCGGGGTGGGCATCACCGCCGCGTCCTTCCACGTCAGCGGGAACGGGCAGGTAGATGGCACCCTGACCGTCAACGGGGGCATCGGCGGGAACTCCACGGGCGGCATCAGCGGGTTCACCTCCATCCACACCAGCGGCATCGGGGAGTTCGACGGCGGCGTCCAGGTCGGCTCCACCTCCGTGGTCAACAGCTCCGCCCAGCTGGCTACCGGCGTGTTCGCGCCGACGGTGGGCGTCAGCGCCGTGTCGGCGCACTTCGGAAGCTCGGGCTCCCTGGCGCTGCTGACCGACGGCTACGGCCAGTTCAACGGCGGCGTCCAGGTCGGCTCCACCTCGGTGATCAACAGCTCGGCCCAGTTCGCCACCGGCACGTTCGCCTCCGGGGTGGGCGTCAGCGCCGCGTCCATCCACACCTCGGGCGTCGGCCGGTTCGACGGGCTCGTGGAGACCAACGGGGTTTACCCGCAGTCGGGGACCGCCGTCGGCATGTACTACAACTCGTCCAGCTACTCCGCCTACTGGGATTCCGGCGGCGTGCACGTGACCGCGTCGCTGTTCGGCACCGGCGGCACCATCACCGTCGGCGATTCCATTTCCTGCTCGGGGAACCTCAGCATTGATAGCGTCACCTGCTCGGGAGGCCTCACCGTCACCGGCAGCACCACGCTGAACAGCACCCTCTACGTGAACTCCAGCATCAGCGGGGACGGCGCGGGCGGCACCGTCACCGGGTTCGTCTCCTGCCACTTCACCGGCAGCGGGGAGTTCGACGGCGGCCTCGGCGGCGCCGGCGGCATCGACGGGTTCGATTCCCTCCACGTCACCGGGATCTGCGAGGCCGACGGCGGGTTCAAGGCCCCCGCCATCGCCGGGGCCCCGATTGCCGACGGCACGGCCTACGGGAACAACGTGCTCCACGTCATCAACGCCATCGCGGCGGCGCTGGGCACGACGTGATTTTACGGAAGGGAAGCAGGCGGGAATGAACGTTGACCCCATGCGGGTAATCGACAAGCTGAAGACCCGGATGGCCGATCTCATGGCGGAGAGCGCGCTGCTCTCCGCCGGGGTGGAGCAGCTGGAGCAGGAGCTGGCGACGGCCAGGGCCGAGCTGGAGAAACTCAGGCAGTCGCCAGCGCCCGGAGGGAGGCCCGCACCGAAATGAGCTTCCCGCCCCCGCCGCTGCGCGATTTCCAGGTCAGCTCGCTCTACTACACCGCCCGGCTCCCGCAGCCGCAGTTCACCGCGGGCACCGGCGCCTCGATGGACTTCGGTGCCGGGGTGAGCACTTCCCTGCTGTGGGATCAGCAGCAGACGACGATGGGCGTGTCCTTCACCTTCACCCCCGCCGGCAGCTTCGGGTCCTTCAATCAGGCCACCGCCGAAGCGGCCTTCGCCGCCGCCGTCACCGCCGTGCTGACGGTGATGGCCTCGATGTCCGGGCTCACCCTCGGCTCTCTCCAGGCCCTGGTGATCGTCGCCCGGACGGTGGGCTGGACCAGCCTGTCCGCCGGCGTCCAGTACAACGTTCAGGACACCATGACTTACCCGGTGCCTGCGCTGGGCTTCGAGACGGCGGCCGGCACCGACAGCTCGGCTCCCGTCGTGCTGGGCGGCGTCGCGGGGGATGCCGTCGCCGCCACCGAGTTCAACTGGACCAGCGCTGCCGTCCCCGATCGCGAGACGGTCGCGGGCACCGACGGCGGCGAGACCATCACGTGATGTGCGGCCTGCTGGACACCCTGCTGCAGCTCGCGAGCTGCCTCGGCCGCCGCCCGGCCTGGTTCCGCGACTGGTACCAGCGAGATGCCCCGGACCGCAAGCTCCGGGCCGCCGCGGGACCGATTACCTGCGAGGAGAATTCATCATTCACCTCGCCGGAGGACCCATGCCTGCCCTGATCGACCGCGAGTGCGCGGAGCACATCCACTGGCACCCGTACAGCACGATCTCGAAGTACTCGATCGACCAGACGAGCTGGGCGGAGAAGAAGCTGGCGGATGCGATCGGCTGGCGCCGCCTCCCCCTGCTGAAGCACATCCCCCTAGGCGAGCGGGATGGTGCCCCCGTCGCCACCCTGCGCAGTCACCGTGCACACGGTGAGGCGAAGTCGCACTACGTCCACGACCTGCACGGCAACTGGCTCCGCGAGCTGTTCCCGGAGGGCCCGGAGGACGGGTACGCCTACGACGACGGCAACATCCTCGTCAACGGCGGACTCACCCAGATCATCAACTACTGCACAGGCGGCGGCTCTGCCACCACGATGACCACCACGCAGACCGTCGTCGGCGTTGGCACCACTGCGACCGCCGCGACCACCTCCGATACCGCGCTCGGCTCCGACAACACGGCCAATGCCTATTACCAGGGGTCGGATGCGACGTTCCCGTCTATTACCGGTCCGGCCACTATCAACAATCAGTGCACGTTCGCGTCGGGCAACGCCAACTTCGCCTGGAACGAGTGGTGCTGGGCGACCGGGACCACTATCGCGGCAGGTACCCAACTTGCCTCCGGGCATGTGTTCACCACGCTTCGGTCCATGATCAACCACAAGATCTCCAGCCTTGGAACGAAGGCATCAGGCGCGAGCTGGGTCTTCTCGACCACGATCGTTTTCAGCTTATAGTCGTAAACACCCAAGCGCTGACCAGGGAAAATAATCTGGTGGGTGTTTACCTTCGCTAGTGTGCTATTCTCGTTCAATGCAGAACAGAGAGACGTTCGTGTGCCGGGACTGCCACGAGAAGTTCCCGGTGGAAGAGTCAGTCAAGGACGCTAGCCGTAAGCGCGGGATCATGGAGCGGTGCAAGCCGTGCGACCGTGACCGTAAGAAGGCGCATCGTACGGAGAATGCACAGGACGTACGTGTTAAGGTCCGAGATGCCAATAGGGCACTTAGGCGTGAACGTAAGGCGTCAGGTCAGCACTGGGGCGACAGCCTCACTGATGAGCAGCTGGAAGCTCGTCGTGCACACATGCGTCAGTACAGCCGTGAGCGTCGCTGGGCTGAGATCGGGGCTACTCCTGAGTGGTACGCCGAGCAGTTCGCGAAGCAAGAAGGCAAGTGTGCCATCTGCGGTACTAGCAAGCCGTGGCGTGGGTTTAGCGGTCAGGAGGATGAGTATTTCTGCATCGACCATGACCATGAGGAGGGCGGTGCGCTCCGGGGGCTGCTGTGCAAGCATTGCAACCTTATGATTGGCCATGCCCGCGACAACGTCGAGGTGCTGGAGGCAGGAATCAACTACCTCTACGAGCATGGTGCTACTGCACCGATCACCAGGGCATGTCGCCGTTTACGTGGGCACCGTGGCAGCCGGCTATCACGGCACTGACGAAGCAGGTCGGTGCCCTGCAGGCTGCGGTCGCAGGACTCTCCCAGAAAGTAGGCAAGCTCATGGCTGCACAGGATGACATCAGGTCGGCAATCTCCGCCATCCAGGCGGTTACCGCCGACCTCGTCGCCGCCGTTTCCGCTATTCAGGGCCAGCTCGCCGCCGGGCAGCCGGTGGACACGTCCGGGCTGACCGCCGCCGTCGCCGCCCTGCAGGCCGTGGACGAGCAGGTGAAGGGGCTGGAGACCCCGCCCGCCCCGCCCGCCGGCCCGTGACCTATGTGGTGACCGCCGCCTGCGCGGACAGCCTGGACCGTTCCTGCCTGGACGTGTGCCCGGTGGACTGCCTGGCCGAGGGCACCAGCATGATGTTCATCAACCCGCAGTCGTGCATCGACTGCGGGGCGTGCGAGCCCGCCTGCCCGTCTGACGCCATCTACTACGCGGCCGACCTGCCGGCGGAGCTGGCGCACTACCGGCAGGCCAACGCCGGGCACTTCACCGATTTAACCGGCCATGAGCAGGCTAACCGCGCGCACCGCCGCGCTCGCCTCGGCCGTCGTCCTGGCCGTGACCGCGCTCGGCGGCGCCGCCTCCGCCGACCAGCCCGGACAAAGCCAGCCGACCGCTGATTTCGCGCTGACCGCGCCGCTGACCGCCGCGCCCCAGTGCACCCTCACCGTCCCGCGCGATCCGCTGTCGGCCGAGGGCCTGGCCACCCCGTACGTGCTCAGCTCGGCCGCCACCGCGTGCAGCGAGATGGACCAGGGCACCGCCGCGTTCGTGCAGGCGACCGTCTACAGCCCGTCCACCGGGCAGCTGTCCGTCTACGACCCGGTGGTGGTCAGCACCGGGCAGCAGCCTCCCGTCGTCCCGCCCGTGCCCAGGCTGCGCCACGGGGATGTCGTCAGCATCTGGACCGGGTTCAACGGCAACGTGCTGAAGCTCACCGGCCCAGGCGCGGGCAGCTTCGTCAACTTCGCCCAGCAGTCCTACGCCGGTTCGGTGCCGTTCTTCCGGGCGCTGAACGCGGCGGTGCAGCGCGGGCAGGTCACTGTCCCCGCCCCCGGCACGTCCACCGCCGACCACATGCCCTGCCCTACCACCCGCGACTTCTCCGTGGTGGATCAGGACCCGTCCGACAACGTCCCGGTCACCTACGCCTTCGATAACGGGGTCTCCAACGGCTCAGACGAACATCTGCTGAACTTCCTGCAGCAGGCGCTCGGCTGCGCCGAGTGGCAGGTGCCCAGCCTCGATCCTGCCGTCAGCGGCGCGGCCACCAGCCCGTCCGGGGCGCTGCAGGAGGCGCAGGCGGCCTACTGGCAGGCCGCGCCCGTCGCGCTGGTGCCCGGAAGCGACGAGTTCGTCACGAACAACGGCAATTTCGTCGCGCCCGCCGGCAACGGGGTGCCGAACCTCCCGCTCGACGACCTCTACCGCGCCCAGGTGGACCAGCCGTTCACCCTCAACGACCAGGACACCGCCGCCTGGTGCGGCGAGCTGTCCCGCACCGGCGCGGTCCGGCTCGCCGCCGACGCGGCGATCGAGAACAAGTTCCCCGCACCGGGGTTCGCCATGATCGGCAACAGCCTGGCCCTGGTGCTGGCCGGGCGGTTCAGCCTCACCTGGATGCTGCTGGGCTGCCCCGCGCTGACCGGCCAGCCGTCACCGATCACGCCGACCGCCGACGGGGCCGGGATCGTCGTCTCCGCCGCGTACCCGGGCGGCGTCACCGTCTCCGCTGCGCAGCCGGTACCGGGCGCTGCGGCACCTGCTCCTGCCCCGCCTGCCGCACCCGCCACTCCCGCCACGGGCACACCAACAGATATGCCGACCTGACGATCGGACGACCATGATGCTAGCTAAGTTCTGCCGCCGGCTGGCGGTTGCCCCGCTCCTGGCGATGGCCGGGCTGGCGGTCGCCGCCGGGCCGTCTTCGGCCGCCGTGCCGCAGACCGCCGGCACGCTGCCCGCCACCAACGTCGCCGCCACGAGCGCGACGCTGAACGGCACCGTCAACCCCGAGGGAAACGACACCACCTACCAGTTCGAGTACGGGACCACGGTCGCGTACGGCTCCACCACCGGCTCCGTCAACGCGGGCAACGGGTTCACCACCGAGGTGGTGTCCGCCGGCGTCACCGGGCTGGCCCCCAGCACCACCTACCACTTCCGGGTGGACGCGGTGTCCGGCGGCGTGACCGTCCCCGGCGGGGACATGTCGTTCACCACCCTGGTGTCCGGGGCGACCGCCACCGCGACCCCCAGCATGACCCCCAGCGCCTCCGCAAGCGCAACCATGACGACCCCCACCGTGGCCGACTGCACCGCCGCGCTGGTGGCCTTCGCCCGCACGCACAGCACCGCCATGACCGATGCGGTGGCCTTCTCCGAGGCGCGCGTGCTGGCCCAGTGCCAGGGGCTGAGCACCGCGCAGATCGAGCAGGCCGGGTTCGCCGCCGTCGCCGTGGTTAACGGCAACGGGAACGGCACCACCATGCCCGCGACGCCGGCCACGACCCCGGTTACGGTTCCGGTCACGACGGCTCCCGCGTCCACTGCCGTGCCGGTCGGGGCTCCCGCTACCGGCGGCGGCACCGGGCCCGGTGCCGGCCTGATTGTGATGGCTTCGGCCGGCGGCCTGGCCGCGGCGGCCGGCGGCCTGCTGCTGGTGCGGAGGCTCCGCCGCCAGCAGTGAGCAGGGGCAGGCACCACCGCAGTTCCCGGTGGCACGGCAAGGCGGCTGTCGCCGCCGCCGTGGTGCTGCTGGCAGCCGGAGGGTTCCTGGTCGCGCGGGCGGTACTGGATAAGGTCCAGCTGCCGCCCGCGGCGGCCCAGGTGATTCCGACCACCGTCTCGCCGACGCCGCCGCCCCGGGCACCCGCCTCCCGGGCGGTCGCGCTGGCCCGCTCGGCTCCGGACCGGATAGAGATCCCGGTGCTCGGGGTGGACGCGCCGGTGGAGCCCCTCGGCCTGAACAGCGATGGCACCATGGCCGTCCCGCCCCTGGGCAACCACAACCTGGCGAGCTGGTACGACGGCAGCGTCACCCCCGGCCAGCAGGGCACCGCCGTCATCCTCGGCCACGTGGACAGCTACCAGGGGCCCTCGGTGTTCTACCGGCTCAAGAACCTCGTCAGGGGCGACCTCGTCGAAGTCGTGCTGGAAGATGGCCGGACCGCCCGCTTCGACACCGACGGGGTGCAGGTGATTGCCAAGGATTCCTTCCAGCCGTCCCGGGTGTTCGCGTCCGCGGGAGCGCCGGAGCTCCGGCTGGTCACCTGCGGCGGGCCGTTCGACGCCGCCACCGGGCACTACCTGGATTCGATCATCGCCTACGCCCACCTGGTGCCGTAACGGTGAGCGTCTTCTTTTGCTGGCTGTGCGAGAAGCCGGTCGAGGACCGGGATGGCCGCATGGACGGCGACGCGCGCCGTGACACGCACTACGAGCACGGCGGCTACCTGTACTTCTGCTGCCACGAGCACTGGGATACCTACAACACGCTCAAGGCGCTGTGAGGCCGTACCAGGGAGCATGAACTTCGAGCTTCCGTCCTATGTCCTGCGCCGCAAGCCCGAGCTGGATGTCAGTGCCGCCAGCTGCATGCTGCTGCTGTGGCAGCAGCCCACCGACCGCGCCCTGGCCGGCTGGTCCCCGTTCAACGCGGAGTGGTCCGGCCGCGAGCAGACGTTCGGCTGGCTGCGCGACTACGTCACGGGAGATCAGCTGTTATGCCCACCACCAAGCAGTGGCCGTGCCGCCATGCCAAGAACCGCACCAAGCTGCCGGGCGGCAAGGTGCACTGCGGCGACTGCGGCAAGACGTTCAGTTCGCCCAAGGCCAAGTTCCGGCACGGCACCAACCGGGGCTACCAGAAGCACAAGCGCCAGCGCAGCGGGGATTGGGGATGGCCGCTCGCGGCGGGCACCTGCGGGTGCCGGGAGGCCAACCAGGAGTACAACCGCAAGATCCGCGAAATCCCGGAGAACGTCGAGCTGCGGCACCTCCGCGATTCCGCCCGCCAGGCGGCGCTGCTGCAGCTGAGGCGCCAGTTCCCGTCCGAGTTCCAGCGGCACTACGTCGCCGAGATGATTCAGCGGTCCGGCGGGCGGGCGGCGGATGTGACCGGGGACAGCGTGCCCGTCCCGCTGTGGGACGACCTCATGGCGCAGCTGCTGAAGGCCGCGCTGGAGCTGGACGAGGCGTCGCTGCACACCAAGCTGCGGGGCGGCTGGGCGACCGTGCGCGAGCGCACGGTGCTGCGGCTGGCGGGGCGGCTGCGGTTCCTGCTGGCCGACGCGGACCGGCACTTCAAGTGAGGCGCTTCTGGCTGTCGGTGCTGGCGTACGGGGCCGTCGCGCTCGCCGCCGCCGTGTTCGTGTTCGCCGCCTTGTCTCTGTCGTAGCAGAGGGAATAGACTTGGCCTTGACCAAGTTATACGGGGCGCAGGGGGAACAGGGCACAGGGGGACAGCGAAAACAACAGTCCCCGCCCGGTCCCGCTCCCCCGACTACGCAGGTGACATTCGGTGGGGACGGTTCCCCCGTCACAGTCGGCGCGGAGGGTTACCGCGCACTCCCGTTCAACTCGGGCACCTGCGGCTCTCGTAACAGAGAGAAAAGGGAGCGGCACAATGAACATTCTCAGGCACGAGCCCGGATACGGCTACCAGAACGAATACAGCGAGCGCGACCAGCTGCAGCAGCTCATGCGCATGCTGGGCGCGCAGCACGAGCAGGACGACCAGCCGAGGCGCATCCACATCGGCTTCAACCCCCGCTCGGTGACCGAGCAGGTAAGGGTGGCGAGGTAAATGACCGCCAAGAGCACATCAGACCTGTTCGGCCAGAGCAAGTTCGCCAAGCGGGAAGACCCGCTTGAGCCGTACACGGCACCGTCATCGAAACCGGCTAAGGCTCCCATTACCAGCGCCGTGGTCAAGTTCCCCAAGAAAGACGGCGGCCCGCACATGTACCGCCCTGGTCATGAGGTGACGTTCCTGGACCGCTACCAGCGGGCGCACACGGGCAACATCCTGAGTTTCGAGCGTGACGCCGCCAGTCCTTACATGTACGTGACCGTCGCGGAAGGCGACGGCGGGCGGCACTTCGTGGAGCTGCGCCGCTGCGTTCCCGCCGGGAGCGCCATGGCCGCGCACATGTACGCCGAGGCCGAGGCGGCACAGGTGACGCTGCACCCCGGCACGCTGGTCCGGGTCACCCTGCCCAAGGGCAAGAGCTACGGCGGGGTGTCCGACGGCGACCTGGCCGTGGTGCTGGCCGACAAGGGCCGGCTGGTCAACGTGGCCAGGCTGGGCGGCCACGGCGGCGCGTACGCGCGGCTGTCGCACTCCATCCTGCACGTGGTCAGCCCGGACGAGGTGGTGAGGCAGCAGTGAGCGGAAAAGACAGGGAGCTGCTGTTCCACTACGCGCAGGGCGCGGGCGGCACCGATCGCCCCGTGCCGAGGTTCCCCGGCATCACGGTCAGGCTGACCAGCAACGGCAGCATCTTCGCCGTGGCCGGCCAGGTGGGCGCGGCTCTGCGGAACCACGGCCACGGCGATCTTGTTTCCGAGTTCATCGGCGAGGTGGTGGCTGCGGCGAGCTACGTCGAGGCGCTGAACACGGCCAGTGCGTGGGTGAGCGTGTCGTGAGCGGCTACCCGCTTGAGGAGGAGCTGTACCCGTTCGCCGACGAGCTGTGCGACTACCTGGATGACGCGCTGGCCAAGGCCAGGCGCATCCGCGAGCTGGCTCTCATGAAGCGCGGGCCGCTGACCGAGGCCGAGAAGACCGAGGCACGGGCGCTGGCCCGCGACGTGTGCAGTCTCATCGGGGATGCCGCCGAGGCCGCGCGCAACGTGAAGGATGGGACCAACTGGTGAGCTACGAGACAGTCAACCCGGTGGCCGTGGTGGATGAGGAAAGCGATCCGCCGTGCGTAGTCACCCGCTACCCCACCGCCGAGCAGGCCGAGTGGTTTATCGGCTACCTGGAGGAGCACGGCGGCACCACCACGGCCGAGAAGGTGCGCCGGGGCGGGTACGGCATCGATGACGGGAGCGCCGTCCCGTGAACCTGGACCCGCTGCAGGGCCAGTTCGCACTGCTGGTCATGCGCAACTACAGCATCGACGAGCTGGACCTGCTGGCCACTATGTCCCGCATGGGCGGCCCGCGAGGCACTGGCCTGGAAGACACCCCGGAATGGACGGCACGGACATGCGAGTAGAGGTAGATCCTGTGATCGAGATCAGGCGGGAAACCAAGTACCTGGTCACTTTCGGTCAGCCGTACGCTGAGAAGCTGGAGTGCTCTCTCGGCCGCGCGCTGGAGGCGCTCGGGAAGCTGGAGTCGTCGGCTGATACGGCGCAGAGGCGGTACTACCAGGTTCTCGTCAACACCGGAACGGTTGACGACCTTGTCGCGTTCAGGACGGCACTGGTCAACGCGAGGGAAGCTAGTGCCTAGGAAGAGCGTGGGGCTGGGCCGCCAGGTGTTCGTCTACGCCGTCTACGCCGCAGACGGGCCGGACGATGCCGCCCCGATTCTGGCGGGCATCTTCGGCAGCCGGGAGAGCGCCGCTCCCCAGGCCCCCCAGGCGGCGGCGGTGCACGGCAAGCGCCACGGGGCCGTGGTCCCGCTGCGCATCGGCACGCTGGTCGGCTCTATGCCGCTGCTGGGTGCCATCTGGTACCGGGGCAAGAGGGGAAGGGGGCACGGAAGTGATCAGGTTCAACTGGAAGCGCCAGTCTGACGGCACGCCGGTGGCCAAGATATCCGTCCAGCACGTGGTGAGCAGGAACAAGGCCGCTTCCCTGTTCATCGCCTACACGAGGCCGAGGGAGGAATCTGATCTGCGCAACTACAGCAAGGCGCACATTGAGCACTGCATCCGCAGTCAGCTCAGGGACAACCCCGACCGGGCAGACTTCTGGGGCGACGAGTACGACGAGAAATACGGCAGCGACCTGAGCGTGGACCGGGTGCTTGAGTGGGCGCAGCGCCAGGTGGCCAGGCTGTGACTGCCGTATTAACAGGACATGAACCCCCCTGAGCACGATTGCACTCACCCGCTGACCGCGCACACCGGAACTGAGGACACCTTCCCGTGGCTGGTGTGCGCTCACGCCGGCTGCGGCTGCCAGGTCCTGGCGAGGTGAACGTCTCGGACAGCGATGCCTGCACCGCGATCAGCACCGAGCGCCATGCGGCTGTCGCCGTGTCCTGGCACCACCTGTGGGGCCGCCCGCCCGAGCCGCCGAAAGCGGTCACCTGCAAGGACGCCGGCTGCTGGTATGCCCGCGAGGGCTTCGACGCGTGCGCGCAGGGCTGCATCAACGTCTACGCAGGCCCGGCGAAGGTCGGATAATACTTTTCGCCAGCGGAATACATTTGGCTCAAGCCAAGTTATACTGAGCACGAAGGTCCGGGGGAGCCGGGCCGGGGCGAAAGGTCGCAGCCATGTACCTAGACGACAGTCTCACCGAAGAGGAACTGCAGGAAGCCGCGCAAGAGCAGCGCGATGTTGCGTGGCGCGAGCAGGTAGCTGAGCGCCATCCGCTGGCCCTGGCTGCCACTGAGCGTAACAGGGACCAGGCTGCCCGTAGGCGCAACCAGGGGCTGCACGAGGTTCCCTTCGAGTTCACCGCGCGCATGAACGACAAGGTGCGGCTTGTCATCCACGGAGTCCGGTTTCAGGTTTGACGCCGGCATCGGCGGCATCGCGCTGGCACTGAGCGTCCGCAACGAAGTCAAGCAGCACACCGAACCGTAACGTCAGCAGGGCACTTGGCCAAAGTCAAGTGCCCTGCTAGACTTGTCTCAAGGCAAGGGGAGCAACAACATGAGCGACGACAACCTAGGCGACACCCTGGACCAGGCGAAGGCCAGCCGGTGTCATGCGGCTGATACCTGCGTCTTCGATGACGCGTGCCCGTTCATCATCGACTGCGACCCGCGCTACGCGGAACGGGCAGGAGCCGAGGCGACTACGTGCCATAACTGCCTCATTCAGACGACCGACCAGCGCGCACTGCTGTGGGACGGCGCGCTCTGGCGTGTCTACCCGCACATCGACGACGGCATGAAGTGGGGTCCGTACTGTGCGGCGTGCGCGCTGCGCATGGTCGAGGTCATGAACGCGAACCACGTCCAGCCCGAGGAGGCACCGTCCGCATGAGCGACATGACACCGAACCAGGCGCTCCGCTACCTGGAGCGCAGGATGGCGGAAGTGCCGACCTCCGGTGAGCAGGCGGTGACCGACGGGCTGGCCTTCGAGGCGCTGTGGAAGCTGGCTTTGCTCGGGAGGCAGTCTGCGGAATAAGACTTGGCTCGTACCAAGTTATACGAGGCAAGCAGGGGAGGCAGGATATGAGCAGGCAGCGCAGGAATTACAGGGATGCCGGTGAGCTAGTTCGTGAGGCTTACGTGAGGGGTGACCGGTCATGACCGACGTGAGCAAGCTTCTGGCCGTCCCGTTCACCAATATTCCGACCAAGGAAGTGGACCCGCTGTGGGAGGGGTGGTTCCTCCGCCGGCACGTCACGCTGCTGGTGGCCCCCGGCGGCACCGGCAAGGGGCTGCTGACCATCGACATGGCCGCGCGGGTGACGACGGGCCGGCCCTTCCCCGGCGAGCCGGAGAGCGCCGTACGCGAGCCGGAGGCCGTCATCCTGGTTGCACCCGAGGATGACCCCAACGAGGCCGTAGCGTGGCGTCTGACCGCCGCTGGGGCTGACCAGGCGCTGGTGTTCAACCTCACCGTGTTCGCGGACGGCACCCGCTTCACCCTGCCCGAGAGCGTGAACGACGGCACCCTGCAGCGCGCCGTGGCCGAGGTCGAGCAGCTGACCGGGCGGCACGTGGGGCTCATCGTCATCGACCCGCTGTACGCCGTGTCGTCGGTCAACCTGGCCACCAACAAGGGGGCGCGGGCCGTCATCGACCCGCTGGAGGTGTTCGCGGCCAAGCAGCGCGCAGCGCTGGTGCTGACGCACCATTCGGTCAAGTCGGGCGCGACCGCCGGCAGCAAGGGGCTGACAGATGCCTGCCGGGTGGTGCTGCGCATCGGCCGCCCGGACAAGGACAAGGCGAGCAGCGCGCGGGCGCTGACGGTGGAGAAGGCCAATGCTCTCTCGGATAGCGAAACGGGCATCCGCTACGTCATCACGGGCACGGGGAACGACACCTGCCTGGTGTGGCCGGTCGAGGTCGAGGAGCTGGCCGAGAAAATGAAGTCCTCGCGCGGGTACGAGATCAGCGAGGATTCCGCTGTGCCGGCCGACGACGCTGAAGGGCACGCCGAGCGCTTCTGGGAGCTGTACCAGTCCGGCGGCGGGCACCGCACCGCGAAAGTGGAAGGGGAGTTCGCCACCCCGGCCGAGGCGCAGTCGCACGCGGAGAAGCTGACCGGCCACAAGCTGACCTGGCAGGCCGGCCCGGTCGCGGACAGCTCGGGGGCGCAGACCACCGACGAGTCGGGCGGGTTCCTGTTCTTCTCCGTGCTGCCCGACGAAAGGGAAATAAACTTGGCTCAGGCCAAGTTATAGAGGGCATGAGCGAGAGCATGAGAGAGTACGGGAGCTTCTACGCATCCTGGCTGTGGTGGTGGCTCAAGGACGAGGCGCGCGAGATGTGGCGGGCGCTGCCCGGCCCGTGGTGGCTCAAGCTGCTGCTGTGCCTGCTGTGCCTGGCCATACCCGGCCCGGCCGACGAGCTGGGGCTAATCGTCCTGGTCAAGGTGTGCCGGGCGTGGCGGGCAAGGAAGGAAGCAACAGCGTGAGTACCGAGGCCGAGACGGATGGCCACTGGCCGTTCGCGGCGAACCACCTCATCGGCTGCGAGTGCGGGTGGGCACCGAAGCGTCCCCCGGCCCGCATGTCAATGCAGCACGTCCCGCACATGGCGCACCGCCGCAGGCTGGGGCTGCGGCCGGTCGAGTACAGGTGGCCGGACGTGCGCTACATGAAGGGGCTGTCCACCGGCGGGTACATGCGGGTGAGCAACGCCGAGTGGCGAGACGGCAAGTGGGTTCCGACTGAGGAATAGACTTGGCCTTGACCAAGTTGTAGAGGGTACAGGGCAACACGCAGGGGGCGCGAAATGACCAGGACCGACAGTTACCGCAAGGTCGAGGCCGTACGGCACGGCGAGGTCACCTACCGGCCCGGCGACGGCGTATCGGTCAAGGCCGGCCGGTTCGTCCGCTACGGCAGCATCACCGAGCTTTTCGAGGCGGAGTCGGGCCACTGGGCGCGCGTCCGTTTCGGCCACGGTACCGAGATGGTCAGTTTCTCGCGGGTGAGGCCGCTGTGAGCGGCTACGTCTCGAAAGACGGCCACTGGCACCTGAGCGTCATCAGCATCGACGGCCGGCAGGTCATCCGGGTCGAGCACGACACGGTGAAGCTGCCCGACGGGCACACCGTCCCCGTCCACCAGGATGCGGCCAAGCGGGCGGGCATCGACCGCACCGCCCACGGCTGGCTGGTGGCCGACGTGGCCAGCGTGGCCGACGCCGCGCGGTACGTAGACCTTTCGACACTGCAGGAGGCACCGTGAGCTACCCCGAGCACAGCACGCACGGCCGGCCGGTCCTCAACCTGAGAGACCGCGACGCGCAGGATGAGCTGGACACGCTGCGGAAGGCATGGCGGGCGCGCTACCTAGGCGCGGACTACGACCCGCACGGCGGGGTTGCGGCGGTGCGCCGTGAGGCAGCGTTCTACCGCTGGTGTGCGGCCGGAAACGACCCGGCAGGGTTCGCCCCGTGGCTTGCTGCGGGGCACAGCGAAAACGAGACAACTACCGAGGGGAACTGAAGTGACATGGGCATGGGACCTGGCAGGAACTTCTGGATCACGACGGTAGTAGACGGGGCCAAGACGGCACAGGCGACCGGGCCGCGCGGAAAAGAGGGCGGCTTCGAGACCGAGGTCCGCGTCTGGCACCACGGCGAGTCCGTGGTGGCGCTGCGGGTGCACGGGTTCGCCGACAAGGACGGCAACCTCACGCTGACGGCGACGTCGGCCGAGGGGTTGGACATGCACAGCGACGGCATGCGCGGCTTCACTATCGAGGCGCACCGCAATGCCCGTCAGGAGGTGTCGTGAGCTACACCGAGGAAGAGATCAGGGCCGAGGCTGAGAGTGAGCGCATCCGGTCCATCGATCACGAGCGCGACAAGCACCGTGAGAACACCATGGCCGAGCTGCGGCGGCACGCCGAGGCCATGCACCATATCGAGCAGACGTACGATCTCAGGCTGAGCGTGCTGCGGGCGGCGAGCGTCAAGGATGGGTCATGAGCGGCGAAAAGCCCGAGTACGCGTCCGGGCTGTACTCGTTCGCCTCCACGGCGGCGATGCTGGCCGAGGTGGTGGCCGACTACCACGATTTCGAGCTGGTCGGTACGTCCGAGCTGGCAGGCGTCACCGTGGAAGCGGTTTACCGGGATGTGTCCAACGGGCGCTACGTGCGCGTTCGCATCGGTGAGGCTACCGAGGCCGAGGTTGACGCGCTGGCCCACGGGCACAGCTACACGGCGGGGGACGCCGTGCGGCACAGACACACCGATACGGGGGACGCCGTGCGGCACACACACACGGATGACGGTACCGAGCACGCTCATGCCGGCGGGTTCGACCCGCACACGCACGGGCCGGACGGCGAGCCGAGATGGTACCCCTTCACCTTCACCCGGTAAGGTACGTGCCGAGGCACGCCCTGCCGCGCCGGCGCCGCAGGCTGGGCAGGATGCTCGCGGTTGCTGGGATAGCGGCAACGGTGCTGGCCGCCGGGTACGGGGCCGGCACCGCGCTGCGGCAGCACACGGGCCCGCATGCCGCTGTGCTCGCGCCCCTACCGCCCGGGCACGCCGCGGCAGCCCAGGCCGGCCGGAACAAGGATAATAAAACGTCCGCGCCCGGGAGCGGAGCACCCGCCCCTGATAGGGGGCTGATTCAAGCTCACGAGCTCCACCTGGCCCACGTGCTCCACCTTGAGCACTGGCATGCGCTCCACGTGCTGCATCTCGCCCACGTGGGCGCGCGCTACCACGGGTACGGCTAAGGCCCGAGGTGCAAAAGGTGTGCCAGTGCGGCGGGGAGCCGTCGCGTACTCTGACGGGCATGGCTACCATGATGATGACCGAGCTGCGGACGTGCGCCGTGTGCGGCGAGCCTGTCGCGTACTACGCCGGCGAGTTCCGCCACCTGGTTACGGCCTGCCCTTCCGATAGGGGTACCTCTGAGGGCAGTGCGTGCCAAGGCTGAAACAGGGCAGGCACCGAAGGATGCATTGATGCACCCCCTTCCCGAGGAAAGTTCCTTAACCTCCCCTGCCTCCCCCGTGGTAACGTCACCTGGCATGGCACCCCCTCATCCTGATAACTCCCTTCCCCCGTGGCAGCGTGCCCGCATGGGCACCACCCCCCTGCCCGACCGTGACGCCGCCCCGGTACAGCCCCCTTCCCCTGATACAGCCCCCTCTGTGCAGACACCTAGCGTGCACACACCCTCCCCCGTGCCTGCCTACAGCATTCCCCTCACAGGAGCGGAGAGGCAGCAGAGATACAGGCAAAGGGCCAAGACCACTAAGCGCCACACGTGCACATGCGGGCATGTCCACTATCCTCCCGGCCCGTCCTCCCCTGCCTCCCGTGCGCAGGGGAAGCCTGCCCCAGAGGCATAAGGGCCCCCTCACGCGTTCGTACGCGCGTAGGGCCGCTGGTGTGTGCGAGGTGACGCTGTTCCGTGTTGCTGGGGGCCGGGTAACGGCGGCAGGGCAGGTGACCTCTTGCGCTTGTAACGCTGTTTCGGCCAGAAACCCCCCGCATACCCGCCCACCGCAAGAGGTCACGGTACGGCCACGGTCTCCCGTGCAAGGGTCACAGATGGGCCGCCCCCCTCCCCGGCCTAGGTCACGGGCAGGCAACGCAGAGATGCGCGCACTCTCAGGGGAACTCCCTCTGAGACACGTCTGTGACCTAAGTACAGACAGAAAGTGTGCACTCCCCTCTTGACAGGCACTACCCCGTAATGTGAACTGTAACTGTAAGCGGTACACACAAGGGGAGGCACACAGAATGAACGCCACGCAGACCACACAGAACGCGCAGACAGTCAGCACAGACACCCCCGCCCACGACTGGACAGAGATCAGGCGCGTTATGGAAATCCAGTGGGCGTGGGCCGTGGCCGGCACGATGGACCACCACGACTCGGTTACCATGACCACGACCGTGTCGGCCAGTGAGGCAGACGAGTGGTGAGCTAGCCTCCCCGACACCCAAGCCCCGGAGGGCAATCCTCCGGGGCTAACTCATGCCCGCTGGTGTCATTGCCTAGGCAGCGTGCCCCAACCCCGCAGCGTGGCTCTGCGGCCCGTACAGGCCCCATACGGGCGGAATGCCAGTCAACGCCCCTCCCGGCCCCTCGCATGCGGTAGCATGGGACACGGCAGACAGACCATGCCCGCAGAGCCTAGGCCAACCGACGGTGCCACGAAGGCAAAGCAGGGGATGGCAGCGTCAAGGCCACCAACCGCACGCGCACGACAGGTACCGCCAACCGCAGAACACGACCGCACGGCGCAGCCCCCGGCTCTAGTCCGGCCCGCCGTACGCAGACCCCCGCCCGGCCACGGGTGAGCGGCAGCAATGCCGTTCTGGACCGTGAGCGGGCATCGCCATGCCCGCACCCGCTAGCACCGTGCAACGTGGCCCGCTCGGCATGCATGTGCGCAGCACGCGTGAGCGGTACGCGAACATGCAAAAGGATGGTCGCTCAGTGCCGTGGCTGTCGCATGGCCCGACCCCTCGCCCGTGCGCGATGAGGGACTCCCGGAATTTCCCCCTCTGAATTTCCGCAGTCCCCGTTTCCCGGAATTCCCGCCCCGCAGCCCCTGTAATTAATTACCGTCAGTGCCATTGACGCACGTCCCCGGACCGGGTAGCCTGTCAGCAGTGACAGCAGCGGTAATAGCCCCTGGAGGCGCTCCGTGAGTACCGTGCCCGTGTCGTTCCGCGTAGACGAGACCCTGCTGCGGCAGGCCCGGGAGAAGGCGGGGTCCGGCGAGGCCCTGGCCGCCCAGCTCCGGAAGGCGGTGGCCGCGATTGCCCGGGGGAAGACCGTCCCCGCCGGGCCCGAGCAGCTGGCCATGGCCCGGCTCGTGGTCGAGCGCGCCCTGGCCGAGCTGGACGGGATCGAGTGATGACAGAGCCTGTCTGCCCGGCATGTGCCGCGCGGAGGCCGGGGGACGCGCCGTGCGCCCTGCACCCGGGGGCGAGCGCGTTCCGTGACCGCAGGAGAGCCGTGAGCACGTACATCGTGACTGTCAAGGTGCCGGGGAACCCGGGCCACGACCCGGCGGACAAGAAGACGGGGGAGTGCGCCGTGTCGCCGTACTGCACCGACGTGACCGGCGCGCACCACAGTCTCCTGGAGCTCGGCGAGTCGGCGGAGGCCGTGCGGGATACCTGGCAGGAGAAGGGCTTCCACGTCACCCGGGTCGAGGAAGCGGGGCCGGCGTGATGTCCGCAGCCCGGCGCAGGCGGTACTACTCCCCGGCCCAGCAGCTGGCCCGCGCCGGGTGGGTGCTGGGCGTACTCGCGGCGGGGGCCCTCGGGACCGTCCTGCTGCCCGGCAGGCCGTTCCTGACCGCGTTCCTCGTCCTGGCCGGCATGCTCGCCGTCCGGGCCTTTTCGAGCAGGAGGAAGTGACCTTGGCTGGCGAAGCTGGCGGCGGCGTGATGGCCTGCACCTGCATGACCCGCAAGCTGGACGGCCCTCCGTGCTCCGCGCACGGCGGCCTGGCCCGGAATTTCCGGGACAAGCTCCGCGAGCGGCAGGAGGCCGGGGAGCCGGAGACGGGCCGGCAGGAGCACTGGAACGCGAAGCAGCTGCGGGAGCAGCAGGAGGCGAAGCGGTCTCACCGGGAGCTGTTCGGCGAGGACGAGCCTGTGATGCGCGCGGACAATCCTCCCCGCTCGCGGGGGCGCCGCTTCGCCGTGACCTTCAGCCCCGGCGGCGCGAAGGTGCGCTGCTCCCGGTGCGGGCACCTCTCCCGCGAGCTGCCCGGCGACCTGGACGAGCTGCACAGCTACGCGGACTGGCACCGGTGCGGGCCGGAGCTGCCTGCCACGGTGTGGCGCCGGGCGGCGGAGGCGGTCTGCGAGGTGCTCTCCTGCCTGCCTTCCGGGGGCGAGGAGGCTTTCCGGAAGGCCCTGGAGGCTGTGTGGGACGACGTGCGCCGCGCTGCCTGGGAGCAGCTCGACAGGCAGCAGCACCCGGAGGAGAGCAGTGGAAGCTGAGGAGGCCCTCGCCGCCGTCCGGGCGTTCGCCGCGGACCGCCCGGACTTCGCCGCCGCGTGGCAGAAGGCCGTGCGCGATGCCGCCGACCACGCCACCGCTCAGGTCACCGGGGCGCTCATGGGCGGGCGGCTGACCGGGACGTTCGGCTGGGAGGCCGCCATCCCCTACCCGCTGACCCTGACCGAGGAGGACACCGAGGAGGCGTACCGGCACGAGGTGCAGGCCGAGGTGGTGCGCCGGATCAACGCCATGCACGACAAGCCCGGCGGCATCGGCCCGGCCGTGGCGGCGGAGGGGGACCCGGAGTGATACGGACCGTGATGTTCGCCTTCACCATGTTCCCGGAGGCGTTCGACGCGCTGCGCCGGCATGCCTGGGCGGACTGCGAGGTGGTTTATACCGGTCCCGGCGACGGGGACTACTGGAGGCCGTTCGCCCGGCACTGGGATAACCCGGACGGCGACCTGCTGGTCGTCGAGCAGGATGTCGTCCTGCACGAGCAGGTGGTCCCGCAGCTGGAGTCCTGCCCGGAGCCGTGGTGCGAGTTCCCGCACCCGAACCGCGAGGACATCCGGTCCATGATGCAGATGAGCCTCGGGTGCACCCGGTTCTCCGCCGCCCTGCGCGCCCGGGCGCGGTCCTCGGACATCCTGGAGCGCGCCCGGCTGGACGACCACCCTGCCCACGGCTGGGCGGCTCCTGGCGTGCTGCGCTGGGACCACATCGACGGGCCGGTGTTCCGCACGCTGCTGGCCACCGGGTACTCCTGGCACGAGCACCAGCCTCCGGTACGGCACCTGACCGCTGAAGCCTAGCGAAAAGATGGCAGCCCTCTCGTTCTTGGTCCGGGAGGGCTGCCGCTTTATACGGCATGAGCTTCCTGACTGCCACTAACACCGAGCTGATCTACAACATGGACTCGGCGGGCGCGGACAACGCCACCTCCGTCGCGACCATCATGACGGCGAACAGCTCCACCAACCCGCCGGCGTACCTGCCGCCCCTGTTCTCCATCTGGCAGCCGTCCGCCATTGTTGGCAAGGGCTTCCACATCAGCCTCGGCGGCACCTACGACATCACCGGCACCCCCACCCTGACCTTCAAGTACGCGCTGGACACTGCCCAGGCCACCATCAACGCGCCGACCACCGTGGCAGCCACCGGCGCCCTGGTCACCGCAGCCGTTCCCGTGACGACCACCGGCATCTGGACCGCGCAGATCGACCTGACCGTCGTCAGCACCGGCACCAGCTCCACCGTTAACGTCTACAGCGATGGCTTCATGACCCTGGGCGTCGCCGGAGGCACCGCAGCCGGGGTCGTCATCCCGCTGGCGGCTGCGGCGAACACCACGCCGACGGTGGTGGCGCTGACCGGCACGACGGCCTACTGGTGGGAAGCGTCCTTCACCTGGAGCACCGCCGCGACTCACTCGGCGTGCCAGCGGCACATGATCTTCGGCCTGAACTAGTCTCCCTCCCTCCCGGAAGGAGGGAGCCAAGTTGAGCCGCAACGCGCTGCAGTGGCCGTTTGCCGCCGCCAGCCCGTGGAACACGCCCATCGGCTCCGGTGCGGTCTACGTCAACGTGGGCATGCCCACGTACGGGCCTAACGGCGGCAGCAACTTCACCCCGATGCCGAACATCGACCCCGAGCACATCGTGCAGGACGCTGCGGGGCCGACGGTCACCATCGCCTACTCCTCGGCGGGCTGGGGCGGGGGCAGCCGCTGCTCGGCGACCGGCGGCAGCGCCACCGGGCTGCCCTTCACGGCACCGGTGCCCGCCACCTACACGGTGCCGAGCGACAACACCAACAGCTGCGCGTCGTTCCTGCAGTCTGACGGCCGGACCATCTCTCAGTCCCAGCCGCTGGCCCTCTGCACCGCCGCCGGGAACGGCACCAGCATCGTCGGGTTTCCCAATGTGGACCTGTACGGGCAGGGCATCGGCGGCAGCCACGGCGGGTCGGCCCTGTCCTCCATCGGCGGGTCCATCCGGATGGGGGAGCTGCGCCCCGGCCAGACGGGGATGAACCACGCGCTCAAGGTCGCGGTGGACGGCGCCGGGGTGCTGGCCCCGCAGACCAGCCTGGCCAACTCCTACCGCTGGCCCGCCACCACTGCCGACAGCGACTGGTCCAACTACGGCAGCACCAACGCGACCCAGTACAGCGGCATGCGGATGGGCGCGCTGCTCGCCATCCCGGCCAGCGTGAACATCAACGCGCTCGGGCTGGTCTCCGCCCCCGGCCTGCAGCTCGCCTGGACGCTGCAGAACTACGGCATGTACATCGTGGACACCGGCTCCCCGATGTACGTGCTCTGCGCCGAGGACAGCCCGGCCGGGGTCAAGAACACCGAGTTCCTCAACGACTGGGGATACAGCCTTTTCGGGCGGATCAGCGACAACACGCCGTGGACGAACGACTTCCAGACGTGCATGGGCGCGCTGTGGCTGGTGGACAACAACGCTGCCAACGCCGTCGGCGGCGGCGGGACCCCCCGGCAGGCGTCCGCGCCGCTCATCGGCACCCCCATCTCGGCCCTGGTGGACCCGTTCACCGGGAACGCGCTCAACACCGGCCTGTGGACCCAGTCCACCGGCGGCAGCACCACCATGTCGTACAGCGCCGCCGGGGCCACCGTCACCCTGCCGTCCTCGGCCACCAGCAGCGATAGCGGCAAGGTCACCTCCGCCGCGGCCTACGACCTCACCGAGGGCGCCGCCAGCATGGAGGTCACCGCCGTGCCGTCGGCGGCCACCCACGCCTTCGGCGCGCTGAAGCTGACGGACACCCTCAGCGGCAACTACCTGCAGTGGCAGGTCGAGAACGGCTCCCTGGTCGCGTCCTACAGCAACGGCTCGGTCACCACCCTCGCGACGCTGACCTACTCCGCCACGACGCACCGGTGGTGGCGCATCCGGGAGTCCGCCGGGACCACCTACTGGGATACCTCCCCGGATGGACGGGCGTGGACCAACCAGGGCTCCGCCCTGGACTCCGTGCACAACGTCACCATCGCCACGCTGGACGCGGTCGCCCAGGGAGCCTGCTTCCAGGCCGAGACCAACCCCGGCACGTTCACCTTCCTGCACTTCGACACCGGACCGCCCCCGCTGTTCAGTGCTGTTGCCAGGACTTCCCGCACCTGGCTGGAGGAGTTCCGGCCGTTCCGCAAGCTCCAGGTCCCGGTGACCTTCCCGCAGAACGCCGTCGTCTCCGACTCAGACTCCTGCTCGGGCACCGATTCCGGCGCCCCCGTGATCCCGCCCGGTGTGTACTTCGACGCCCTCGCCCCGTCCTCCACCGGGTCGCAGACCGCCTCCTACAGCGCGCCCATTACCTGGACGCACACCCCGTCCAACACTCCCACCCTCGCCATCGTCGGCGTCACCGTCGGCGTCGTCTCGGGCGGCGACACCGGCGTCATCGCCTCGGTGACCTACGGCGGGACCGCCATGACCAGCCTCGGCCGGCAGGAGGTGGGCACCGGCTCGTTCGGGTACGCCCAGGTGTTCGCCCTGGCCTCGCCGCCCGCCGGAGCGCAGACCGTGCAGGTGACGGTGGCCAGCGGCTCCGGGCACACGGTCGGGGCCGGGTCGCTGACCTACACCGGCACCGGCACGACACTGGCCACCGCTTGCGGCCCCGTGTCCACCGGCACCTCCGGCGGCTCCGGGGTCTCTAGCGCCTCGGTCTCCCTGACCGGCACCAACGCCGTCAACATGCTGTTCGGCCTGGTCGCGACCGGGTCGGGCGGCGAGGCCGCCAGCAGCGACACCCTGCGGTACAAGGCCGACATCAACACCGCCAGCGCGGCCGGCAACTCCGCCGCGTTCGACAAGGCGTCCGCCGTCGGGGCGGTGTCCGTTGCCTGGACCCAGACCAACGACTGGTACGGCGCGCTTGCCCTTGAGCTGCTGGCCCTCCTGCCGCTCCTGCCGCCCCCGGCTGCCGCCCAGGTGTCCCGCACCTGGCTGGAGCGGTTCAAGCCTAGGCAGAAGCTGCAGACGCCGGTCTACTGCCCGCCCTACGCCCCGATCGACACCGACAGCGGCCACGGCACGGACGCCGGCGAAAACCTGGCGGTCACGCCGCTCAGCGACACGGGCACGGGCACCGATGCGGGCGAGCACCTCGCCGTCGCTCTGTCCGACACCGACACCGGCCACGGCACTGATGCGGGCGAGCTGGTCGCGGCCACCCTCAGCAGCTCGGATACTATCCACGGCACCGATGCCGGGGAGTTCATCGCCGGCTCCACCCACCCGATCGACACAGATTCCGCCCACGGCGAGGACAGCGGGTTCTACGACGAGGCCGGCACCGACACGGCCACCGGCACCGACAGCCACCTGGTCGGCGTTTCCTCCGTTGAGCGCACCGCCGGCGCGGATGTCGAGCTGACCGCGTGGCCCGCCGACGCCGACGCTGGCCGCGGTGCCGACGCCGGGTACTGGTCCGGGCTGCTGACTGACCCGGTCCCCGAGTCCGCCCAGGGCACCGACACCGTGCTGCCGTTCCCGTTCGCGGACAGCGACGGCGGCCACGGGGCCGAGAGCCTCGTTCTCGATGTGTACACGTTCCAGCCCCCGTTCCGCTGGAACGGCGGCGGGTACAGCCTGGTCCTGCCGGTGCCCCCGCTGGACCCGGAGGACGACGTCCACCGGCTGCTGGAGCTGTGGCGGGGTGAGCGCCCGGACGGTACTGCGTTCCGGCTCGCCGCCGCGCACGCCGCCGGGAAGCTGCTGTTCGTGGCCGACGCCGACGCGTCCGGCCCTGCCGCCGAGCACGAGGAGGCCGGCTCGCTGCCCGTCACGCTGCACATGGTCCCGGCGCTCGCCGTCCGGCTGGAGATAGGGGACCGCCCGTGACTATCGGTGTTCCGTATGTGATCGGCAGTGATAGCACCGGCACCGCCACCTCGATCACCGTCTCCGCCACCACCGCCCCCGGCGACGCCATCTTCCTCTCCGTCAACGGCAACGCGGCCATCACCGCCGTCAGCGACTCCCAGGGCAACACCTACCAGCAGTGCAGCAGCGACGCTTCTGCGGACTGCTACCTGTTCGCTGCCACCTACAAGGGCAGTTCCGGCACGCCGACCGCCAAGCTGACCTCCGGTACCGACACCATCACCATCACCACGACTTCCGGCGGGCAGATGGAGGCCGCCGCCTGCTCCGGCCTTCAGCCCGTCGCGTTCGACCAATCCCCGACCGCCACCTTCGGTTCCACCACCTCAGCGGCCTCCAACGCCTCCGGGACGCTGGGCCAGGCGAACGAGCTGGCGATCTCCGCGCTGCAGATCACCTCGGCGACCGTTACCTGGACCGGCGGGTTCGCTTCAATCGGCAGCTCGGGCGGGACGTACCTGGCCGTTCTCGGGTACCTGGTCACGTCCTCCACCGCAAC